CTCAATTATTCACCAAGAGTTCAGTCAAAAAGAGTTTGGGATGAATATACTCTTTCTTGTCGTGGTCTTGTTATTGATATTGAGGGTAATATAATTGCACGTCCATTTCAGAAGTTCATGAACTACGAAGAATATGACCCATCTGAAATCGATATGTCGGAAGAATATGATATTTTCGAAAAAATGGACGGCTCATTAATTATTGTGTTTTACTACAAACCACGTATGGAATGGATTGTGGCTTCAAGGGGTTCATTTATTTCAGAACAAGCGTTAGAAGCACAAAAAATGCTAAAAGCATCTGTTCTTGATAAATTAAATACTGAATGTACCTTTTTATTTGAGGTTCTATATCCTGAAAATCGTATTGTTGTTGACTACGGCAATAGAAGGGAACTTGTTTTACTTACAAGAATTGTAACCGAAACAGGTGTTGAAGCACTCTATGAAGAATTGGTTGAGCAATACTCTAAATATTTTACTGTTGTTAAAAAATTCAACGTAAAAATTAATGACTTAATTGACCTTAAAAAACTTGAAAAAGATAATAGTGAGGGATTTGTGGTTAAATTCAAGAATGGATTTAGGGTTAAGGTTAAATTTGCTGAATACGTTAGACTTCATGGTATATTGACAAATGTTTCAAATGTTGTTGTGTGGGAACACATGATGAACGGGTATGATTTTGATGAATTGCTTGATAGAGTACCAGATGAATTCTATGATTGGCTGAAAAGGGTTAGCAACTCGCTACAGTTGGCATATAATGAAATCGAAAGGGAAACATTGAAAGAGTTTGTTAGAATTTATCACATAAATAACGTTTCAGACCGTAAGGAATTTGCTGCAGAAGCATTGAAATCCGAATATCGTTCAATCCTCTTTAAATTGTACGATAAAAGACCATACGATGAAATAATTTGGAAATTGGTTAGACCGGATTACAGCAAACCTTTCCGAGATGGATATGATTATAGCATTTAAAAGCGGAGAATTTCTCCGCTTTTTTTGTATTTATAGTGAAACGCTATATTATGAAAATCGGAAAATTATTCAACTGGTTTAAAAAACCGGAACAACAGACAATTAAATTAGGTCTTGGATGGAAACGTGATTTACCTGACCCCAGAGACTTTAAATTTAAAATAGGTGCTCCTAAAGCAGTACCAGAAAAGGTAGATTTAAGACCATTGTGCCCACCTATATATAATCAGGGTACTCTTGGTAGTTGTACAGCCAACGCAATGGGTGCGGTATTTCAATTTGAACAAATGAGACAGCAAAGAAGTAACTTCACGCCTTCAAGATTATTTGTTTATTATAACACAAGAGTAATTGAAGGTACTGTGAATTCAGATGCTGGTGCTACAATGAGAAATACGATGAAAACAATGGTAGATAAAGGTGTATGTCCCGAATCAATGTGGAAATACAATACCTGTAAATTCAAAACAAAACCAAGTAATGAATGTTATGTAGAGGGTGAAAAAAATCAGGTATTAGAATATCTCAGGGTTACACATTCAATACAAGAAATTAAAGAATGTCTTGCAGAAGGACATCCGGTGGCATTTGGTATGATGTTGTTTCATTCGTTTATGAGTGATGATACCGCACGTTCGGGTTATGTTGTTATGCCCCAAGCAAATGAGGGTAATATTGGTGGACATGCTGTGGTAGCGGTTGGATACGATGAAACTAAAAAACATTTGATTATGAGAAATAGCTGGGGTACAGAATGGGGAGATAGAGGTTATTTCTATTTACCTTATGAATATATTACAACCGCAAACTTAGCTGCAGACTTCTGGACAATCAGACTTGTTGAATAGTAATTAATATGAGCAAAATACTGAATATAATTAACGAAGAAATTTCAAATATTCTGAACGAAGACTACAATCGTGCAGATTACTTAAAGTGGAAACGACAAAACGTAACACTTAGGGGTATGCAAGAAGTAGGTAAAGAAAATAATGGAATGGCTTCTTTTGGTCAGGGTTTATATACAGCAGCATTAGGAAATAAAGAATTGGCAAGGAAATATGGTAAGGTCTATTTTGTTGTGGGCGCAATACCAAAACATCCAAAAATTGTTAATAGTTGGAACGATGCTGAAATATATTTACAACAAGTAGCAGTGAATTATGGTAGAGAAAAAGGCATTAATGATTATTTTAATGCTAAAAGAGAATTTGATTCAAAGACAAATGTTAGAGATGAGATGTTAAGATTAGGATATGATGGGTTGGTCATTAAGGGGAGAGAAATGGTTAATTACAGTCCTAATGAAGATAAAATAAGATACTTTGAAAACGAAAACCAATTAATTCAATATTACGAAGATTTTGTGAAATAAAAATAATTTAAACTTTTTGCAACATTTATTTGTTTTATTCGTATTTATATCATACATTTGTAAACTGAAAAATTTAATAGAAAAAGACAATGAGAACTTTTAGCACATATTATCTTTATAAAACTTATAAGAAAACTCTTATGAGAATCGGGAATGGTATGTCTAATAGTGATATATAAAAGTAATGACTTTATACCAGACAGAAACCCGATTCGTAAGAGTCGGGTTTTTTGTTTTATATGTTCTTTGAAAAATATTTAAAATTTGAAAGCAGAGTGAAAACCAATATGAAATGTTATTGGAAAGTGTGTGAAAGGTTTAAGTGTAACGATAGCATGGGCAACCAAAAAAACATGAGCAGAGGAAGGTTCTGACAGGCATGAGAACTGGAAACACATTAGTAAAGTAAATTAGTAGTTGAGGTGAGTAATGATGTTAGTAGACATATCGGCAGCACTTGTGGCTCAATGGAGAGAGCAAGGGAAGTGCACATGCTATCTTAATCCCTGTGTGCGGGTTCGAATCCCGTCAGGTGAACCACTGTCGATATGTAATTGCGCTCGTAACTCAATTGGTAGAGTACCACACTTTTAATGTGGGAGTTATGGGTTCGAGTCCCATCGGGCGCACTTTTAGGGTTTTTACTACTTTTTAGTCCAATGTCCCAAAAAAAGTAGACATGTACTCGTAGCAAAGGGGATATGCCTCTGGCTTTTAACCAGATGACGTAGGTTCGATTCCTACCGGGTGCACTGAGGTAGAGTTTAGGAATTTTCTGTATCCAAGATAACTGAAATATCCAAACGTATTCGTAGCAAAGTGGTTATGCTCCTGACTTTTAATCAGGGTACGAAAGTACAACGTGGGTTCGAATCCCACCGAATACACAAATTTGGGAGTGCGCTAACGTTGGAGAGTTAGGCTTGTCTGTAAAACAAGTGCCATCGGCTGAGTGGGTTCGAATCCCACCAATCCCACCAAATGTCCTTGTTTGGAGACACAAACCGTCTTGGAATTGTGTCGTAGGTTCGACCCCTGCCTTGGGCACAAATTGGAAATGTTGGGTGCTGGAATACCCAAGAGTCTGTAAAACTCCCGCTTCGGCATGTAGGTTCGAGTCCTACCATTTCCACATCTTCCTGAAAAGGGGCGTTGGTGCACCAACATAACCGTTGCCGAAGGGACAGGAGGAACTTGCATCCGTAGCAAAGTGGTTATGCTCCTGACTCTTAATCAGGTGACACAGGTTCGAACCCTGTCGGATGCACAATGAGGGTACGGCTACGATGGTGGAGTGGCGTTGGACTGTAAATCCAATACTTTGATACTCAGGGGGTTCGAATCCCTCTACCCTCACAATTTAAAATTTTTTAAAAATAATCACCTAAATATTTGGTGGTTACATTTATTGTTTATATATTTGCACAGAAGTTCGAATATAGTATTCGGACATTAAATAAACAATATATGTTAAAAACAGAAAACGGTAACGTTGCTGAAGAACAGTACGCAACTACCACAGACAGGCATCTTGTCGATGCAACTCCAAATCCACGTTTATTAGAATCTCTTCGTGACATGGGTTACGATAATTATCAGGCAATTCTTGATATTATCGATAATTCAGTCGATGCTGTTGTTATCAACGGCACTAAAAAACCCGAAATTACTATTACCACAAAATTTGGTAGCGATGGTAAGGGTCGTATTTGCATTATTGATGATGGTGTTGGTATGACAGAAAAAATTCTAACCGAGGCACTTAAACTCGGTTCAGAAACCAGCAAAATCCGTGATGGTGAATTAGGATACTTCGGTGTAGGTCTCAATTCTGCATCAATATCATTAGGTCGTGGTTTTAAAATCATAACCAAACACAGTGATGATAATTATGTGTGTGGTATTTTCGATTTAGATATTGCGATAAAAGAAAAATCGTGGAAATTCGTTTCAATCGAAAAAGCAAATCAGGATGAAATCAGGTATTTCAAACAAATGCTTGGTAATTCAACCGGGACAATTCTCGAAATCTATAAATTAGATAGAATTTCCAATCGAAATAAAACACAATTCGATAACCAACTGTTGAAAGCGATTGGGAAAACTTATCGTTCGTACATTTCTGGAAAGAACGGTGTGAAAAAAATATCATTTGTACTGAACGACACCAAAGTAGAAATGATTGACCCAATGGGTGCTGATTTGAAAGGAACAATCATTCTAAATAGCAATGTCACCAATCAAAAATATCAATTTGATGTTGATGGTCAACTTGCTGAGATTGTGGTGAGATATTATTATGTTGACCCAGCACTCGAAACCTTATACCCCACAGAAAAACTTAACGGTAGAAATAATGGTTTTTATGTGATGCGTAATCACAGACAAATCATGGAAGCAGAAAGATTTGATTTTAGTGGTATCGATAAATATTCAAGTTGGCAAGGAAATTTCCGTGCGGAACTTCTTTTTGACGGTAAATTTGACGAAGTTTTCAAAACAAACGTAATGAAAAACAGAATCATATTACCACAAAGTTTGACTAATTTAATGCAGCATGATGTCACAGAAGCAGTTAAATATTGTAAATCAGAAAAGAGAAAAACAATGCCTGAATCTTCTGAGGAAGTTGATGAAGATGTATTGAAAAACATTAAAAGTATTGTCAAACAGAAAAACGACAATAAAAATACTCCTACGGTGTTAACCGATAAAAACGGAAACCCAATTAAAAAGGAAAAAATCGAAGGAGTTGAAGACGAACCTGAAGTTGAGAAAGATAAAAGGGAAAGAAAAAAAGAGGATAAACCACGAAACAAAAAAACGTTTAATAAAATAGACGTGGATTTCGTGAACTTCGGTGAAGACGCTTCGTTTTTCAATGCACATCATCAGGGTAATGGTAAGTTCTTGGTGCGTATCAATGTTGACCACGGATTCTACTTTGAATTTGCGAGACTTGATAGGCAGGGGCAAAAATTCATGCTTGATATGCTTCACTCGTTTGCTCTGGCATCTCGTCAGGAATTATATACTGATGACCTAAATCAAATCGATGAATTAATTCGTACTTGGAGTAATTTCCTACGCAGAAATTTGAATTCCAAAGAATAGTTAATCGTTATTTTATATTGAAAAACCGGGTAAATCACCCGGTTTTTTTATTTTATATTCTATTGAAAATCAACGTAATATTATTTTTATTTAGTCTAAATAAAAATAACCTTGCATTTTAAATAAAAATAATATATATTTGTTCAAAATAACTTTAAAAGCATAAGTATATGAGAAATGGCTAAAAAGAAAAAAGTAACAACTACTGTTACAACAACAGTTACCGAAGAAATAGTTTCTTCAAATGAAAAAACTCACATCATTTGTATTTTAGACCGCAGTGGCTCAATGTCCAGTATAATGGATGACAGCATTGGTGGTTTTAATACATTTCTGAAAAAACAAAAAGAATTGCCTGATGAGGCTACAATTACTATTGCACTTTTTGATGACAAATACGAATTGATTTATGATAATGTAGACATCAAAAAAGCAGAAGAACTAACAAAAAAAGATTGGTATCCGAGGGGCACTACTGCACTTTATGATGCAATTGGTAAAACAATTAATTCTGAGAAACAAAATTTTATTAAACTTGGAAAAGAAGCACCAGCAAAAGTGCTTGTTTGTGTTGTTACCGATGGTCACGAAAATGCAAGTCATGAATACAATCTCGAAACAATTAAAAAACTTATTAAGAGTTGTGAAGAAGATGATTGGAATTTCATTTATCTCGCTGCAAATCAAGACGCATTTTCTGTTGGGACATCATTCGGAATTAGTGCCGGGAATACTTTCACCTATACCGCAGACTCTGTAGGTGTCATGAATATGACTGCAACATTAAATGATGCAAGCATGAGTTATAGGTCAATGAGTAGTACTTCAGACAATTTTAAGAAAATGTCAAAAAAACTTATTGACGATAAGGATGATAATGAACCCGAAGATAATGGTTCAGTTGACATCACATATACCACAGGAACAAGTAATATAAATCAACAATAATTTTTCTGTTTTCGTATCTATTTCCGTTTTTTTAAGGGATGCTAATTAGCATCCCTTTTTTCGTAAAAATATGTGAACTAAAGACTTGAAAATTTATTAAAAGTTTATTCCAGTTTTTTTATAAAACCTTGTATTTATGGTAACCTATCCATATATTTGTAAACATAAATTTTATAAAAAATTATTATTTTATGACGGAAAAAAATTTGAAAAGTTTTTCCAGACAAGAGGTTGAAAACGCTACTTCTCTGTATTTTAAAGGAGATGGTTTAGCAGCCGATGTTTGGATGAAAAAGTATTGCTTAAAAGATGAAAAAAATTACTACGAATTAACCCCGGATGACATGCATCGAAGAATTGCAAAAGAACTTGCAAGAATCGAATCAAAATATCCCAACCCTCTTAATGAAGAAGAAATTTACCAAACACTAAAGAATTTTAAAAGAATTGTACCACAAGGTTCACCGATGTCTGGCATTGGTAATGATTTTCAAGTAGTGTCTTTATCGAATTGTTTTGTTATTGGAAACACAAAGGATAGTGACAGCTATGGTGGAATAATGAAACTTGACCAAGAAATGGTTCAGCTACAGAAAAGACGTGGTGGTGTTGGATTAGACCTTTCATTTATTCGTCCTGCCGGAAGTCCGGTGAAAAATAGTGCAATAACAAGTACAGGTGTAGTACCTTTCATGGAAAGATACTCAAATAGTACTAAAGAAGTTGCACAGGACGGCAGAAGAGGTGCGTTAATGGAAAGTATTTCAATAAAACATCCAGATGCAGAAGCATTCATTGATGCTAAATTAAGTGCTGGTAAAGTTACTGGTGCAAATGTTTCGGTAAAGATTACAGATGAGTTCATGAGAGCAGTTAGAGACGAAACTCATTTTGTGCAAACATATCCCTTGGATTTATTTAAAATAATGTCAGAGCAGGAAGATGCAACAATGTATCTTTTTTCTATGCAGGAATTTCATTTAAATGCTGAGTATGATAAGATATATCCAGTACAAGACAAATACGGTAAGAATATTGGATATGTGAAAAAAACCGATGCTAAAAAACTTTGGAAAAAAATAATATTTAACGCTTGGAAATCTGCAGAACCCGGTATTCTTTTTTGGGATGCGGTTATGAATGAAAGTATTCCCGATTGTTATACACATGAAGGCTTCAGAACAACATCAACTAATCCTTGCGGTGAAATACCTTTGTGTCCAAACGATAGTTGTAGATTACTTGCTCTTAACTTATTTGGATATGTTGTAAATCCCTTTACTCCCGATGCTTATTTTGATTGGGATTTATTTAAAAGTGATGTGGTCATTGCGCAACGATATATGGATGATATTATTGACCTTGAACTTGAAAAGATAGATGCTATTCTCAATAAAATTAAATCAGACCCGGAAGACGAATTCATTAAGTTATATGAAATTAACCTCTGGGAAAAGATAAGAGAAATGACCGTAAAGGGTCGTAGAACTGGTTTGGGTGTTACAGGTGAAGGTGATATGATTGCTGCAATGGGACTTAGGTATGGCACTGACAAAGCAACTGATTTCAGTGAGGAAGTTCATAAGACACTGAAATTGCAAGCATATTGGTCGTCAGTTATCATGGCAAAAGAACGTGGTGCATTTCCAATTTATGATTGGGATAGGGAAAAGGAAAACCCGTTCATTGAAAGATTATTCAATGAAGACGAAGAATTGTATAAAAATATGGTTAAGTATGGTCGTAGAAATATTGCCTTGCTTACTATTGCACCAACCGGGACAGTCTCTTTAATGACACAAACAACATCAGGTATTGAACCAGCATTCTTACCTGTGTACATGCGTAGACGTAAAATCAATCCACAGGAAAAGGATGTTAGAATTGATTTCGTTGATGATGAAGGCATTGCATGGATGGAATATCCAGTATTTCATCACAAATTCGAAATGTGGTTAGAAATTAATGGTTATAGTATTGATGTGGTTAAATCCATGTCAAAGCAACAACTTGATGAAATCGTTAAAAAGTCTCCTTATTATAAGGCAACTTCAAATGATGTTGATTGGGTTAAAAAGGTTGAAATGCAGGGTAGGGTTCAAAAACATGTTGACCACAGCATTAGTGTTACCGTTAATCTTCCTGAAGACGTTACCGAAGAAACCGTAGCCAAAGTATATGAAACAGGTTGGCAAAGTGGTTGTAAAGGCATTACTGTTTATCGTGATGGTAGTCGTAGCGGTGTGCTGGTTTCACAAAAGGAAACCAAATCCGAGTTTCAGGAAAATCATGCACCTAAACGTCCCAAGAGATTAAAGGGTGAAATACATAGATTCCAAAATAATTTGGAAAAATGGATTGCTGTTGTTGGTATGCGTGATGGAAAACCATACGAAATTTTCACTGGAAAGTTAGAAAATGGATTAAGCAACCTTCCAAGTAATGTAAAAGAGTGTGAAGTCGTTAAAAACATTATTGAGGATAAAGACGGTAATAAAAGGAAGCGATATGATATTGAATATATTGACAGTAATGGCGATAAGCAGGTTCATACTGGTCTTAATCATGCATTCAATCCTGAGTACTGGAATTACGCTAAACTATTTTCAAGTGTATTAAGACACGGAATGCCAATAATTTATGTTTATCATTTGATTGACTCATTAAACCTTAATACCGACCACTTAAATACGTGGAAAAATGGTGTAGCACGTGTCATTAAAAGATATATCAAAGACGGTGAAAAAGGTAAAGGTGTTTGCCCGGTTTGTGGTAGTGACCATCTTGAATATAAAGAAGGATGTTTAACCTGTATGGCGTGTGGTTATGGAAAATGTGGATAATTTATAAAAAATTATAATCTTTTTTATCATGGTCAGTATTTATGTAAAATTTACTGACCATGATTATTTTAGAGAGTAAAATTGTAGTTGAAGAAGGTAAAGATGAAAAATATGTTAGTGGTTATTTTTTAACTATTGACGATTTACAAAAACTTGTAAGAGATTTTCAGGTCGATTGTCATGATGGTTTTGTGAGTAATGACAATGCTTATATTGAACAGTGGTTAAAAAACCACAAAAGGATTGAAAAATAGTGTGTAATTTGTTTTGTAGTTAAAATAAATTTACATACTTTTGTATTGTAACAGAAATAAACTGTAATTAAATAAATATTGTATGAAAATTTTTGAAAAACTCCATGAAAACTATTACCTCATTTCTCAGAGTGTTAATAGTAACGTAACCGTAGAGGTTGCAAAAAAAACAAATCACATCTTCGTAGTTGACGTATCAGGGTCAATGTATCACGAACTCCCTTTAATCAGAACACAATTGAAAAACAAACTTTCCAACATCATGAAGGAAGGTGATACTATTTCTATTGTATGGTTCTCCGGTAGTAGGGAAGCTGGAATTCTTAAAGAAGAGGTTGAAGTAAAATCACTCAAGACTCTCAGCGACCTGAATGATGCAATTGATAAATGGCTTCGCCCAATTGGATTAACTGCATTCCTTAAACCACTTCAATTGGTTAAAGAATTGGTTGGAAGAATCCAAAAAAATCGCCCAGATTCTGTTTTCTCGATGATTTTCCTTACCGATGGTTATAATAATGACTGTCCTTGGAATGAGGTGATTTCCACACTCAAAACTCTGGAAACCGACATCACATCTTCAACATTTGTTGAATATGGTTACTATGCCGATTCCCGAAGACTAACCGAAATGGCATCTGTGCTTGGCGGTGAAAAAATTAGTTGCGATGGTTTCGATGACTTTGAGCCAATGTTTGATGCAAAAATATCAACAAGTGCTCGTGGTGGGAAGAAAATCGTTGTTGAAATCACCGACAAATATCTTTACGATTTTGCGTTCAGCGTTTCTAATGGAAGCGTTTTGCTTTACAATATTCAGGACGGCAAAATTATGGTAGGTAGTGATGTGAAAGATGTACATTTCTTCTCTGCAAAAGAGGTTGGTACTAATGCAGGTACTTCTGGAAGTGACACCAGTCTATATGCAGCAATTTATGTGCTTGCCGACAAACTTCTGAATGATGATGCTGAAAAGGTATTCTATGCACTTGGTGACCAATTTCATTATCAGATGCTTGTCAATGCTTTCGGAAAACAGAAACTCAACACATTCAAGACTGCAATTAAAGAATGTATTGCTGACGTGTCGAAGAGATTTCCGGTTTACAATGGAAAGGTTCAAATTAAACCCGTTCCTGATGATGCATACTGCCTCATGAATCTCATTGAAGATTTGGGAAATACTGAAGGGTGTCTGTTCTATCCAAGTCACGAATCTTTCTCATATAACAGAATCGGTAGAAAGAAAATTGCAAGTGCAACTGTTCTTACTGATGCCGAAAAGAAAAGACTTGCAGAGGCAAAGAATGTTGAAGAACTGGCGAAAATAACTTCTGAACTTCAAGAAAGTAAAGTTGAGGTAAAATTCCACAATACCAATCCTGACAGGGGATATCCTCTTACTGACTTGGTGTGGAACGAAAGTCGTGCTAACCTCAGTGTGAGAATTTATATCGAAGGAGAAGCAATTCTTCCTGAAAATAAATTCAAAATTGACAAGGTTGCGTCATTCAAATACAATACCTTCACTCTTATCAAAGACGGTATTGTTAATGTGCAGAAACTTCCAGTAAATTGGTCGATTGAATTAGAGGCATTATTAAAAAATAATGATGTTAAACACGAAATCTATGTTTCAAGCGAAAAATATGATGGAAGTGATACCTATCAACTCATCGTTATCGACCTTACCAGTCTTCCACTTGTCAACAAGAAAATGGTTAAAGCAGTTTCCGCAATGTCACTTGCTAAACTGGAATGGGAACTCGTAAAATTACAGGGTGATAAGAAAGTTTATGACTTCTATAAGAAATCACTGTATCCTAAAACCAGCAAATCATTTGTTGAATTGCTTGGACAAGAAGCTGCTGATTGGCTTAAAGAAGTAGGTATCACAGACTTCAACGGTTTTGCACCAAAGGTGACAAGCGCAGAATCAACTGACTTCTATATGTCGGTTAATCTTGAAACCAAAATCAAAGGTCTGTCTTCACTGCCAAAGGTTGAAGATGTTGTCGCCAAAATAAAAAGCGGTGCAGCATTGAAACTCAGCGAGTGGGTGATGGCTGATGCAATCAAGAAGTATCTCTCACAACTGGATTCTGATATGTATAAGTCGCTTAGTGAAGAACAACAGAAAGGTGTACTTAAAACATACCTTGAAACCAAATCCGGTATTCTTAATAAGCAAAGAAGAAAAGCATTACAGGAAATTGCAGAAATCAAATTTGCTTTAATTCTTAGCAAAAAATGGTTTACCGAATTCAAATCCTTTGACGAAAATAAACTTAATGTGGTTCTTGATGGTCAAAATGTCGAATTTACTTTTGACTTGAATGAAAAGGAAGTGAAAATCTAAACACCTGATTTTTAAATAAATGAATCCCGAATCAAAAAAATTCGGGATTTTTTTTGAAAATAATTTGAAAAAAGTTTGCAATTGTTGTAACATTTTATACCTTTGTAACGTATTTAGATAAAAATGATTTTAAATGAAGAAGCCATTTTATTATTAATAAGTAAAAAATAAAACGATGAAACGAATAGCCTACATATTAGTATCGAGTCTAACGACAACCAGTCGTATTGGAGAAGGTACATTCTGTTCAGATTTTGGCAGAAATAATATTGCGGACACGGGTTCTGGGTTTTATTAATACGAAATTATATGAAGTAAAATAAAACTGAATAAAAACAGAACCCGGAATCCAAAGTTCCGGGTTTTTTATTTTAACGTTCTTTACATAAGCCGAGATAGTTTAAAGGTAGAACTTTTGTGTGGTATACAAGCAATACGGGTTCGATTCCCGTTCTTGGCTCAAATAAAATATCGGCTTAAAAACCGATAAATGCTGATTATCGGCTTAAAAACCGATAATCGTGTTCTTTGACATGCTGGTATGGTAATCGAATAAAACTACCTGCTCGTGGTGATTACCGCACAATCTTAGGATTGACTGAAAGTTTTATATATGCATAGATGGTCGAGTGGTCAAAGGCAACGGTCTGCAAAACCGTACAATCGTGGGTTCGAATCCCACTCTATGCTCAAACAATGCAAAGTAGTTGTAAGCCAAAGGCACTCTGGGCGGTTGTGCCAGAGACACAGACATGGACAGACAAAATGCATTGGGTGTGTTAATCGTACAACCCGCTCTGACACGCCAAATGGGTTGGTAGTGCTATAATGGTTAAAACGGCTGGCTGTTAACCAGCGAGATGTAGGTTCGACTCCTACCCGACCCGCAAATTGTCTCGTAACTCAGTCCGGTCAGAGTGTCACACTGATAATGTGGAAGTCGTGAGTTCAAATCTCACCGAGACAACAAAGACCAATCAACACTGGTTTGACTGATATAACGTGTTTGCGATGAATAAAGTCAATATTGGGGCGTAACTCAGTGGTTAGAGTATTCGGCTGATACCCGAAAAGTCGGTGGTTCAAATCCACCCGTCCCAACCACAGTAAACCTTGGCTGTCTTGGTTTCAAGTAGCGTACTTTTTGAGACAGCAAATGGAGAAGTGTCCGAGTGGCTTATGGAGGCGGTCTTGAAAACCGTTGGACATGCAAGTGTCCCGTGGGTTCGAATCCTACCTTCTCCGCCCTTAGTCGTTTTCTGTACTTTTCAGTATTTATCTGAAAAGTACAGATTATGGCAAGAAAAGAAAAACAATACCATTTCATTTATAAAACAACTTGTTTGTTGAATGGTAAGTATTATTATGGGATGCATTCCACTGATAATCCTAATGATGGATATTATGGGTCGGGCAGAAGATTAAGACGTTCTTTGAATAAATATGGTAAAGAAAATCACAAAGTTGAAATTGTTGAATATCTACCAAACCGTAAATCATTGATTGAACGTGAAAAAGAGATTGTTAATTTAAATGAAATTGTAAAAAATGAATGTTTAAATTTAATGATTGGTGGTGAGGGTGGATTTATTTCTGAAGAACAGCAAAAATATCGTTCTTCATGTGCAGGAAAAGCATATGCTGAAAAATTGAAAATTGATACCGAATTTCGAAATAAAATGAGTATAATAAGGTCAAACACAATGAAAAAAATTTTCGAGAAAGGTATATATCCACACGCAAATAGTAGTAGATTCACCAATAAAAGTCACTCTGAAAAAACAAAATTAATTATGAGTGAAAAACATAAAGGAATGGGTGTGGGTAAAAATAATTCACAATATGGCACTTGCTGGATTACAAATGGTATCTCAAATAAAAAAATTAAAAAATGTAATATTACCAAATATGTTAATTCTGAATGGAAATTAGGTCGTATTACATGAAGATAAAGTCGTGTGCACTGGATTATCATCACACGATTTTCACGTCAACAAAGGAGTCATGACCCTTATTGATGTCAGGGTTCTGGTTTGCATAAGAGGCTTCCCTAATGTTCAGCAGAAAGTTATTGTACTCGCATTTGGCAGTGCGGATAGGACGACAACAATCTCCGAGACATTTAGATATTTGAAATGATATTCGGGGGGAGTGAGTATAAGGCTCACGCCAGAACCAAACTGTGGATTTAACTGAGACGGTTTAGTGATGCTCTGAAAAGGCATAAAGACAGGTTCGATTCCTGTAATCCACACAAATACTAACTCAATGGTGGTACGTTTGTTGAAAACCATAGTATTTATATAAAAATATACATATTATGGAATTAGATGAATTAAAAAAATGTGTTGACTTAGGTTATTCACACAGAAAAATTGCAAAACAGTTTAATTGTTCACAAACAACAATTAAATATTGGTTGAAAAAATTTGATTTGAAAACTATTGTAAAAGAAAAAGTTGAATTTTGTGCTCTTTGCGGAAATCCCATTAAAGATAATAGTAGGAATAGAAGTAAATGTCAAAGTTGTACAACAAGAATTAGAAGGTATAGAACGAAACAAAAAGCAATTGAACTATTAGGTGGTAAATGTAATAAGTGTGGATGGTCAGGTAATATTGCTGCCTTTGAATTTCATCACCCTAATGATGATAAAGAATTTGAATTAGGTAGAATGTGGAACAAGTCATGGGAAGTGATGAAAATGGAAGCGTTAAAATGCGAATTACTTTGTTCAAATTGTCATAAAATTGAGCATACCAAATACGGTAAAGATGAAAAGTTTATGAATGCGGTTTTTAATTATAAAATTATGGTACAGTAGCAAAGGTGGTCTATGCGGGGGTCTGAAAAACCTTAGATGTTGGTTCAACTCCAACCTGTACCACACCCCACCTACGGTTAGCACTAAACGCAGCAGGAAGTGCAAATGCAGAATAGGTGTTGATGGTTGCACGGGAGTCTTCCAAACTTCGGGAATGGGTTCGAATCCCATATTCTGCTCAAAATGGGTCTGAGGGAGTCCCTTAAAGGTATAAATAACCTGTCCCTCTCCATAGTGATGTGGCGCAATGGTTAGCGCAGGACTCTTATAAGGTCAAGGTTGTGGGTTCAAGTCCCACCTTCACTACAAAATGCTTCGGTGGCTCAATGGCAGAGCAATTGGCTGTTAACCAAGAGGTTGTAGGTTCGACTCCTACCCGGAGCGCAAAATGTTTGCATGATAAAATTTTTTTATTATCTTTGATAAAATTTTTTATTATGAAAGAAAATTGGAAATACGTTTTATTGGGTTATATCTACACAACCTATTGTCAGGGAACTGCCGATAGAAATGAGGGAATGGCATTAATTCATTGTCCTGAAGATTGTAGTTTTAATAACATTAGGTCAACACTTTTTAACAAAAAACATCGCCAAGGTGTTTACGAAATTGATATTAATAGTGTTACTGACTTAACAATAGAATGGTAACATGAAAAAAATCTTATTCGTAGGTGAAGAACGCAGTGAACTTGCAATAAAAAAAGGTTGGACTTGGAAAGACCGGAGACTTGCAGCAGCACATCTTTCAAAAGCAACCGATGCTCTTGGACTTGATTGGGATAAACTATGCTTTAAAAACGTTTTTGAGGACGATATAGAGGACATCAAATCATTTGGTGGCATAGTAATTGCAATGGGTAGAAAGGTCGAGAGAGAACTTAAAAAGCACCAAATTGAGCATGAATTCATTTATCATCCAGCCACACGTGGAGCGGTGAGAAATATTGAAAAATATAAAAATCATGTAAAAGAAAGAATTGGACATATCATCTAAATAAATTAAAAATATGATGCATTATATGAAAAGGTGTAGACATTGCAACACTGTCTATGCTTGGCAAGCAAGTGGTAATGGATGTTTTCACGAACTAAATGATGAAACATATTGTCCTGACTGTAAGGCTGTCATCAACAAAGCACTGAAATTAGTACCCAAAAAATTTAAAAAGATTTGGGTTGAAACTGATGAAGTTACTTATGATTATCTGAAAGCAGAACGTGCAAAGCAAGATGAAAAGAATGGTGGATTATGTGCACGCAGAGTATATGTGTCATTGTTTAATTTTGAAAAGGGAACTCGTGAAATAAACGATGCATTTGATGTTGACGATAAACAATATTGTGTACTATATTGGTCAGATACTCCAGAGATTATTAAAATTCAAGTTCTTAAAGAATTGAATGTTGAAACAAATGAAATAACTGGATACTGGAAAGATTATAGATAATGCCAGAATAACTTTAATTGGTAGAGTGCCTCACTTGTAATGAGGAAGTTGCGGGTTCGAGTCCTGCTTTTGGCTCAGAAAAGAATGCCGATGTCGCATAGTGGTTGATTGCACCTGACTTGTAATCAGGAGACCCATAAAGTCCACGGGGGTTCGAATCCCTTCATCGGCTCATAATCGGCTCAATTGGCTCACAATTGGGTCAAGTTTTTAATTAAAATTAATTATCATGAGTTTACAAGCACAAATTAGGGAAGACATGGTGAATGCCATGAAAAGTAGAGATACTGAAACAGTTTCTTTGCTTAGAGTAGTTGCTGGAGAATTTGCAAGAGTAATGACAGACGTATCAAAACAATTAAGTGACGAAGAAGCACTTAAAGTTTTGAGAAAAATGTCAGAGAACGCCAAAGAATTAGGAAATCTTGGTGAGGTTGAAATTCTCAATAAGTATTTACCACAAATGCTTGGCGAAAACCAAATTAAGGTCATTGTTGCCGGATTAATAAATAAACACGGCTTTTCTGGCATTCAGGACATGGGAAAAGTAATGGTTGAAATCAAGAAACTTCCAACTGCTGCTCAGATTGATGGTAAGGTCGCAAGTCAAATTGTCAGAGAACTATTGTCGAAATAGTAGTATTTATGAAAAAAATAACTAATATTAAATCTATTAACATGGAAAGTGATGAAGGTCATAAACAGAGAAAAAACAGCAACATTATTTCTATTCTTGGGGACTTTTTTCAATCCCTTGGGATACGATGCTCTACTGAAGTGGTTAATGGATACAACAGGCAGTTATTGGTTTTCAATTTCAATTTTTTACCTTGTCTCAGTGTCTTGTTTTATCTTATACTTTTACTTGGCTAAGATAAATCCACTTAAAATATTTAAAAGAAAGAGGAACGAATAGGAATATTCGTTCTTTTTTCTTACATTTGCCCCTATAGTTAAATGGATATAACATAACTCTTCTAAAGTTAGGTTCGTGGTTCGATTCCACGTGGGGGTACTAAAAACGATAAAGTAATGATTTGTCCAAAATGTAAAGAAGTAATTTGCGTTCCAACAAGTAGTGATTTCATTATTTGTCCCAAATGCAATGAAGTTATTCACATAACAAGAATACCAATTTTTGATGAAACATACGATTCAAAAGATGAATCAAGTTCTGAAGTTTCAGAATGAAAATAAAGAATGGATATCGTTAAACGGATATGCATTCATTGACGAATATGGTCATTGTATTATGATTGTTTATAGTGAGAATAAACGTGATTCATTTTCTGAATATTTGAAAAATAATGGTGACCCTTTGGGTATAAAATATCAATATGTTAATTTGCTCCCATAGTTCAACGGATAGAATTGGAGTTTCCTAAACTTTAGATACAGGTTCGATTCCTGTTGGGAGTACTAAAGTATTTATAAACAACTGCCTTCGTAGTTCAATGGACAGAACGGAAGTCTTCGAAACTTAGAATGCGGGTTCGACTCCTGCCGAGGGTACTAAAATAATAGGAGCATCTAATGTTGAAAATGAAGCATTTAGTAAAAAATAGTAGGTAGTTCATTTAAAAACAATAGGAAGTAAGATATGCGCCCATAGCATAACTGGATAATGCACCACGCTACGAACGTGGAGAGTGGGGGTTCGACTCCCTCTGGGCGTACAAACGTATTTATAATAAAGTATAATTATGTGTTTAAAACCAAAAGTAAAAAAAATGAACTGGTTTGTCAGCCTGATTACATTTGGCTGGGCAGCAGGAATAACATTAGCACCGTTTGGTATTTATGTCAAGGAAAAACATTTAACAAACACCAGAATGATTAATCACGAAACAATTCACTGGAAACAACAAATGGAAATGTTGATAATTTTTTTTTATTTATGGTATTTTATTGAATGGATTATTAAAATTTTTACTAATTTCGGAAATGCATATAAATCTCTTTCGTTTGAAAGAGAAGCGTATGACAATGATGATGATTTAAAGTACTTGGATAATAGAAAGCATTATATTTGGATAAAAAGAGTTTTTAAATAAAATGATAAAAGCATTATACGCAAATACTTGGGATGGTTTAACAGTGAAAATGATGGGTTTTTATCATGACCACTGCCATCATTTTTATGCTGGCACATGTGATGACTTGCCGGAAAAATATAAAAATTTTAGAAAAAATAACGTTAAATACGTTTTTCTTTATGAAGAAGACGAACCTTATAAACCAAATAAAAATGAATAAAATACCGATGTTCGACTCGTCTTAGCTGAATCAGTTATACTGATTAGTTAAGATTATGGATACTAAAAAGGCGAAAGCTAAATCCAAAAAACCACCCATGAAATACTGGTTGGTTGAACTCACCCTTACGAGTGGCAGAGTTCGAACATTTTACGTCAAAGCAAGGTATCAGCATGATGCCTATGAGAAAGCAGATTATTATGCGGGTCTTGCCGGAAACGAAAAATTATTTGATTTGACAACAGGAAAATTTAAACTGTTGCCATAAAAAAACGGCAATGCAATTAAAAACGGCATTGCCGATTTGCAGGTAACGCATGAAAGGTGGTGCACCACATTGCCAATGTGGAATAGAGTCGGTTCGATTCCGATTACCTGCTCCAATGTTTTCGAAAATCTTTTTTCGCATTTCATAGTATTTATGTAAAAGTAAATATTATGAAATGGAATCAAGATGATATCGACAAAGCAATTGATTTAAACCAAGCAGGAGTGCGATTTGAAGAAATTGGCTTAATACTTAATAGAGACGTTCGTAGTGTTCAAGTAAGATTAAATAAATTAGGATATTATCAAAATAAATCTAAAACAACTGAAACACTAATATGTACTGAATGTGGTAATGAATTTATTGGAAAAATAAAAGATAAAAGAAAATTTTGTTCACAGTCTTGTGGTGCTAAACATAACAATAAAAAATATCCAAAAAGAGCAAACATTAATAAATTAAAGAATTGCTTACATTGTGGAGTTAAATTAAATTCAAACCAAATTAAATTCTGTTCACGTGAGTGTAGTTCAACACACTACCAACAAGAAAATTTTAAGAAAATTGAAAATGGTGACATTTCCTTTTCAGCAACATTATATAAAAGATATCTTATCTATAAACATGGTGAAAAATGCATGAAATGTGGTTGGCATGAAGTTAATCCAACAACAGGTTTAGTACCAATACAATTAGAACACAAAGACGGTAATTCTGAAAATCATAATTTAAATAATCTTGAACTATTGTGTCCTAATTGTCATTCACTAACACCAACATATGGTGCATTAAATAAGGGGAATGGTCGAAAGAAAAGAAGATTAAAAAGAAAATTAAAAAAATAAATAATTCCTTGTAATTTCCATTTTTTTATATATTTTTGGGAAATGATGAAAAGAATGGTAGGTGCTTTATTAATACCGAATAGATTAATGGAATGTGGGTGTTACCCCAATGCTAAGTGTTTTATAACTAAAGAATTTATTCATAAACAATTGCATCGTATACCAAAAATCATTGATTTTAATCACGGGTTATTAGGTGTATCGACCTCAATAAAAATCATTTCACCAACAATTTTAAATAGAAAAAAATTGAAAGATTCTGATTATCGTGAACTTCTCAATAAAGAACCTGACATCCCCGATGGGAGTCTTTTAATAAAAATAGTTAATATTAATTTAACTGATAATAATATTATCGCATCTAATAATTTATCTGGATTTAGTATGGGGGGTGTTTGTAAACAAGGTAAGGATTGTCATGTGATTTTTAACGACAAAAATATGGATTTATTAAATTTAAAATTTTCATTAATACTTTCACAGGTTGAGTATATTGAACGAGGATTAGTTAGTGAAGAACAAATCATTAATGGTTGTTATTATTGTGAAAGAAAAAAACCAGAATCGTGGCATCATACTAAATATATTTTATCTGTTGAAATTAATGGTGAACATGAACTTGAGGTAACTGTAGGTGGAATTAAAAAAAGATATCCACATTTTCATGTCAAAACAATGGACGGTAAAATAAATTCAAGATTTTATTTTAATGGGGATTTTTATGATAATATTGGAGAAGATATAACTAAAGACAAAAAAATAATAAAAACAATAAAAATGTTCTGTTTAAATAAGGAACATCGTCAAGAATTGATTAAAATTTGGAAAAATGAAATGATTCCAGCGAACCCTAACAATTTTTTCACATTCAATTTTGAAACAGAAAATCCAGAATTTTCACCCCCAATTTTGTAACATTTTTAAATTTATTTCGTATAATAAAAAAATTGAATATGAACTACAAAGGTAAGAAATACAAAAAAGTAAGTATGTGGTGGTCAAATAAACCAATAAATAAAGGTGATTTGATTGTATTACATTGCAGACCGGGGAGCGATTATGTTAAATTTAATGGTGTGCATGAGGTTATTTCTGACCAGAAAGAAATTCGTATCTTTCTCAAAGAAGAAGACGGTAAAAAATACTATCAAGGCATTAAACTTGGATATAATGTTGGCGGTAGAGACTATTCCAAGTTAGTTTAATTAAAAAGAAAGAAAAAACTTCCAATGCCAGTGAAAGATGAAGAATATTAGTGTGGTTATACATTAAAGCGACCTACCCCGCCACACAAAAAATAGCGCAGAGGATTCATCGCTATGCTGACCTTCGGGATTATGCCTTCGGGCAAACAGCATAGAGGAACTTCAGAACACCGTTGCTGGACGCAGGAGATAGTCAGTGAAAGCAGTTAGGTTGGCAAACAATGGGAATAAGGGTTAATAGTACCGCCAATAAACCTGTAACCCTGAAAGACCCGAAGCTATCGTTAGTACTGCGGAGTGGTGCAAGCCAAACAGACTTAGAGGGAAAGCAACTCTATGATAGTCGGGTTGGTGCTTAGATAAATGATGAAATAAAACAAAATTCTGGGTACGCTCACGCTATTTTTATATTTATTTGTAACATTTCCAAAAATTTTTCGTATAATTGCACTATGGAAAAGAATATAAAACAAATTGCAAGAACAATATCGAAACTAAGTGCGCCTGAAATCGATATGTTAACTTCGGCACTATTGGAACACAATATAAGTGCAACAATATATCATTTTGGTGGAATATCAACAGAAATTAATACAACAGCTACTGTTTTTCTAAGAAACGCTGGTGATAGAAAATTAATGTTACTTAAAACAATTAAGGAATATCTGGGAATCGGTCTTAGAGAAGCCAAGGATATTGTTGATAGTGCACCATGTGTTGTGATTGAAAATACTTCAATTGAAAATGCTGAAGCACTTGGAGAAGCATTAGAAGAATGTGGTGCAACAATTGAAATACATTAAATATGACAGCAGAGAGTAAAATGAGAAAAGTAGCTAAAAGACTTCATTGGGGTCGTGGTGGTGGTTTCCTGAAAGCAAGAGTTGCTGGAATTAAAAGACTGGATTTCTTCAACGGCTCACAAAGACTGAAAGAAAAAAGAGAAACACTGAAAAGGATTAACGATGAAAACTGAACTTTGGGAAATATTAGTTCCGGCATCCAATAACAAAGACCAGAAGTTTACTTATGAGCACCATAAGCAGTGGGATGCTTTTGTGAAGAAAGTAACTGGCGGTGTAACTATCATGAAACCCGCAAAAGGTGAATGGCTTAGTCCCACTGGAAAACTTTATGTTGACAGAATGATACCCTGCAGAATCGTTTGTACTGAAGAACAAATGTCAGAGATAATTGATTTTACTCTTGACCATTACAATCAGGAAGCAGTTCTGGCATACAGGATTTCAACGAATGTAATTTTACGTTATAAAAACAAATAATCATGATTTCACAAAGAGCAAAAAATGTCGGTCTTAAAGAATTAGCAATATTTGACTATTTCGAAATAGACGAAAATCTCCCAAAACACAAAAGAGAAAATGAGAATGCTGACGACAGCACACCGAAATTATCATGGGGTATACATGGTAATGAAGCGTGGGTGACAGTACCAACCAATGGTACGAATAGTGGTAATAATATGATATCGGTTAATGGTGTCGAAGTCAAACCACCACTTAAAGCCAGACTTGCTGGTTGGCTTTTGAAAAAAATTCAAAAAACCCAATCGACTCAGATTGAAAAACCACCAGTAAAACTGATTTCAATTGTTGATTTCTTCACAGAATTGTCAAAATCTTACGAAGAACTTACACCGATTGCCGAGATTGCAGAATATTATGAGAAAGCACTCGTACAGGCAAAAACGATGGGTCAGGTGGCACTCCTTCAAAAACTAACTGACCTTATGGATACAGTTAAAGGTGAGGCAATTTTAATTGCAATGGGACTAAAAAAATACGTTACTGAAAAACAGCTTGTTGAATTTTATGAACAAGTTGGAGAAGATAAGAACTTGAAACTTACTTGGATAAAGAACTTCGGCAGAATAATCCCCGAAGAAGTTTATATGGTTAAGAAAGATGTTGATGAAAGAAAGATTTTTGACAATTATCTTATTCTTCACTACGACCCAGAAAACAATGGTGAAAAATTAACAAAAGAAGAAATCGAAAAAAAGAAAGACCCGATTCTTTTTGGTGTAATCAGAAACAGTAGAAAACTCTATTATGTTGCTGATTGGAAAGATGATTATTGTGACCTGACGCTGGAAGAAATGTTCAAAATCTTAAAGGGCAAGGTATTGCAAATTAATAACAAAACGGTTAAGACTTTTATTGATAAAACAAAAGTATAATCGGGGAGAGTTGGGTGAGTGGCTGAAACCACCAGTTTGCTAAACTGGCGTACATGAAAGTGTACCAAGAGTTCGAATCTCTTACTCTCCGCAGATTGCGGAATGGAGCAGTTGGTCGGCTCGTCAGTCTCATTGGCTGAAGGTCGCAGGTTCGAGTCCTGCTTCCGCTACAAAATTTAAATTTCCTTGACATTTATATAATTTTGATTTATCTTGCGTATACCACATAATTTTGTATTTATATTAAAAAAGGTTATGTGGGAATATAAAAGAACAGATATTAAATTCAGAACATATTCTGAACTAATAGATATATTAAATAAAGAAGGAAGTGAAGAATGGGAAATTGCATATTATGTCGAGGAAAAACCTGAAAAATTTGGAGACGATTATATTTCAAGAGTACTATTTAAAAGATTAAAATTACCAGCATGATATGAGCACATTAAGAAAAGCAGTTGTAGTCAGTGAAGACGATAGTGCAATGACACTATTGAAACCTTTTTCGGGACAATACCAAAATCATTTGTTTGTTATTCATGAGGATGCTTATGGTGAAGCACGCATGACAATTGAACGAATTGATGACCTTAGAATTAAATTAAATGTTGGTGATGAGGAATTCAAAGAAATACTTAAACAATTATGAGAATACTAAGTAACGTAGAGGAAATTTTCGCAAAATACGATTTGAAACCAATTGAAGTGCCTACAGGTTTTAGAAGTGTATATGATTATCTCAGAGCGAATCCTTTAGAAAGAGAAAAATTCGAATCAGAAAAAAATGATAGTTATTTTCTTAAAAAATATTGTGATTACATACCTAAAGGCTGGTATGGTTTCGATATAGGTACACCAATAGTTCCAGAATGGATGGAAATTATTGATGAAATAGTTGAAATATGTACAGAGATTGACCCGGATTTCGAAATACATCAAATCAAATTAAAATTTGGTGCTATTTGTTTTTATGTTCATAGCAGTAATATTGAAGATATTCATGATGTTGAAATACTAATCATGAACAATTTATTTGATAGAGCATTAATTTATTAGTGCTTTTTGTAACATTTTCAGATTTTCTCCGTATAATCAAAAAAAGTATGTGATGAAAAAATTGAAAGTTGAGATAACGGAAATGTTCATGGCAAAAGCTGATTGGAGCAGATGCTTTCATGGAACAATTAAAAGGGAAAGAGATGAGAAAGAAAATCATGTCTTGAGCAGCAAAATTTATGTCAAAACCGATAGGTTTGATGAAGTTATATTTGCCAGAGTTTCTGACCCAAATAAAACCCCCAAAGAATTACAAGACCAGTTAGGTGAACAGCTTGATGAAATCGTTAAGTTAATTCTTGATTGTGGGTTAACCAAAATGCCAGCAGCAATAGAAAAGATTGGGGAAACAAAATTCTTTTTAAATTAGATGAAAGATTTTGAACTACTTAAACGAACCTATCCGGTTTCGGAATTTGACCGGAATTGTGATGGATTTGATTATATAATGCAGAATAGTACACCAGAAGAAAGAGAGGAATGGGGAATTAATATGAATGAACTGCAGCGTGTGATTAAAGAAGGTGAGAAATATATTTATCAGGTGGCAAAAGAAGGGAAAGAGTTCAAAATAATGTGCTTGTGTTTTACAAATTATGCAATTATAAGAAAAAAAATATTTAAATTTGAAGATGATTAACGGGCATATGACGGTTGGTTCGCCAGTCGGTCTCTAAAACCGATGTCCACGGGTTCGAATCCCGTTATGCCCTCAAATAAAATAATATGAAGGATAAACTTTATAAAGACGGAAAAGAGACGTGGTTTTACAAAAACTGTAAAAGACAAAGAAAAGTTGGTGCTAAGATTTGTCAGGTATGTCCATTCAGAGAAGAAATTGAATTATTTGAAAAATCCAAAGAAAATGGAAAAAGTTAAATTGTTTACAACTGAAGACGGTATTGACATCTATAAAGGTGATAAATATTATACCGTAAATGTGGTCGAACATAAAGTTCGTGAAGACATTCGTAATTTTTTTATGCGTTGGTTTAAACATGAAGTACCGGAAACGCATCCCGCAGGAACAATAGCCGGTCCGTACATCAATCCTAAGTGGAATGAACCCGGTGGGACACTAAAATATTTTGGAAAAAGAAGCAATGCAGAAAAATTTGTTGCAGAAAATTTGCAAAATTAGATTTTTTTTGTATCTTTGTAAATGTAAAAGTATTTATAGTTCTAAAACAAGTAGTATTAACAATTAAAACAAGTATCATGAAGTAGGTAAAATTAGTAACAGTAGTAAGGGCAGACTTGAAACCCGGTGCACAGATTGCACAAACAGGTCATTCAATTGCAGAATTTGCACACAAAATTCCCAATCGATTCCACGATTGGATGAGAGATAGTCAATATCTCGTATCACTATCTATTGATGGTGAGGAAAAACTCAAAGACCTTTATGATAGATTGCAGTACTATGGTGCTGATGTTGTGGCATTTTATGAACCCGACATCGACAACCAGATGACTGCTATTTGTTATTATGGTACTCCTGAAATGCAGATGCATACAAAAAAATTAGAATTGGCACTTAAAAATTACGACTATGTACAGAATTACGTATGAACAAGGTAATGGTTATCGTTGCGGATGTTGTAGAAGAACAGAAACCTGCACGCACGATGTGGAAACCCCGGAAGAAGTTCAACAATGGGTTGATGAACTTTATGCTGACTACAAATCTCCCAAATGGGAAGATGCTGACGATAGAAGTATTGAGTCTATCGAAAAAGAAATTGGTGTTGATATTCAAGACCAATTTAAACCAAGAGAAGAAGAAGTTGAACGCATGGTGGCTGAACGTAAAAAGGTCATTGAAGACCGGAAACAAGAAGAAGAAGCTGCAAAGAAAAAAGCGGAATATAATCTTTATCTCGATTTAAAATCTAAATTTGAATAATTATGAAAGATACATAGGTAAACATCAGACCTCCATAATAGTGTGATACTGACCAAGTTCGTGATTTGCGAATTGCGAACTTGAAATCACAAAATGTGATATCAAATTTCGCATATTGCGTATCGCAATTTGCGATATTAAATAAAAATAATTTAAATTTAAATACACATTATTATGGAAACAATAGTTAATATAAACATAGCAGAAATGAAAGACGGAATTAAAAAAGCAGCCGAAATTCAGAAATTTTACAGAAATCAGAGAAAAACCGTTCACATTAAAGGTGATAGGATAATGCCAGCAAGTGAGGCTACATATGAGCATCAAAGAAATGGTCATAAATTACGCATCATGTATGCAGCATATGGTATTGCCAGAGGTAAATGTTTCTCACAAATCGAAAACTGCCATCCTGAAGAAAACCATCCTCTTCAGAAATATCAATACGATATTGATAAATTATTGAAGCAATATGAAATTAAGGATGAAAAATAAAAAAAGGGGTTCGCCCCTTTTTTTCTTGCATTTATCCCGGAGATTGATTAGTTTTACCCAAAATAACATTTATATAATTTACATTTAAAATGTCAGATGAATTAGAACGTGGTGTAACTTTCACTTCCGAAGCAGAAAATCTAAGCAATGAACTTGAAATTGAAGAAAAAATAATGGAAGGAGTTGATGAAGAACTTCTTTTGGTTGGAGACGACCTAAACAAAAAAAATTACATAAAAATATCCCCTACATTCTATGTTCAATTTGTTGAAACACAAGAACCTGCTGTTGAAGGTGAGGATGGAAAGGAAATATATAAAATCCTTGACCCAAAGTCCGGTGTTGTTGAAACAAGGGAATTGACGGATGACGAAAAGCATGAAATTGTTGTCAAAGAACTCAAGGATTCTAAAATAAAATTTAAGAATACCATTCACAAAGGCAATAAAACCATTACCAAATTCGGTACTGACTATAGAAAAAATCGTCAGAAAAAAAATAAACAGGCAAAAGCCAGTCGCAAGGCTAATCGTAGATAGTTATGACACATACTTATTATATGTATGTAGAACCAAACAGTCATTTTTGGACTGATTTGAGTCAAATATTGGTAGCTATTGAGCAATGTCCAGAAGAATTAACACCGGAATATCTAAAAATCGGATTAAATAATTCTAAAAAGAATGGATGTGAACTAAAGCAAGTGAAAAATATAGATATGAAAAATTATAGTTTCACTATATTTACTTCAATTGACGATATAATAAATTATGTTGATTTTATACATTTCAACCTATTCGATTTAAAATCAAGAATCGAAGATACATTACATTTTGGATTAAACTTAACAAACGGAATAATTATGGAAAGAGAAGAAATTTATACACGCATTGATGGTGAAAGAGATTACCAAGATGCTAATTGGGGGTCACGCAGACAAATGGATGGAACTCCTGATGAAGAAAAACCAGTTGCTGAATGGATTAATTATATTGAATACCATATAGGCAAAGCCAAAGAAAAGGTTTATCATCTTGACACAGAAGGTGCAACGCATGAACTCAGGAAAGTTGCAGCACTTGCAGTGAGAGCAATGGAAATTCATGGTTGTCCTGAAAGAATTATTAAATTAGATTACAATCCAGACGAAGTAAGTGGATGTTCTTGCACCGACTGTGAATGTAAAAAGGGAGAATAATTATGTGGTGGAAAATTGTTAATTTCTTCATTGAAGAACATCATCCAGAGCATATTGTTTTCGGACAAGAATATCGAATACGTAAAACAATAAGAACTGGCAATGTCGCATTACTGATTTCAATAATTACATTAGTTATAGTATTATTATGGATAATATAGACTTAAATAACACCTTCTGGGATAGACTCAAAGGATATGTAACTGAACTTCGTGTAGATGCACGTTGGATATTACGAGATAATGATACAGAAAAACCTCTGGGTTCACTTAGAATTGTTTCACATCCAGATTTACCACCGGGATATCTTCGTGCTTTCTTCACCTATGTAACATCAATACGCACAAAAAGTAGGGAAGAAAAAATTAAAACAATTGAAGAATATCAGATGGAAATCACGGAATTAGAGGTGTATTCTATTACCGATGATATTAAAACTGAAGACATAACACACGAAGCACCGTTTAAAGAATTACAGGAAATGTTTGGAGTTAAAATATTTGAATAAAATGGAAAACGAAAATTTAGTTAAAGAAGTTATAATGGAAAACAAAGAAAAAAAGGGTAAAGACGTTACTGCTACCACAGGTAAAGGCGGTGGTCTCCGGTTTAATAAAGGTAAATTAAGATACGACTTAGTTCACCCTAAAGCACATGAAGATATGGTTGACGTACTTACAATGGGTGCTGAAAAATACTTTGACCGTAATTGGGAAAATGGATTGTCTTGGACTTCCGTTTTGGCATCAATGAAAAGGCATATTGCTGCAATTGAAAGAGGCGAAGATTACGACCCGGAAAGTGGAAGACTACACATTGCACACGTGGCATGTAACGTACATTTTCTTAATGCGTTTTATTATATATTTCCACAGGGCGATGACAGACCTAAAAAGTATATGAAAATACCGAAAATTGGTTTGGATGTTGATGGTGTTCTTGCTGATTTTACTGCTGCATGGAATAAACTTTATCCTGAAGTCAGCGCAGAACCTAATTCATGGTATCTTGATAGAAAAATTGGTCAGAGATTCGATGAAATGAGAAATAATGGCACATTAAACGATTTCTATCTTGGAATACAGCCGTTAATGAAACCGGAAGAAATTCCATTCGAACCACACTGTTACATAACCTCAAGACCAGTACCTAAAGAGATAACCGAAGAATGGTTGGATATGCATCATTTCCCAAGAAAAAAGGTGATAAGTATTGATATTAGACAGAGTAAGGTTGAGGCAGCTAAAGAAGCAGGTATTGACATGTTTGTTGATGATTCATATGAAAATTTTGTCGATTTAAACCTTAATGGTGTGTTTACATACTTATACACAGCACCTTGGAATACAAGATATGATGTTGGTCACATGAGACTTAACGTATTGAAAGACATACCATTACTAAAATAAAATATTTGCACTATTTTTGTTGTGTTATTCAACTAACCACGATTTTTGAGTATTTATAGTTGAATAATATAATAGCTATGGGAAATATTTTAAATGATATAGTTGAGGAAGTCAACATCAAACCGAATAAAACTAAACTTTTACTTAAATGGGGTATTAGTATTGCGGGTAGTTTAATTACTATTGCATTTGTCTTTGGACAATTTAAAGCATCGTTCTTTAATAGAATGGATAAATTTGAAAAATCAATAATTGAAAACACTGTTGCAATTGAACAAATGAAAACTGAAATGAATACAGGTTTTCAAGAAGTTAATGCGAGAATTGATAAAAGTTATATTGATGGTTTGGCAACGTTGCAAGATTATCAAGAATTTAATAAAAAACAATTAATATTGGTTTTAGATTACGGTCAAACCAATAAGGCACTATTGAAGGAAATGCTTGAACTTAATATGCAAGAAAAATCAAAAAATATTGAGAATCAAGTGATGCAAGCAAAAGACGAACCAGTGGCTTTAACAGAAAAACCGGAATTATCAATTAAGGTAAAACCTGCAGAACATAAAGATTATATTGGTTTAGTTTATATGATTGAGGTCGAAAACAATGACACAATCTTTAGTTTGACGGGTGCAACAATGGAATACATAAATAAATTAAATAAGAAAACCTATAAGTTGGGTGAAATAACACCAAATAAAAATGTTAGTGGTAGGTTTGATGTGGAATATAAAAGAAAATAAGTTTGAATGAAAACTTTTCCAAAAAAGTATGATAAAAAAGAATTTAATAAATTTCTTATAAAATATAATGTTAGTGATACTGTAATAAATAAGTTTGAAGAATTACCAGAAAAAATTGAACGGAGTGGTAATACATACAAATTAGATATCAATGTTATTTGGTATAATGTAGGAATCACGCATTATGCATTTGAAATAAATTATTATTCTGAAGAATTAATTGAATATTTATTCCCTTTAAAGGTGTATGGTGATATTGAATTAAGCATTAATAACATGCTTTGTGAAATTGCCGGAATAAATTGTATGAAAGGAAAAAAATAATATGAAGATTTGTATAATATCTGATACACATACTAAGCATAAACGTCTTAGTAAGTTACCAGAAGCAGATGTAATTATTCATTGTGGTGATTTTACTTCAATGGGTTATAGTCATGAAATTATGAATTTTATGGATTGGTATTCAAAACTACCTTTCGAACATAAAATTATTATTGCCGGAAACCATGATTGGTTATTTGAGACCAACGGTATTATTGCACGTGAAAAAGTTCCAGAAAATGTAATTTATTTGGAAGACCAAGAAGTAATTATTGATGGCATTAAATTTTACGGAACACCAGTTTCATTACCTTTTATGAATTGGGCATTTAATCGTCCAGAAGAAAAATTAATGCAGCACTGGCAAGCAATTCCAGATGATACAGATGTGCTTATAACACACCAACCGCCTTATAGTATATTTGATTGGAGCGTATACGATAAGAAAGCCACTGGTTCACCAAGTCTATATAAAGAGGTTGTTGAAAGGATAAAACCAAAAATTCATTGTTTTGGACACATTCATAGTGGTCATGGTATCAAGGTGATTGAAAATACAACATTTGTAAATGCAAGTAATCTCGATGAAGACTACATGTGTGTTTATGACCCAATTCTAATTGAAATATAATTAGTTTATTAGTAATAGAAAAGCCGAATATTTTTTCGGCTTTTTTTGTATTTATGAAAAATGTTTATTTAATGAAGGGTGTTTATAAAATAATAAAGGAAGAATATCTTAATTTTATTAAAGAATATGAAGACGATATTGACTATTCATATTTTGAAAGAGAAGACGAATTAAAGGGAAACATGTTTTCCGATTTTCTTTATAAAAACAACCCCGAATTTACAAAACACATTCCTTGGAAAGTAATTCCATTTCCAAGATTAAAGAAAATTTGGGAAGATTATATGTATAAAGGAATTGTTCGTGATGAACGTGGTATGGAAATGATTAAGGAAATCATGATAAATAATACAATGAAAATCAACATCATGACCAATTTAGCAGGACATACCCAATGGGGTGACGAGGAAGCATTTCAGGAAAATATTGGATATTGGGTTGACGAACAATTAAATTGTATTTTTGACAAATATTTCGATAATCCCAATGGTGGTTATAAACAAAAAGAAAACACTTCAGAATGTAATACTCAAATTCATCAGTTCGCACAAAAATTTATCGATGAGAATTATAATCCAGAAAGTATGGATAGAGAGGACATTAGAAATATGCTTTATGATGAAATGAAGGAAAGATTTTTTAAATATTATATGGAAGACCCCGAACATAAAATGGGTGGATTTATTAGCGATTATGGATTAAAACCACTTGTAACACTTCTTGGTCAATTAGTTAGAAACACAACTGCCGAGCAGGATGTTGTCACCATAGATAAAATGTTAAATGTCGTTCATCAACGTTCAGATATTGCCTCTTGGTTTGTTGAAGGTGGTTCACGTGCTTTATCTCAATTAAGTGGATACAGTAGTCCTGATGAAGATAGTAAAATTTCCGGTTCATATAGAATGTCTGATTATTAGTAAATATTTTCCATTAAAAACTCATATTTATCCACTATTTGCAAATATATTCCAACAATATTGACTTTTCGGAGAACATCTTCTATTTATGGTAAAAAAATTAATATTATTTAATATCATAGAGAGATGAATATCAACGAATTATTTGAAGAAATACAAAATAAATTTTTTCCTGATGAGTTAAATGGTGAGTTTCAATTACATGGCAATTGCATTGTTTGGACATATAAACTTGAAGATGATTCCGAGGAAATTACAATTCCTGCTGACAATGAAGACGAAATGAGTTTTGGTTTTGACTCTACAACACCTGAAGAACTACTTAACGAAGCCTATGAAAAAGACTTAGAACTTGTCGAAGCATTACTTGATGAGATAGAGGAAACCGAAAATTGGACATTTTCGGAAGCAGAAAGTTCAGACACAATAATTTCTTTTAAAATTTTTTAAAAAACGTGTAACATTTTGAATTTGTTTTCGTATAATTGCATAACGAAAAAATCGAATTCAAAATGGGAGGAAAAGCGTTAAATAGATATGGTGTTTATACTGAAAGAAAAAACACCGAAGAATTCAATCAAATAGGATATGAACTCAATGTTCGTGTTTTCTTTGATTTGACATTTTTCAGTTCGGTTATAAAGTGCTATCACACTAAAGCAGACCACGGTGATTTGGATTTACTTATAAAGGTTGATACTGATGCCAACATAAATTGGGTTGACTACATACGTAAAACATTCCAACCGGAAGCCGTTTATGCTAATGGTGGGGTATATTCTTTTGATTATAAAAACTTTCAAGTTGATTTCATCCCAATCCCAGAATCGAAATGGGAAACTGCGCTGGTATATTTTTCATATGACCCGCTTGGTAATATAATGGGTAAAACATACCATAAATTTGGTTTGTCGTATGGCTGGGAAGGCTTGTTCTATAAGTTCAGGAATTTCAACGGAAGAAACTCTGCCGACATTTTGTTGACGACAGACGCTAAAAGAATATTTGAATTTGGTGGATATGACTATGATAGATATTTACAGGGATTTGAAACTCTGGAAGACATATTCAAATTCACCATAAACACCAAGTATTTCGATTCTGAAATCTTTAAAATGGAAAACCTTAAAAGCATCGACAAGAAAAGAAATCGTAAACGTGGCTCATATCATATATTTTTGAATTATCTTAAAGACAATGATATCAATATGAGATATGAGTATCACAAAGACAAGGACTTATATTTGCCGATGATTGACGAATTTTTTCCAGAATCAGATTTGCTGGGTCAATTGTATGAATTGAAAATGAAAGATACTCAGGACAAAATATTATCGCAAAAATTTAATGGTGATATTGTAATGTCTTGGCTTCCCAATCTTATGGGTAAAGAATTGGGTGCTGCAATCGGCAAGTTCAAGAATGCTCTGGGAGATGATTACGATAATTTTATTCTTAAAAATAATTATGATGTTATTCGTGATTATTTCATGGAGATATATAATGGAAAAGATTAGCAAGGGTAGAGAAAAAAATAACATATTAAAGGCTGGAAGTAAAAACCTGAACATCGAAAATTGGAAGGTTTATCATCCATCTGGAAGACATATGTTTACTTGTGGAGAAAAAAAGGCAGCATGGTACTTGGAGCGTAATTTAGCAATAGATTTCGGCAAAAAGAAAATCATGTTGACTTTTATTCCACGAGGAAACGGTTTTGAGGATAATGAAGAGTTTGGTAGAGGTATAAGAGAAACCAAATGTGTTGTAAGCGGAGTGGAAGATGACCTGCAACGTCATCATATTGTTCCTTATTGCTACCGCACATATTTTCCAGAAGAATATAAATCAAAGAATCATCATGATGTGGTTTTAATTAATCAACAAAAACATTCAGAGTACGAACAAATGGCAAATCTATATAAAGATGAAATTGCCAGAATGTTTAATGTCAAAACAATTGGTGAACTCAATTTAGAGTATACAAAAAAACTCAGGGAAATTGGGAAAGAAAATGCAATCTTATTAAACACCATACATTCAATATTTAAAACATATGGTAGGGTAACACCGGAGGTGACTGAAGAAAAACTAAAAACTATTTCAGAAAAAACCGGAATACCTATTGATGTGGTCAATGGTTGGACATATGTTCAATTGTATAAGTATTATTTGTTATTGAAGGACGTACATCTTAATGAGACTAATGATTTTAAAAATCATTGTCGTCAAGAATTTGACCACGGATATCATGTTGTTCAAAAATTAGATACCGAGGAAAAAATTGAAGATTTTGTAAAACTCTGGAGAAATCATTTTATTGATACAATGCAACCACAATTTATGCCATATGGGTGGTCAATTGATTTCAGAATTAAAACTAAAATATAAATTCCTTGTATGTTACAATATTTATTGTTAATATTGCGTATTAAAATATAGATAATTATGAAACTACACAAAGCATTAAAACTCAGAAAAAAATTAATTGGCGAAATTGCACAGTTGAAAGCACAAATCCAAGTAAAAAACTCATATTTGGTTGGTTCTTTGAATCCAAAGAAATATAATGTTCCAAATTTATATAAGGAACTTATGGATAAAATTGACCAGCTTACTGGATTAAAATTTGTCATTAATGAGGCAAATCGTGAAATTCAATCCAAGATTTATGTTCTTTCTGAATATAAAGCATTGATTACCTTTTGGAATGGTGTTCCGGTTGCAGAAGGAACTCAGGAGGGTGGAAGATTTGGTTCAGAAACGCTTCGAGAATTTGCAGTTCAAATTGATGAACAAACAAAAACCGCATACATTAAAGAGTTTCAAGAAAAGGTTGATGCGCTTCAAGAAGAAATTGATACGTATAATTATACAACCGATGTTCCTTGGGGTAATCTGAATGAAGATATTTCAGAATAACGCTGAAAATAATATTGAGGTGTGTTGTTGAGTAACTTAAATGTTATGATTGTTCGTGTCAGACACGTTCTACTTGGTAATGATAGAGATAACGAATGTTCAAAATTAGTGTATTCATGCGCTTAAATCTCAAGGTTTAAAACTTAAAATTCATTATCTCATTTCATTTTTGTGAAAAACACACACTTCTTTTTTGTAAAAAGAAAACATGAAAAATATAGAATTTAAATTTGATTTTGACGACATATTAATAGTTCCCGCCAAAAAAACACATATCTCCAGTAGATATAATGGAATTAAACTCACAAAACCATTACCACTTATTACCGCACCAATGGATACTGTTGTGAACCTTGAAAATATGGGTTATTTTTTCAGTAATGGAATTAGTGTTGCACTACCCAGAACAATTAAATATCAGGAATTTAAAAATTTCTGTACAGAACATAGCATTCGAGAAACCGATTATACAAACACATTCTTTAGTTTTGGTTTTAATGACCTTGACGTTTTGTATAAAAATAATTTCAAAGAATTGCATGAAAATGCACACATTCTTATTGATGTAGCTAATGGTCACATGCAGAAAATTGTTGACTACTGCCGTGAAATAAAAAGGCTAAGACCGGATATTATTATCATGGTGGGTAACATAGCCAATCCTGAAACATATCGCTGGTATGCAGAGTATGGTTGTGTTGATTATATCAGGATTGGTATTGGAAACGGTAATGGATGTTTAACAACAAAACAATCAGGCATTGGATATCCTATGGCATCATTAATTCATGAAATACGTACAATAAAAAATGCTTTCGAAAAAGGCACTCTTGAGGAAAGAAAAAATCCCGATTTTGTTCAAAGAAAAGCACCTGCAATTGTTGCTGATGGTGGAATGAAAGACTATTCAGACATAATTAAGTCGTTAGCACTTGGTGCAGACTACGTGATGATTGGGTCAATATTCAATAAAGCATTTGAAAGTGCTGCCGATAATTATCTATACGGTATTAAATTAAATAGAAAACTCGCAAAGAAATTTTTCGATAAGGGATATCCAATTAAGAAATATTTCAGGGGAATGAGTACCAAGGAAGCACAAAAGGCAATGGGAAAGACCAGTTTTAAGACTTCTGAGGGCGTTGTGAGGTTCAGACGAGTTGAGTACTACCTTGATGGATGGGTTGAAAATTTCGAACATTACCTACGTAATTTAATGAGTTACGTAAATGCAAAAACATTAGAGGAATTCGTTGGCAAGGTTAAGATTTGTCAGATTTCTAAAAACGCATATGATAGATTTAACAAATAAAAATATCGATTTATTAGTTCAAAAATACACACCAGTTCTTGAATTAATTGTCGGTCATAAACAACAACTACCATATCTTGTTGTAGTGTTTGAAATAGCCGTAACACATATAAAGGAAAAACATAACGAATTAACAGTTGATTGGAAAGCATGGGCAGTTTTTGTGATTAAAAAACTATTTTTAAATAAGAAAATCACAAATGAAAGGGAAGTTACAGAAACAATTGATGAATTTATTCTGTACTGGAAAGAAAATTACAAAAGTTATTGTGATAATCTTGCAATGTTTGCATCAGAGTATGATAGGGATAGGGGATTTGTTTATGGATATCTGTCAAAAAAAAATCGGTAGCGTTTAACTACCGATTTTTTTAACCTAATTCTATTTCGGCTAACTGGTCTTCGTATTTCAGTTTAAGTATTTCAAGTTTTTCGGTCTTTTTCGCAGAAATTCCAAATTCTTGAAATTTAAGTATTTTCTGTTCAAGTTCAGCAATTTTATGTTCTAAAATCTGAATGTCTCTTTCTTTGCTCATGGCAGTAAATTTTATCTTGTTTAAATTTATTTACTATAAATACTAAAAGTCTTGCTTTTGAACCCAAGATTTAATATATTTGGTGAACTTTTTAAATGGAAAGATACATTAAATATAAAAGGCACTTGAATTCCTTCCCCTATCCTGATTTTGAAAAAGATTTACAGGAATGGCTGGATAAATTAGTTACTGACGGTTGGGAAATTATTAATTATAACGAAGTTCATAAAGAACGTTCTTTTGATGTTATAATACTTGCCGGAAAAAAACAAAATAATATTTTATGAGCATAGACGCTGGATATTTGGTTGAAACCAAAACTGGTAAACAAGGAAGAACCTATCATAGAGAAGGTAGAGTAAATAAAAAAACAGTAGTTCACATCATAGATGAAAACGGCAAAGAAATTAAAATGCTTTGTGACCCACAAAAATTAAAAATAATTGGATATATAGATTAACATCATGGAAGAACAAAATTTAGAATTAAACCACACATATTTAATAAAATTTGGAAATACAGATATCATCTCTTCCATCACAGTATTACTTATAACAGATAAGGCATATCATATTCGTTGGAACAGAGGTCTGGAAGGTAACGATACTTGGGAATTAAAACAAAAAATGTTTCATGACTATAGTGTTGTTGAAGACATTAGTGATTTTATGTTAAGTAATTTACAAACCACCACAGGTAATCCCACAATATTAAAAATCAACACAAAATGGGTTCAATGTCATGTGTGCAAGGGATTTGGTACTATCCCGGATTCAAATTCAAGTGCTGGTACTAAATTATGTCCATTATGTTATGGTTCAAAAACGATTCCAGAGGTAAGTGATATAACTCAAGAGTAGACATTTGTTTTTTGATTAGTATTTATGGAAAATACTTTTCAATGAAATTGTTGAAATTAATTGAGTTAATCAAAGAAGAAATTCAGGATTTTTATAGCGATTGGCAAACTGAGCCAAGTATTGCTGATAAATATTATGAACGTAGACTCGGTATAACTGCAGATGTCCCTACACCAGAAATAAGGGCAGAGTTAGTTGGCTACGTAGATAAACAATTCGATAAACCCATAAATAAGCCAATTCCGGTATATAAGAACCCCAAATCGCTTGAAGGTTTTACTTCTGATACCAGAGGAATTTTATTAAGAACTGGCGATTTATATCTTGCACAATCTTATAATGCACTTCATGATAACATATTAGATTTGTTATCTGAAAAAAATATTGTGCCGTATGGTGCAAAATATGGTTATGCCGAAAATTTTCCCAAAGAATTTGTTGCAGTGGTTCGTGCCGGAAACACAAAAACTTTCGGTCAGTCAAGCGCATACGATTACTTCCCAAATCATTATATTGAAATATTTGATACCGGAGAAGAAAAACAACCTTACGGATTTACACATTACGCATATTAAGTCATCATGAAAAAGAAAATACATACAATTATTAAAGAAGAACTTCAGAGTCTTTTAGACCCTAATCATCAAATATCATATATGCCACAGGGATATGAGCATAATATTCTCGATGAAAATCAAAGTGTTATGGGCATTCCAGAATTGGCAGAAATGGCTTCCAGATTAGGAGTTGACCACAGCGCAATTTTAAGTATACTTCAAGACCAATTTAGAAAAAGAGGGGATGAAGGTATCGTGGAAATGTTTAAAGAAATGACGGGAGTTGCAATCGAAACAATTAGACACGGAAAATACGTGTTTAGTTATAACGAATAACACTATTTTTTCTTATTTTTTCTAATTTTTAATTGAGTATCAGCCACTTTCTTCAAAGCAAATAATAGTCCAATTTCAAGTGCTTCTTCCGGGGATTCAAAGAAAATATCATCATCAATTTCTTTAATTGTTGTTCCATTGGTTTTAGTTAGAATGTAACCCCAACCACTTGCATTAGCATATATTTCAACATGAATATTATGATTCTTTCTCACCCAATTAGCAAGTAATGTTTGAGTTGGCGCACTAATGTACCCATCAGACAAACCGGAATACATGAAGCCATAATTCATATAATATGTATGCTTTCCAAATTTATTATATAATGAGGCTTCTTGTCCATATCTCTGAATAACATCAAAGCCAATTTCTTTGGCAAATTTTGCTGTTTCGAATGAAACTCGTGTATCTTCCATGATTAAAATTTATCGAATTCTGAAATCCAACGTTTTGGCATACGTCTGAATTTAAAAGTCATTTCTTCACGTTCTTCTTTTGTTGAATCTTCGTCAAACCAACTACGATATGCCCAAACTTGAACCTTTTTTCCCTTTTTTCTTTCACGAATACTTGGAAGTGAAATTCCTACATTTGATTTCCAGAAACTCCAGATGTCCCTGTTTTGACCAGCATACCAAAGACTTTTATTACAGAAATAATGGGTGTAATTCTTTTTCAGATATTCTTCAACTTCACGAATATAACCCCGGAGAACAAAATTCCCATTATGTTTTGAATAAACAAAGCACAGGCAATAAGCACCACCATACCATTTGGCTCTACCATCTGCCGGAATATCAATGATAGGATACTTTTTATTTAAAACTGCACGTTGCTTTTTTTCGTAGATTTTCTCGGCTTCTTGACGATAGTATTCATAACTTTCATCATCGGTGATTGATTTCTTTTCTTCGTCAGTGAGTTCTCTTTTAAAACTCAAACCAAGTCTATTTAAAAAGACTTGCCATGCAATCTCTTCAATTGCGTTTTTACGTTCAATACTTCCCAATTTAATTACATGGGATGCTTCGAATTTTACATTTTCACCTAAGTTATCCATAATTTTTCTATTTAAAAAGTTTGGGAAGGCATGAAAGTATATCGGTCAGTTATGCTTTCTATATAAGACCAGACTTTCATGCCTTTGGGTTAGGTTAAGCATCCTAATTGTAAACCACCTGTCTGCCGAAGCAGACCCCAAACAAATTTGTTGCGATAACGGGATTCGAACCCGTGACTTCCCTCTTGAGCGAGGGCACGCTAACCAACTGCGTCATATCGCAAGCACCGGAAGTCTATATAGTGTGTGTTATCTGCAGATTCACGCACCCTTAATACGACAGGCACTTATATGTGCCTTCCGACACATAATGTGGGGATAGAGGGAATCGAACCCCCAGAGTCAGTCTATCTTCATGATACGCTGTTTCGAACCCACGTACCACTATTGTCAACCTTCCGACAGTATAAGTGTACACTTACCGTCTGACCTTCCCAAAACAGGAAGCAACTTTACCAGTTTGTTTATACCCCCAGATTTTAAAGAACATAGTATAAAGGTGTTGTCACCATATTAGTCCTGTACTTCCTGAATCAAATCATATCGACATGGACTTCTCACTTTACACTTTGTGGCTCAAGAGGGAGTCGAACCCCCTGATACATGCGCTTCGGATATCACTCCCCGCACAACCCCATCTCCAACTTTCCATCAGGATACTTCATGCATTTTTCCTCTGATTTTCAGCGATGATTGAGCCATTTATTTTAAAGAACGTAAACCCCTTTCATCCCATAACTGCGTGTTACCTCTACAGCATAGTTAAGTTTTCACTCTAAGTACTACGACACTACTCAGGGTTTTGTGGTGCTGGCTGGAATTGAACCAGCGTGATGTCTTGTGGTACTTCGGTTCGACCCTTCACCAACAAGTTGCCTTGCCATCATCGGCATACAACACCAGATTTGTTAGCAACCGCTCATCCTTGCTGAGTCGTACACCTTATTCCGAGTTTCCATCGGGGTCACAGGAATCGAACCTGCGTCCATGCTAACAAAAAATAGTCTTTTCCCACCTAACCATAGCGGGTGTCATGCTCTCCTTGGGATGCATCTATCTGGTCTGAATCTACACCTTACATATTATACCCTATATCTCGGCATCTCAATACCTAACACTTCGTTCCCAATGGTTTGGGTATGAGTGATTAGCCTACCTTTCGAGCAACATGTGGAGTTTACACTCGACTACATTCAAAGAACTTCTTCTGTGCAATTATACGTATAATTTTTTAATTTGTTACAAAAAAATCAATATTTTTTTATTGTAATACTAAAATTTCTTTCACCGGGGTCAACATGAATACCGTTTGTAAATAAATTATCTTCTTTAATGCTTACTGCATACGAAGTGTCTATATTGAAAAACATAGAACCTATATCAACTGGTAACCCATCTGGATATTGTGTGACAATATTAAAATTGATTCCATTACAAATTATACTGCCCTCAACTCTAAAACTATTATCTTGTTTTAATTCCAATGCCAGAGAAAGCTGTTCATATAATTCTATTTCTTCCTTACTCCCCTTCTTATGACAGATTGCGTAATCAATTACCCGCATTCTTTCGTCATCAATATCGCTATCATACATGATTTTTATTATATTAGGTTGCTAATATAATAATTTTAAATTTAACATCAAAGAGTTTTTAAAAATTCCAAAATAATCCCCGTAAGTATTTATCAATAAACATAACAATATGGAAAAGTTTTATTTAGTAATTATAAAAAAGAACGGTGATATCGTACATAATATATATGCGACATCACACAAAGATTTAGTTGAGAAATATTTAACTCATGGAGATGTGGCAGAAAAAACATATTTTAAAGCCAGATTTTCTCCACATGAAGGTCAACGATTTGATAATGTCGAAGAATATAGAATTATTGTGGATGAAACCTATATTCCAGATTGGTTCTATGGAGAATTTGCCGAAGAAGTAAATAATAAACTAAAGACAATTATTGAATCAATGATTATTACCGGACACAAACAATTATTATTACATGATGGTGTTATACTAAATGGTGATGCGGTTGTCGATGTAGCAAAACATTCAATGATTTTTGCAATGTATGATAATGCAAGAATAAAAGTCCTTGACTATAATTCAATTGTTTGTGAGATGACAGATGAAACAAAAATAGATGAAACCCGTGACAATACCAAAATTATTGATATGCTTGGTTTCAGTAAAATTGTAGAAATGTATGATTACAGTAAAGTAATGAAAATGTTTGGACAAGCTAAAATTGGAAAAATGTTCGACCAATCACGTATTGCTGTACTTAAAGGAGATGCAAATATATTGGAAATGCGTGATACTTCTCAAGCCGATAGATTAAGACATATGAGCAAGGTAGATGAAATGCATAATCATTCAGTAATCGAAGAAATGTGGGATTGGACAATTGTAGAAAAAATGTTTGATAATGCCAGAATTAATTTCATGGACGAAGATTCAAAAGTTCTGGAAATGTATGGTGACTCAATCATCGAATCTATGCATGGAAATGCAGTGGTTGAAAAACTATATGAAAATTCGTTGGTTCGTAAACTCCACGATATGGCAAAGGTTATTGAAAGAGACTTACATGGAAATTAATGTAATTTGAAAATGTCAGAAGCCGAAAACTGGTATCCTAACCATACAATTATTTCATTGGTTAACGAAGTTATTGAAAATTTCATTAATGAAAACAGTATTAAACCAATACTTAATTCTAAAGAAGCATATGAAATTCTTGATAACAGCACTGCTGGTGAATCTACTTGGTGTGCTGGTGGCTGTGCAATTCTCGCACATGCACTTAATATGATATTTAGATATGATATATATGTTATTTATGACTACGGTAGAAACCAAATAGACCATTTTGTTGTTAAAACTCCAAATAATACTTATATAGATTGTGACGGAGAACAAAAAAACATCTTGGATAATTTCAAAAGAAAAGAAGGATTAACACACAATAAAAATCTTGTGCTAATACCGTATTCAGAAGACCTTAGAAATAATGGAATTCCAGTTGATATGCGTGCAAGTAGAAATCTCGGAAGGCTTATTAAATCAAGACTTAACCCTGCTCAATCTTAAACCTATTACCTTTACTATCACTCACATGCATTAGCCAACGCAAATGTAGTTTCTGTATGTTATAACCACCAGCATAAATGGTTTGTGTGTAAATCACAACATTACCATCAGGACTATTGGCATTTAATGTGAATTCAATACCATTAATACCCTTAATGAAATTAGTCATGGTGAAATCTACCAAACTCGGATATCTGGCTTTTAATTTGTAAATCAAAGAATCAATCTTACCATATTCTTTTTCACGATATGCCTTCTGTGCTTTAACAATGAATTCCGGTAAATTCTCGATTTTCATTCTAAGTAAAACACCATAATGTGTATTCCAGAACATATTAAGACTATAATATTCTCTCGGTGGCTGTCCTGCAAATCCTTTTTGATATTTCTTTTCACCGAATTTCCTCTGAAATTCATCCTGTGATAATGTTTTGTATTGCTCGTGAATATATTGCCAATCTCTTTTTATGCTGCTGTCAATCTTGGCTTCTTGGTCAACAAGAAAGTCTTCAATCTTTCCACGAATTTCTAATACGAGTGCAGCATATTGGTCACCAGTTGTTGATATATTTTTCTGGTCTTCCTTGGCTTTCTTCTGTCCACCAAGACTTTCAATTTTTTTCACATAATCTTCGAATTTAACAACCCTGCCTGTGCGAGTGGTAATTGACATTTCCCTGATTTCCTGAAGGTCTTCAGGACTTAATTTAGGTAGTAAATCTACAAGAATTTTTGTCTGATACGCAGTTGCTGAAGAAATCCCCGACCTGCCACCACCACGAAGTGCAAGACTATAAGGATGTGCGACACTGCTGATTCTCTCTAATAATGAAATCGCTTTTTCCTTGTCAGTTCTTTTATCAATTATATCCATGTTATTGGGTTTAAATTTATTGATTATACGTAATATCTCATAAATAGTTACAAAATTATCAATATTTTTATTGCTATTTTAATTTTATTTCAATACATTTGACAGAAATTCTGAATAGCACACAAACCGGGTATCCGAACGTTTTATAAAAATTTATAAAAATATAATGCCAGCAATAAGCAACTTGAGAAAATCAATTCATTATTTGCAACAAGCAATCCGAGAAGAAGAACTTCGAAACGATAAAGACTTGTTGAAAGCACTGGATATTATGGCAAAAAAAGAAATTGGGAGACGTGATATCAATGACCCCAAAACATATAATACCGATGAATTATAAAAATATGACTAAGTTAGAAAAACTACAGGCAGCAAAAATTAAAACAAGAAGAGCATATTGTGAATTCATGAATGCACACCAAGAAGAATTGACACCAGATGAAATTAAAGCTGTGGAAAAACTTATGGAAAATGTGAAGAAAGCCAGCGAAGCATATGCAAAAGAATATAGTAAAACAAAAAGCAATGACAGCAATAAAAAAACTCGATGAAATCATGCAATCAGGCTTGCAATTCAGATTCTTTAACAAACCAGTTCAAGATGATTACCTCTGGGATATTAAATGCTTCTGGACTCATGAAGGCGTTAAAACCTCTGAGGGTTTCGATAGCTGCGAAGATTGCATAAACGACTGCTGGGAATATGTTAAAACATATGATGTAAAGGTTCAAATAAACCAAGTATGAGCACTGATAAACAAAACGTTAAGATTGACAGCTATGAAAGAAAAACTGTTTTTACACATTTAAAACCTCATTGTTATTTTGCTGGCGAACATGACTTCATGGAAGTCTGTGAATGGAGAAATGGTGAGGGTTTCGATGTTGAGGTTTCTGGAAAACTTGGACAAAGATTCCAGTTGACATTCGGAGAATTCAAAGCATTAAAGAAACTTATAAAAAAATTGGAGGAATAATGGAAAATCTTGAATTAAAAATAGTGTTTGTTGAAGACCCAAAAATTGGTGGATATACTGCGTATTTCAAGAATATTCCAAATGTTATTGCGGAGGGCGAAACAAAACAACAGGCATACGATAATCTCATAGAACTTCTGGCAATTGTTGTCGAATATAAAGAAAGACAGAAATATGTATTTGTCACATATGACCCTTTATATGAACAAGTGGTATGTGTGCATGAAAAATACCAAACAGAATGTAAGAAATGCAAACCTCTGAGAAAAAAGAGAGCCAAACAAGGCGTTTATCACCTAACAACACAAAAATTTAAAATAAAACCATGACAGGAATTGAATTAATCGCAGCCGAAAGGCAAGAACAAATCGAAAAACACGGCAGAAGTATTGAAGCCGATGTTAAGTATAATAGAACCGGACAACTGGTTAGCGGTGCTATCTCATTAATTAGAGCAGAACACCGGGGTTTCTGGGAAGAAATGCCCATGAATTGGGATGTTGCAATTTGTAAGAAAATGGCAAAAAAATCCTATAAGGAAAGACTGGTTATTGCAGGAGCATTAATCGCAGCAGAAATCGATAGACTCAATAATAAGCCTACTTCTTAAAAGGTACGTAACAACTATCGGGATTCATGCCAACATCCATAATGAATTCCAAAACGGATTCCCGGAGTTCGTTCTGAAAAAAATCTACATCTGTAGCACTAATATTAATGCTGTCAGTTTTTATGACCTCAATATTTGTATTATTCTTATTTTGTTTTTTATTTCTGTCTTTCCCTTCCACTATGGCGAAAAGAAATAATACTGCCAATACCAATGTTAAATTTTTCATATAAATGATTTTTCATATATAATTACTCGAAATTCTGGCTATTTATATTAAATAATTGTTACATTTGTATTAATAATTGTTACATTTGCATTAACCTTAATACCTAAGACAATGAAAAAATTAATCCTGATTATCAGCTTTATGCTTGCAACTCTTTATTGTAGTGCACAAAACGTGAGAAAATACTATCACGATAACGGTAAACTAAGAGAGATTAATACCTATAATGACAGTCTGAAATTAGATGGTGTCTGTAAGTCTTGGAATACCGATGGTAAATTAATTGCTAAAGCCTATTATTTTAATGGTAGTAAAACCGGAACTTGGAAAGTCTGGCATGATAATGGTCAACTTGCATATGTAATGAAATACCGTAATAATAAGAAAGTAGGAAAATGCTTGATGTACGATAAAAATGGTGTACTTGTTGCAAGTCATAAGTACTAAGTATTTATGTTAAAACATTTATGAAACTCACAATAGGAAAAGTATTTCAATTACAAAATAAATGGATTAAAACCATGCTCATGGTATCCATTGTAATTGTTATTGGCTTATCGGTAATCCCCGACATAAAACAACATGACCTGCAACCAATAGAAATGCCAATGCAGGAAATCCAGAGAATGGAAATCTATGATAGTACCGCAATTGATTTACAAATACCAAAATCTACACCAATACAAATTGAAATCATAGAGAAAGAAAAACCTTTCGACTGGAAAGAAATGATAAGCTGGGTAATTGGTGCAATTAATGGTGTCGTATTGCTTGTAATGAATATCAGAAATATCAGAAAGAAATAATGAGAAAACCAGCTTTCCTTAAAGAACAACAACGACATAAAATGTTGGAAACAGCAGGTGTTGATTACCTACGGGGAGCAAACCTTATCAGTGTAGACATACAACCGGAATACGAAAAAGGATTTGGATTCTATATAAAAGATTATCTTGACTTCCTTAATAAGAATTTTGACAACCTTAACTCTTTGACATTTTTATATAATGGCACTGATACTGTCGGTGGTGTCAGCGAAAACGAATATAAGTACTGGCTTGTGGAAAACGGCTTCGAAGAAGAAAATCTTGATTACAGTAAATTCTATGATAAAGGCTATGCGTTCTTCAGATATTGCATGGACGAAGGAATTGATGATGATGACGTGGTTAAACTCGTGCAGTACATGATTAAACACAATATAAACGATAGCAGAGATATTGACGAAGACATGTGGAATGGCTTCATGAAAGAAACCGGAGCAGACCAATCTGATGTCAGAGACTTATTGGAGTCAGCAGGTGATATGATTAATATACCAGAACTAATGGATTACTTACAAAATTATAGTGGAAAACTATATCTAACTGGTGGTGGTATCAATGAATGCCTGAGAGAAGTGGAAATAGCTTTAATGGCACTAAATAAACCTTATAATATCTTGACACAATTTACTTACTAAGGGTAGATGGGTGGGTAGAAAAACAATTAAAAATCAATGCTTTAATGATTTTAAGTGGGTAGAAAATTTTTTGATTTAAATCTCGTCTTTTGGTAAAATGCCAAGGTCTTCTTCAATATCCAGACTTAAATTATGTGCAGTCCAGTAATTCATTTTTTTGGTCTTCATCATTATGTTTTCTGCAATTTCATGAATAGTACAACTTAGATAATATTCATCACTGACTTTCTGATTACCGAAATTACATCCACATTCAAAACTTTCTCCATCAAGACCCTTGATTTTATAGTGATGGCTGGCAATCCAGATTTCATCGTGGGGAATAAACTCATGTACTAAACCATGTCCACCATGTCCGAAAATTATGCTGAGATTATTTCTAACCCATTCACCATCCACCGTAAATACCTTATAACCCTCACGATTTTCTTTGAAGGTCTTCCACTTACCACTTAACTTGAATCTGGGGTCTTTCTTCTGACTACGGTGTTGAATATCATCCTCAATACCATCCCATTTGAGTTTTCTCTGGTCTTTGGGTGTTTTGAAATCCTGTATTTCGGAGTCTATGATTGTCTTGATGTCCATGTATATAAATACTGTGTTTTTATATTGAGACTAAAAAACTTCTTGTATAATAATATTATTATGTCTATTTTTGGGCAAATAATCTTTAATTTATAACAATGGAAGAAGCAATAATTTATGGTGTAAAAACAGATAGAGGTTTTAATTACATTGGTAAAACTATTAAATCAATTAAAGGAAATCGAGATTTAAGAAAATCAGATGTTGGTGCTCGATATAAAAATAATGATATTAAAAATTTCTTAATCGAAAACCCAGATGTGAATATGGTGGTGCTTAAAACTATTGCACTGCAAGACTGGTACGATGAAAAACTTCTGGAAGTCGTAGATAAACATAAAGACCAACATCCATTACTTAATTCTCAGTGGATGCTCGATGGTAAACGAGGTTTCTGGGAAGGTAAAGAAAGAGATGTTAATACCCTTAAACAACTTTCGGAAAGTAAATATAAACGTGTCGTGCAATACGATATCTTGGGTTATCTTGTTAAAGTCTGGGAAAGTGGTAAAGAAGTGGCAACACATGTCTTTAAAGATTATAGAATAAAAAATGGTAGTGGTTGTACAAGACTGTATTCCATGCTTACAAGTAATAATATTAAAACAAGATTCAGATATGGTTCGTACTGGTTGAAAGAAGAAGAACTGATTGAGAATTTTGGTGGTATTCCCAATAGAATAAATATTGGCTTGATAATAGAAAACCAGAAAAAAGAAAAACGAGAGAAAAGTAAATATAGAAGACCTTCTACATACCGGAGATACACAATCATATATACCGACAAAAGAGGTAACGAAATCAGGTATTCTAATATCTTTGAAGCAGGTCTTGCCCTTAAAATAAGTCCCACATCTGTTGGGAGAATCTGTAGGGGTGTAATTAAATCCAAGAGTTACACGCTGAGATACGGTGAGAAAGAATTGCAACCCATAGATATAGTTAAACCCAAATATACAGTAAAACCCATTAATAGAAAACGAAAATAATTTTTCCAGAATTTTTTATGGTTCTGATTTTTAGGTAAGTACTTGATTTTCAGGAAATCATAAAATTTTTTTTGGGAATTTTTTACGACCATTTATAAGTTACTCATGTAGCACCCCCGCCTTCCCGGAGGGCGGTCTGGGTGGGGGGTGTCAGGGGGGGATACGGTGGGGGGAAGGGGTGTTATAGCTTCATGGCTGGCTTATCTTTTCGTGTTGGTGTACTGCTATTATTTCTTATGTGAGTGTCTTAAACAGGCTAAAAACAGCCTAAAAATAAGGGAGCAGTTTTACTCCCTTATTTAGACTGATTCTGAATTACAACTCAATGGTTTCACCGTTCACTTTTACGGTATCAATTCTGCCACAAATGAAGTCCCTGAATTTTCCGGCTCTCAAATCAAGGTGTTTGGTAATTGCCTGTTTTGCAAGGGTTTTGGCTGAACTGTTAACGGTTTTGTATTCACCTTTGACCAAAACAACCTTTGAAATTGACTGCCCAAATACGTGAATTTCAAGGGTTTCCTTATGCAGACGTATTGCAGGGGTCAAATTGATATATGCATCTGTCTGTCCTTTGCTTTGGTTTGTCCTGTCCTCAATGTTTGCAGATAGGTTTTTTTCTGCACTTACAAGCATTTCAGAAAGTGCAAGTTTAACGGTTTCAGCATCAATACCGGAAGCCTTACTAATTGCCTGAACGTCATTATCATTGCAATTTTTCAACCTGTTAAAATCGGTTTCTTTTGCATTCTGCACACTAATATTGACGTTAACAACGTGGTTAGCAACTTCACCCGTAGTTTTGGCAAAATACTTGTTAATTGCAATGAATGAAGCACCTTTGAGGTTTTCAAACTGACCGAAGAATTTTTTTGCGTTTTCCATGTTTTTAAAATTTATTGGTTTATATATAGTGATACGGTAAAAAATTGTTTTGGTTACATTTTGGGTACACTATTTTTAATTAAAATTGCATTTATTTTATTCTGTTCTGATTATCAGCAAGTTATGAATAAAAATAATTCCTATATATATGGTATAGTATTGGCTTATTTAGAATGAATATAAATTAGGGTAACTTTGTAACTTTGATACAAAATAATGAAACTTTTGTTTGTTTGTAACGTTAAATATAGTACATTTGATACGTGAATTATATGTTTAACTTAAAACGCAAAGATATGAAAACGACTGAAACAATGAATTTTAATCAGGTTTACGCAAAGTTTTACAATCAAATTTTGCACTATGTAAATACGAAAGTTAACAATATCAATGATGCAGAGGATATAACAGCAAAGGTATTTGTTAACGCATACAAACACTTTGACAAGTATAATGAAAGTGTATCAAAAATGACTACATGGTTACATTTTATTGCTAACAATGCAGTTATTGATTTTTTCAGGGCAAACAAATACCATGCAACAGATGTTCATGTTTCTGATTTTGTTGATGAAACCGGAAAAGAAATGTTTGAATTTGTTGGTACTGACGGCAATGATGTTTCAAACAACAGAGAACTAAGGGAAGCAATTTTGAAAGCATTTGCAAGTCTGAAACCTAAATACAGACGTATTGCAAACCTGTATTTTATGCATGAAAAAGAATATAGCGAAATTGCAGAGATTTGCAATGTACCGCTTGGAACTGTCAAAGGAATGATAAACAGGTGCAGAACAATGTTACAGGCACAGTTAGTGAACGCATAAGGCAATAGAAACGGAGTGCAGAAATGTACTCCGTTTTATTGTTACAATGTTCAGATACAATGTTCAGAACGTAACAAATTACTTTAAATTCCGTATAATATAATGTACCAAAACGACAAAGCAATGAACGCAAACGTAATTTTATCAACAGTCTGTTATTGTGCAAGCACAACGACAAGTGAGTTACAGAATGCTAAAAATGCACTTGAAAAACTTCAGGGTATGCGCAAGGCAATAGGTTTTTCGTTTGGATTGTACAGGGCAATTAAGATACAGAAAAAATTAATTGCAGATATGGAAAATAGTTTGTCCAGAATGTAACTTTTAATTAAAACCAACGTATAATAAGTATAACCAAAACGCAAAAATTATGACAACAACGACAAGACCTTTGTACCAGATTGCAAGTGAAATTCGCAAGGACTGGAAAGCAACAAGTAAGAACGGTATCTATTTTGGTGCAAAACCTTATCTTGATGCAATGGAGTGCCTGAACTCAATCAATGACAATTACGGAATGGACTCCGGCAAGTCAATTGTATTGTACTTCCTTGCCAATGCCGGAACATGGAAGGGCGAAACAGCCAAACGGATTAAGGCAGAACTCAAAAAGCTGGCAGGAATAAAGTAATTCGGTCAATGTCCAATGAAACGGAGTGCAGCAATGTACTCCGTTTTTATTTGCCGGAATGTAACATTTTTAAATAAAAACCGTATAATATAATGTACCAAAACCAAAACGCAATGTTCGGATATTATGGACACATACCAGTAAACAAGACAATCAAAAAGATATTGATTGGCAAGTTATTCAATTGGCATAACAGCAATGTATTTGTCATTCTGGGAGTAAGGCGAAACAATTTGTACGGTTATCTGGAAGTACTTGCAGGTAATGTACCAATGAGTAAAAAGTATGGCATGAGCAGAAGTGTTAATGTTTATTCGTGGTATGCTTTTCAGCCTAAGAATATGTATTTCATTGGCAGGGATAACAAGCAAGCAATAAGAAATTGCCTTAAACACAATCCAATGTACATAAAATACCATATTGGTAAGTCAATTGATGCCAGTAAGTTTGTATTGTACAGTCAACCACCTGTTAGTAATTATTCACAGGACAGTATAATTGTTTACGACAATTGTAAATATTATGAGGACTATCTAAAATCAGTTAATAATATGTAACTTTTATTTAAAACCTACGTATAATAATGTACAAACCAACACAACAAAGCAATGAAAAAAGCAATTCAAATGTTACAGGCAGGTTTCGAAAGTTCATCAGGATTAACACCTGAGTTTGCACAGTTTTACAGAACTTTCAAATCTGAGTTTACAAAGGAACTGAAGTCTCAGGGTGCAACTGATATAGTGTTCAATCGTGGACACTTTTACGTATCGGGTTTCTGTACTATCAATGGTCAGGCATGGTATTTCTCATTGTCCGATGTCAGAGGCATGGAGTATTGTCTGAACCAGTCTTGCATGGGTAAATTATTGTACCGGACTGCAAAGAATTACAAAGACTTTACAGGCGGTCAGAACAGGTATGCAACAATCCGTCAGGGCATGGGAGAAGATATGTTTTGGAGTTTCAAAGTTGTCGAATAATAACATTGCGTTTTTAATTAAAAGGGTTGCAGGTTTCTGTAACCTTTTTTTATTTAAAACGTATAATAAGTATAACCAACACATTAAAGATATGAAACTCATAACCAAAGAAATCGAAGCAGCTTTTGCTAAACAGGGTTACACAGGTGACAAAGACCCTAAAGATATTAAGATTGTAATGAAACTCTTTAATCCGGCAGGTGCAGGTACATGGTATTTGTACGAGAAGGAAGACGAGGATATTTATTGGGCATTTGTGAACCTTGGCGACAGAGATTGTGCAGAATGTGGCACGGTTTCAATGTCCGAGTTACAGGCATTCAGGGGCAGGTTTGGATTAGGCATTGAGAGAGATATGCACTTTAAGCCAATGTCCATAAGTCTGCAGGAAGTCATTGACAAAATTAAGTCAGGCGGTCACGTTTAATTTTGCGTTTTTAATTAAAAAGAACTGCTCCAGACTGTAACAATCTGGGGCAGTTTTCGTATAATAGAATGTACCAAAACACACGACAATGAAAAAAATTATGGATTCACCTTATTTCAGACCAGTAGTATGGCACATAGCAGTAGGATTTTCCATATCATTCTGGATAGTATTAATACTGATAATTCGTTAAGCAATGGCAAACACAATTACACAATGGAAACCACAGGTGACAATCAACGGTAAAACAACCAGATTTTCAACCTACCGGGAAGTAAAGAAAAACATGAAACTCTTGCTTGATAGGGATATTCAGGAAAGAAGGTTGTATGACTACATGAACACGGAAGTCAGGGTTTCACGTTCCAGACGTGGCGAATGGGGTGAATGGTTTGAATATTGGCAATATAACGCTGAACGCAAACCTGTTATAATTAAACAGGGTTGGATGTAACCTTTTTAATTAAAAACCGTATAAGAGTTATAACCAATACAGATAAAGCAATGGACAAAAAATGTTATGAATCGCTGAAAGATATTCGCAACAGGGTTGCAACAGGACAGACCACAACATTTGCAGAACGCAATTGGATGAACATTCAATTAAGACAACAGGCGAGGAAGAAAAAAAGCAAGGCATGAAAACCGATGACTACATAAAAGCAAACCGGAAGGGCAGCAGAGAGGCTGAACTTGAAAGCGAAATGGGTTGGAAAGCCAAGCATAAGATTCACAAGTCAAAGAAACAATATATTCGTAAACCAAAACACCCGAAGAAATGAAAACAACAGCAGATTTACCAGAAATACCATCAGAATTCATTGAACCTTATCTGCAAAAGTTTATGGGTAACATAGTTGAATTCGCTGCAAGTGCTTGCACAGAAGAAGAACGGAAACAGCGCAATGGTCTGGGTTGGACTATTGCAGAACTCAAACAATGGGTTAAGGGTGTTGAAATGTTTGTATCGTGGACTTGTGGTATTCATGCCAGACTTGCAATGCAGAACGAATTTTATAACCGTTGGAACAGGATGCCGGACGACCAGATTAAAGCAATTTGTAAGCAGGTAATGGATGAAGTTTATTCTGAGTGTTAATGTAACATTTTACCCTGATATCCGTATAATAACTATAACCAAAAACGCAAAGCAATGATAACACTTGAGAATATAATCGAAATGCAGAAGTCATACGGAGTGACACAGACACAGGAAATGATAAACAATGGTCAGTGTTGGCTAATGGAAGGCAGTGTTGGAAGATTCGCTGCAGATTGTCTGAGAATAGGTGTATGTGTGTTGCCGGAAGACAGGAAAAGAGATTACTACGGCAATACCGTGCCAAGCCGGAATGACATTAAAGCAGGTTCAAACGGAAGTCTGGAGAATGCACAGGAATTCTGGCAGAAGGTTGAAGACGGTGATTTTGAGTGTGAAGAATTTCTTTTGTCTTCATTCTGCAAGGAAACCGGAGAAACAGTTGAAACCGATGGTGAATAAAATATAGTTGTTGCGTTGTTTCATATCTTTGTTGGTAATGCCCCTGAACCGTTTAACCAGAACGGCAGGGGTTTTTTTATTTAAAATACTTTGATTTTCTTGTAACCTTTTTAATTAAAAACCGTATAATAAGTAAAGAAAGGAGGTTCGCACTCCGAAGGTGCGCAGAGGGTAGACTCCAACCTACCTTATATCCTGAGTTTAGATTTAGTCTAAATAAAGAAACAATTTTCGCTTTTAATTAAAAATAATTGTATATTCGTGTAACCTTTTTAATTAAAGTCCGTATAATCAGTATAACCAAAACATAAAATAAAATGGAAACAGCAACTGAAAAAAAACAAAAAGCCGAAACCAAGATTTGCAGTCTGAATGACTTGCTTTTCCCGGTCGAATTGATTGACAACCCAAGAAACACCAACCCTGAGTATTGCAAGGTTGTAACAGGTGTCATTGGTGGTCAGGAAATGGATTTGAACTACTGCTCTGACAGGTACGCACTTGTACCGAATGCTAACATTTTCCCGCAGATTGAAAACGTGTTGAATGCACACAGGATTAATTTCACCCCTGAGTACAAGCATATCAACAACGTCAGGTTTTATGCTGACTATGCTATTGATGACAAGCGTTATGGCTACAAAATGAAAGGTAGTAATGACGTTATTCAGCCAATGCTCAGAGTTCAGCACAGTTACAACGGTCTTACCAAATACCGGATTGTGTTTGGTTACTTCCGTTTGGTTTGCTCCAATGGTCTTGTTATCGCAGTTGAAGAAATGAAGGAATTCAATCTTGCAATTGTTGGTAAGCACACAGAACAAATTCTGCATAGCTTTGACGAACTTGACACAATGTTGCAGAACTTTGGCGAGAACGCAAAAGAGATAACCAACGCTCTGACTGCAAAGTACGAAATGCTTGGTGGCAGATGGGTTGAGAATGTTCAGGACAGGCTTACTGAGGTACTGAAAGCTACAAAGATAGCAATGGTTGACACTTCAAAGTTCAACACCCTGAATGACATAACCAACCGGATAATGACCGAAGCACAGAACGCATCACTTGGTTACAACGGTAAGGTAAATGACTGGCTGATATATAACGGAATAAACCAATATATGTTCAGCGACAGAACCATAGCTGCACCGGAAACCCGAATGGAAACCGACAGCAAAGTATTTGAGTACTTGCTTGCCAATGCATAACCAATGTACTGAGATATAAAAGGGGTGAATGTTCACCCCTTTTTTTTGTAACATAATGTCCTGATTTACGTATAATAAGAGAACCAAAACTTTAATTAAAATGAATGTAAAAAATCTAAGAGTTGCAGTCGTGCCAACCGAAACCGGAAATGGCATTGACCAAAGAAGCACAGTTGAGGAAATTCTCAATTGTCCTGAAACCCAATTGTTTGCCCTGACAGATTATTTTCAGGCGCAGAACAATAGCGACATTGACCTATTGCATTGGTCGTTCCTGATTGACATTGAAACCAAAGAAGACCTGACAGGTACTAACATGGATGGTGTTCATTACCACAGTAAGGCAATTAAGATTGGCAAAATCAAAGCAATCATTACCGAATGGGGTTCAACCAGTGTTTGTGAACGTGAACGTGACCACTCACCTTGCCTGAATTCCATTGGTAGTGGTAAGAATAACGTCAGCGAATTAGTTGAACAGTTCTATGCAGATAGTGTTGAAACCGTTGTGTATCAGGATGAAATCACATTGAGTTACAACAACTATTCCTATGAGGAACTGCCAGATGAAATCATTGATGAAATTCTGGAAATCGTTGAAGAGTATGAAGCCGATATGTTGAAAACCGAAAAAAGATGTCAGTCATGAAAACAGCAAAGTTCGTCCGGGAGATAACAGTTATTGACCCGGATTCCAAAGGTGAAGTATCATTGTCCGTATTCAAACATGACAACGGTGGAATGTTCGCACTTGACAGTAGTTTTATTGAACAGGTGTTGCCGGAAGAAGGTGATGAGTGTTGGATTCCCGACCCATTTAATGATGAATTTGAGGTTGAACCCAATATTGTGGTAAGGCTCACAGGAGTATGAAAAATTGAACCCGGATTGTAACATTTCCGGGTTCATTACGTATAACTAATGTACAAACCAATAACACAAACCAATGGAAATCACGCTAACAAAATCGAAAACATTCAAACTTGAACCCTTTGGCAAGTTTGCCATTAAGTGGAGAACCCGGCAGAAAAACAACCCTAATGTTATTCCCTTCGAAGAATTACATATTGACCACAATAGTGGTATGCCAATGTCCAAGGAGCAGGAGAAAGAGATTGTTCAACTCATGAAGAAAAACAAAACCGACATACTTACAGACGGCAGTTACTTTGGTTTCTTTACCCGGCTTAATGATGATTTGGTTGAAGTAAGACATAGGAAATTGGTATTGTACCGGGAAGACGAAACATTTAAAAGTGCTGTTGATTCAGGTCATTCCTTTGGAAAAAAATAGTTTTGCGTTCATTGTTTTGGTTCGAATACCCGCATCGATATGGTGCGGGTTTTTTCATGCATATGGATGTAACCATTTTAATTAAAATACGTATAAGAACTATAACCAATACGCAAAGCAATGACAAAAAAAGATTTCATAGAGAGAACCAGTTATCACAAATACACTGGTCACCCGTCAGACAATAACGTGAATGCACTATTCTTTGACTGGCAGTCAAATGACGAAGGACACGGATATAAGTATTGTGTTTATGCCCGTGCATTGAATGCAACCAAAAAAGAGTTGGAGAAAGCACTCTTTGACTTCGTTACAGGTGTTGTTGAGGACACAGATTGGTGGATACAAATAGTTGTAGCAGAAACCGACAAACAGCGTTTCAAAGTTCCAATTAGCGGTTCAGGATTAAGAAGTTTAATTAAAAGATATTAAGCCATGAGCAAACTCAGATTTTATCAGGCAGAACTAAGACTTATTGACGACAAGGAAGTAAGTCAGTTAACCAAAGGTATTCCGGTTGAAGAACGTATTCAGCCATGTCCTGAATGTGGTGGAACTGAATGGTGGTTATACCCCAAAGCAGGTATTGCAGTCCGTGAAGGTGGTAAACCTTATTGTGAATGTTTGGGTTGTGGTTATACCACACACTTGTAACTTTTTTAATTAAATTCCGTATAAGTAGTATAACCAATAAAAATCAAAGCAATGGCACAGAAATTAGTAAAAGGTCAGGAAGTAACCATTAATGTTCCGTTCACCTATACAATTGGTGATGAAGGTTGCAAAACAGGTAAAATTTTGGAAACCATTGAGGACTGCAAAGCAGAAGTTCAAGCAGAACTCGATGAAGGTCTGGAAGGTGAGGTATTTATGGTTGTTGAATAAAAATAATCTGAAAAACTGTAACAAAATTCAAAAAGTTTTCGTATAATTGCATGAAGATAGTTCTTAATTATTAATGCCTAAAACAGCCGTTAACATGGAAGCACGAAACAAAGGTTCTCCGTAAAACCAACTTTTTAATTAATAACTTAATATAATAGACATAAACGATAATAAAAATCCGTTCTTCAAAATCCTTGCAAGGTAGGTTCAGGCAAAATTCCGCACCCTTTATGGCTCTATAAATGGTAACCAACCCAAAAATGCCCTCGGTGCTTTATATGTTTCTACCGGACACCCCTGAGTGTTATATGTTAGTCCGGTTTCCCGTAGCCGAACCATATGCCAGAATAGATTTTTCCCCTCGCCCCGAAAGGTTGCGGGGGTTTTTTATTTCATCTCTTGTAACCTTTTTAATTAAATTCCGTATAAGCAGTATAACCAATACATATAAAGCAATGGCAGAACTTAAAGAATTACATTTCAGAATTGGAGAAGGTTTCGGTAAACTACTCATGCAGATTGCACAGGAACACTTACTCTATAATCACAACATTCAGAAAGCACTTGATACGCTAAGTGATTTGCCCCCTGAACTTCAACTCAAAGTCTTGAAAGGCGATTATGTTATGCACGTTGATGAAGAAAGTCAACAGCTTTTGGTTGGTCAAAGGGAAGAAGGTATTGATGATGAATATCCAAGAATTGACGTGAAAGATTGGTGCATAGGAAACATTCGTGAAATCACTACCAATGGTAATGGACTGAAAAAAGCCATTGATGAAATGTTGTACCACATGAAGTACAAGAAACTGTACAGGACTTATGACTACTCAATGATAATTGATTTTATCACCACAGGTGACAGCAAACATATCATTGACGACCTGATGGAAAGTGAGGAAATATCACAACTTGCTCTGCTAATTGACGTTACCAAACGTTATATTGAGAAATCAGTGAAGATAATGTCCGTAATGGATTGGATGAAAAAGACTTATCCTGATGAAGTTGAACTTGTTGCCAATCGTTCTGAAAGTGGTAGGGTTTTACAGCTTGTAACAGAAAAACTCACTGAATTGCTCCGTTGTGATTTGTCCGAAGTTCAGAAAGAAAGTGAAATATTGGATAACTATATTGAAGCTGCACAGGAAATCGACAAGATAATGTCCGAAGGCATTGAACCTGTTAATATCATGGATAATTACAGTGCGGGTTGGTTGTCACCGGAAGGCGATTATTATGCTCTCAATGGTGAGATTGCAAATATGCTTCACATTCAGATTGCAAGTGCATTGCAGGATAAGGGAATTATTCCTGATGGTGATGAGGTAAATCCTGATGCATGGCTTGAACAGCAAGGTTGGGTTAAAATACATGACAGCAATGTACAGTTTGCAGGTTGCTTGAATGAAAAGATTAATAGGAAGAATGTTGACCTGACACCAATTCAGATAAAGAAAATCTATGAGTATGGTGCGTTGTGTCACAACGGAATGCTCAAAGTTGGTTGGAGAATGGAACGGTTGTCAGCCATAAGGTTTAAAGATATGGCAGAAACAGACATAATTGGATTATACAAAAAATACTTCGAGTATTAAGATGCAAACCCCTGAGTGTAACAATTCAGGGGTTTTTTCGTATAATAAAAAAAACAAATAACATGGAAAACTTTTTATTTAGTGATGATGATATAAGAAAGGTTTTAAATAAAAATAATAAAACCATTGATGAATTTATTGACAACAATAAAAAAGAAATTGGCGACCGTGTTGTTGTTATTGACTACTCAAGCATGAGTCATATTGATTGTGAATTTGAATACGATGACTATGAAAGGCTTGCTGATTTAAAACCTGATGATTTCTATGTGGTTTGCTATACCGGACAAAAAAATGTTTTGAAAAAAAGTTATACATCAACGCCTGTATATAAACAGGATTTAATCATTGCAGACCCCAAGACAAAGACTTTATTTAAAATCAGTTCAAAGCACGTCAGACTTTTGTAACCTTTTTAATTAAAATCCGTATAATCAGTATAACCAAAACATAAAAACTATGGACACTTTATCAGAACTCAGAGAACAAAAGAAAGCCTATGTAAATGCAGAGGCAGACAAAATTGTTGCCGGAATGGTACGCAGAAATGTAATCACAGACACGTTAGCGACTTGTGACTATCCTAATTGGGACAGAGAACTCCACAGAAACATGAATGATATTGCTGCAGAACTCCGTTCAAGAGGCATATCAGTAACCTCTAAGGTTAATCATGGTGTAACGGATTGGGTATTTACCGTAAATTCTTAACCATGACAGTAACAAATAACTACGGCAGAACGGTTGGTTGTACTGTTTGCAGGACAGAAAACCTACACGATTACCGAGTGTTCACACCTGCATTTGCAAGTTCAATTGATAGCGTGTATATTGGCTGGTGTATTGAACACAAAGGACAAGGACTGCAAGAATACCAAAAATGTATTCAAGAAAAAGACAGATTGCTCCAAGCTGATTCTAACTCATAACTTTTAATTAAAGTGGTCAATTTCGACCACTTTTTTTGTAACCATTTTAATTAAAATCCGTATAATAAGTAGGCAGGGTAAAACTTGGGTGCAGTAATCCGACCCTACCTTATACTCTGACTTTAGAATTATTCTAAATTAGGTAGTATTACTACCAAAATTGTAACATTTTTAATGCAATTTATCATGCAGTTTATCGTGTAGGACTGTAACCATTTTAATTAAAATCCGTATAATTACTGTAACCAATACGATAAAACTATGATAACGAAATTCACTTGCAGTTGTGGAAACACAGACCCCAAAAAAGCAAAAGCCTATGACGGTTGTTTGGGTTATTCGGCACTTGTATGTAAAGTATGTGGTATTTATTATGACCATACAGGTGAACACCCTGCAGATAAATGGAGTAAAGAAATGGTTGGATTATCTATAGCTAAATTGTAACAAAAACTATTTATTTCCGTATAATAACCATAACCAATAAAAACCCCATAGATATGACATTTACAACAATCGGCAAAGCAATGAAACAGACTGGCTTATCTTACTTAGGTAAAGTCAATGCAAGTGCAAAACTCGCAAAAAACGGCAAGGTTAACCAACATACATATGGTTTATATCTTGCTCCGGCACGTACAAGTGGTTATAATACTTGTGCTTTCAGTACACCGGAATGCAGAATGGGTTGCCTTAATACAAGTGGCAGGGCAGGAATGGAAATTCTTGCAGGTAAGACCAAAACACAGGACAGCAGAAGCAAAAAAACTCGTATGCTTTATGAAAAACCTGAATTTTTTATGGCATGGCTTATAGCTGAAATCAATGTTGCCAAAGCCAAAGCACAGGCAGAAGGTTTTTATTTCAGCGTTCGTTTGAATTGTACCTCTGATGTTGACTGGCAGAATGTAAGAGTTGACAATAAGAATATCTTCGAAATCTTTCCTGATGTTCAGTTTTACGATTATACCAAAAATCCCCTGAAATTCAACAACAAGCCTTCGAACTATCATTTAACACTCTCATACACAGGTCGTAATTGGGAACTATGTGAAGCAGTTCTTGAAGCCGGACACAATATTGCAATGGTATTCAATGTTAAGAATGAAAAACAACTACCTGCATTGTACAAAGGTTATAAGGTTGTTAACGGTGACTTAACAGACTACAGGGTTGCAGATGCAAACGGTGTGATTGTAGGTCTGAAATGGAAACGCATAGCAAACCGAGAAGCTGAAAAGCAAGTACTTAATTCAGTGTTCGTTATCCAACCTAATGATGTTAATAACAGTGCTGAATACATCAATGTACAAGAACTGGAAGTAGCATAAATAAACTAAGAACCCTGTAACATTTACAGGGTTTTTTTCGTATAATAACTATAACAAATAAACACCAACACAATGGCAAAGAATACTTTAAAAAAGCAATACGACTTATCACAGGAAATCGTAAACAATGCTAAGATTAATATAGTTACCTGTGGCAATTGTGGTTCAGTAATACTTCACAGAATTGAAGCAGAAGAAATTCAATGCTATGACTGTGGATTTAAAAGTGAACCCTGTGACTTTCCTGATTTGTTTTGTTTATAGTATAAACCAATAAAAATCACAAATATGAAAATCGAATTAAAGAAAATCAGTTTCAATGAGAGAATGTCTGAGGAAACAAACTGCTTTGTTGCCGACCTTTATATTAATGGTAAGAAAGTAGGGTATGCAAAGAATGATGGTCATGGTGGTTGCACCGATTATCGTGGAAACTCAAAAGAAGATAATCAGGTTATTGCAGAAGCTGAAGCATACTTCAAGACCTTGCCAAAGGTTAAGTCAGAAGAATTCAACTTTGAATATCAACCAAGTCTTGAAACCGCAATTGACGAAGAGTTTGAGAAGTATCTCAAAGCCAAAGCTGACAAGAAAATGCAGAAGCTGTTTGCAACTTCCATTGTTGTTGGTAAACCCAATGGCAATTCATACAGGTACATAAATTTCAAACAACCATTGTCCATAATACCAATGACCAAGTTGGTGTTTCATGTGGCTAAGATTGTCAGCGAACATTGCCATGATGGTGTTGAACTCCTGAACACCAATTTCAAATTCGAAAACGGAAAAGTAGTTTTTATTTAAAATTAATCAATGCATAAAATGCGGTGTTTGTTTGTAACATTCACCGCATTTTTCCGTATAATAATGTACAAACCAATAAAAACAAACAAATGGGAAAAGTAAAAAATTGGACTGTTGAAAAGAAAGACGAGATTGAACGCATATTAATTAATATGTGGGCAACTCTCGCAATGGACATACCTTCAAACTTTGAGGATATTGTTCAGGATTGCTACGAGGATGTTTGCGAAACCGCAGACCCTGTAAACTGGTCAGATGGTGATGTTGCTATTGCATTCCGCAGATGGATTGAAAAACAAGCAACACAGCCGGATGAAAAAGAGGAAGAAACGTATTTCAAAATCATCAAGAAAGGTTTTGATAAAGAACTGGAACGTGAGGAAATTCAAATTCACGGTGGTGAAAATGCCAATATCTTTTTAATTAAAACTGAAGAGGGTTTCATTATTGATGTCTATGGTCAGAACGAACAATATGGCACAATTGCTGTTTGGGAAGACGAACTTAATCCTGATGAAGATGATGTTTAACCCTTTTAATTAAAAACACTATGGCAACAAAATATAAAATCTGGATTGAAATCGAACGTATTGATAACTTTGGTACTGACGATGAAGAATACACCGATGAAGAATGTCCAATAGGTGTGGCATATCGTGACACTCTTGAAGATGCAGTTGCATTACAGGAAGAAATTGAACAAACTTTTGGAGAGATATAAAAGTAAGACCCCGGATGTAACATTTCCGGGGTTTTTTCGTATAATAAATATAAAATAGTATAAACCTTAACTTTAAATCAAATGGCAAAAAAATCTCAAAGACAGCAGCTTATCGACTCCATTTTAAATAAAAATGGTGATAATGATAACCCACAGGAACTCGCATTTCTTGAAAGTCTTAGTCTTGCAGAACTCAGCAGACTTGCTAATGATGATGACGATGAAGAAAACGAATTTACTTTCGAGGGTGAGGTTACCGAGTATGATTTTGATGATGACGAATTGTAACAAATTCAATCAGCTTACGTATAATCATTATAACCAATAAACCACACACAAATGGAAACACCCGAATTTATTAAAAGAATCGACTGGACAGACCTCAGAACACAGAAATCAGCATTGATTGAGGTGATGAATACTGTTACTACTGTTGAACAGGGACAGGCACTGGAAGGAATTCTGGCTCTCATTGATGCCATTCAGGATTATGCCGTTGACGAAATGGATGTACCTGAAATACATGTTTTTGATTTCGAACTGGAAGAAGAACGGGAGAATCCCGACCCTGATAAAACCAAATGTGTATACCTTTGTATGCATTGTGGTGGAGACCATGTTCAGGTTAAATCATGGACGAAACCAAATGATGGTCAGAAATTTGTTGATGAGGTTGAAGGTGATGAACTCGGTTGGTGTGATGACTGTCAACTTTCTTCTGTTATTCAAACAGCAGAACTAAAAACATGTGCAAAGGTAATAGGCTTTCAGGTTGTCGGAGAAGACGGCACTGAACAGGATGGTGAGATTCACCCGGACATGGATGCGAGTTTTTGCGTGTACAATTTGTCTCAGGCAAATGAAATGCTGAACAGCGATATCGAAGGTCAATGGAGATTGTTGACCCTCTGGGAAGGCGATGTTGAAGAACCAACCATGATGTTCGAAGGCGACCCCAGAGCATAAAAATATTGTGGCAATGTCCACAATTGGTGCGAGGCAAAACCCTTTGACAAGTATTTATGTCAAAGGGTTTTTTATGAAAAACGTTACCCAGACACAACTCGATGAGTTTGTTTTTTATTTAAAAAAACAAAAGTACATCAACAAAATCCAAAATCTTAAATTAGAATATTGTTACGATAACGGAGAACCACCATATATTTATCTGGCATTGATTCAAATTAAAAAGTCACAAAGAAATCTGGGATATGGTTCTGCTGTATTGTCCGACATAATAAACTTTGCGGATGACCATCAGATTGAAGTCAGATTGTACGCCACTAATTTATATGGTGCAGACATAAAACGATTGTACGGCTATTACCGGAAACAAGGATTCGTTTTAATTAAAAACAATAATGACGGCAAATTTATTTACAGACCAAGAAAAAAAGTGAAAGCTGTTTGTAACATTTCAGAATGACTTACGTATAAGAATATAGAAAACGTTCTTTAACCAAGATATTTAAGAAGTGAAAACCAACCGTTAATAGGCTACTGAAGTTGGCAGAAATGGCTGAAAGGCACTGACCGTATGTAGGAGAGCAGGAGAAACTGTTAAGACACTCTGACGGCAATGGTTGCACGGTGGCGACTGTTACGCCTAACAGACCGTGTAGAGAAACCCCCTGAGACCCCGCACGTCCGCTCACAAGAGCATACCAAGCCGAGGTTAAGGGGGTTTCTTCTTTTACTTACTTTACTGAGTAAACAAAGTATAGGTAATTTTGTAACATTTTAACCGGGTTTACGTATAAGAACTATAACCAATAAATAAAACCATGAACACAAACTGGTCATCTCCGAAAACAAACATATTTGCTGGCTTGCTGGATTTAAGGCGTGCGCTGGCTTCAGGGCAAAATGCCAAACTGGTTAGGATGAGAAACGAAGATTGCAGCTATCCTATAAAGGAAAAGAATCAGAATTTAGATTTCAGGAACTACGAATTCTCTATAGGTTATGGTAGCAGCATAAACAAGATAAAGGAAGACCCCAGCAGAAGTGAATTTGAAAAACAGCTTACACTGAATTATGTAAATTGCTACGGCACTGAAGAGGCAGTAAAAAGATATTATGAGACGGGAGAAGTATCAGAAGACAACTTCCGGGGCATGGGCAGGTCTCATCTGGTTAAAGTCGATGACGTGATAAAGTTTTTAAGGGACACAAAACAATACGAGCGTGCAAACATATATGAAAGACAATACCGTTCCCCAGAACATGTAAATGATGTTACACACTTCTTTGACTTCTACAGGTATAAGCATGGTTCACCTTACGCAGTGAAGAACTTCAAGCGTAAACTCTGGGTAGTTGTGCTGCTGGGAGACAAAGAAGAGAAACCCAGAATCCCGGTAATGGTACACGTGCTTAACTTCCTGATGTATCCAACAAAATTTATTCCCAGACGGTCAGTGCTCCGCATGCCAGAATATACAAACTATACCTTCAGGGTTGGTGATGTCATCCACGGTTTAAGTGTAGAATTCCAAATACCCAAAAGGTTCAGTTTTAAATAAAAATATTTGTTGTTTGTAGTTTTTATTGGTTAGTCCCCTGTTCCGTTTAACCAGAACGGCAGGGGATTTTTTCTTTTCAAACAATTGACAATAAAACGAATTTAGTGGCAAATGTTTGTAACCATTTTAATCTGAATCCGTATAATAAATATATGAATGTATAACCCACATAAGCCAATAGTTGTAACAGGCACACCACCTGAAACCAAGTGGACTCCAACCTACCTTATATCCTGATGTTAGAATCAGTCTAAATAAGACCCTGATTGTAACCTTACTTCAACTCAAACGTATAACTCAATATGATTTTATTTAAAAACAATAGCATGATTGAAAACTCAACAATTTTATTTAAAAGCAAAGTAAAAATAATTGAATAATTTTGTAACCATTTCAAATATATTCCGTATAATTGCATAGAGAAACACAATATTATTAACCAATAAAAACCAAACATTATGGAAATCAACTTGAAACAACTCTCGACACAGGCAACAGAAGCCAGTACAGGTGCAAAGAAAATGCGCTTATCAGAGAATGCTACCTCAATGGTATTTCAGCTTTTTACCAAAAACATTTACAGTAATCCTATAGGTACGGTTGTCCGTGAGATTACCAGTAACTGTTTTGATTCACATGTCGAAGCACAGGTGAATTCTCCGGTTGTCATTAAGAAATCCAAAGACCCACAAACCGATACCATATATATATCATTCATTGATTATGGTGTTGGTATGTCTCCTGACAGGGTTGAAAACATCTATGGTGTTTACTTCGAAAGCACAAAAAGGTGCGACAACACACAGATTGGTGGTTTCGGTATTGGTGGCAAAACTCCATTGGCTTACAAACGCAGTACTGGTCATGGTGAAGGTGAATACGATAACAGCTTTTATGTTATTACCAACTTCAATGGTACACGTTATTATTACTGTATCTATGAAGGTCAGGAAGCACCTGAAATCAGCTTGTTACATAGTGAAGCAACAACAGAACGCAATGGTACTGAAATCCGTATACCAGTACTGGAAAAAGACCTGAATAGCTTCTCCAAAGAAATGGTAAAGCAATTGTACTACTTTGAAAATGTTGTCTTTGAAGGTTTTGAAGATGACTATTACAATGGTCAAACACTCTCAAATGAGTATCAGATTGTCCGGGGAAAGAACTTCCTTTACAGGGGCAATGAGTATTCACATCACATGCATGTATGCCTTGGTAGGGTTGCTTACCCTATTGATTATAGTGTGCTTGGATTATCAGCAAGTGATTACAGTTTACCTATTGCTTTGAAACTCGAAGTGGGTGACATAGGTGTTGTTGCTTCCAGAGAACAACTGGATTACAGCGAGAAAACCATTAAGGTTCTCAAAAAGAAACTGGAAGCTGCAAAGGAAGAAGTGAAAGAACTGCTTGTAAAACAGTACAGTAACATAGTTGACTTAAAGGATTACTTTAATCTGAAACACAACTTTGGTGTATTGGAATTCAAAAACGGAATGTCCTTAACCGTTAGCAACATCATTAAGCAATCAGATGTTGACCTGTCGAATTTCCGGTACAGCTTTATGAAAATGCCGAATGACAGACAGTTGTTCAAGTTTTTCTTCGAAGTCAAGTCTTATGGCAAGAAACCTGCAAGGTCAAGGTATTCATCATCAAAGTACGAATTCGAAGGTGGTTACGAAGAACTTAAAAAGAATTCAAATCTATTGTACGTCAACGATGAATTTAACCGTAAGGTTATCAAACAGGCTTACTTAGGTTATAAATATGACCTGTATCATATTGTTACACTTCGCAATGTTGCCAATAATTGGATGCGCAGTGAAATTGCCGAACTGTTTAATGTACACATGGATAAAACCACAGACGATAACGGCAAACCAATTGCTTTTGTTCAGTCTTTGATTGACATGCAGGAAGAATACTTTAGCATTGTACGTGAAAACGCACAGGATTATGATACACTTGAAGTACCGGAAGATTTTATTGCTTCAAGGAAGAACAAGAAATCAATGTCTCCTGAACTAAGGAAGTTAACCATACCTGTAAAATTCATAGGTGGTCATAGTAAGGAAAGGATTAGTTTGTCGATGTTATTCGATTATAACATGCCTATCTTCTATGGCACACAGGAAAATGAAAATGAATTGAGAAGAGCAAGTGATATGTTTCGTGAACTCTTTGATAACAAAGCAGTTGTGAGATATGTTGATTACAATGGTAAATTCAATAATGGTTATTCCGGCAAGGAAAAGAATAGCATTATGTTTATCATGGTTGCACAGGGTAATGTAAAGTACTTTGAGTACTGCAAGAAAGCATATCATGTCAGCCAGTTTTACAACAAAATGCTTTACAGAAAAACTGACTTCATAATGTCCTATTTTCAGACACATGGAATGTCCGAGCAGTGGGATAGTATTACTAACTTCTATAAAGATGTTAACTATTCAAAACTCAATGCTCCCAAATATCAGGCAAAGGTTGACGAAATTAAAACCTACATTGAAAATCTACCTTCAAGTAAAAAGGATGTTGGTTACATGAAATCAGAACTTTCGAGACATTTTGACCTGACCAATATTAAGCAGACCCCTGAACAGAAACGCATATTGCGTTTAATGAAAGAAATACAGGATTTACAGGTCAATAATCAGAAAATCTTGTCTTATCTTAATCTGCCTTGGAGCATGGAGAATGCAAATGATACCCTGTATGACATTTTAAATAAAGTGATGGTGCTATAATGCACCATCATTTTTTCACTTATTTTTGTAACCATTTGAAATAATTTACGTATAATTGCATAGAGAAACACAATAATAACTTAAAAAACACTGAAATGAAAAACATTAATGCAATCAAAACAGGTAACGTAGTCAACATTTCGATTGAAGGTAAACTTCACAAGAAAAACTGCGGTTCACCCAAAGAAGCTGATGAACTGTTTCGTGCCGTTCTGAAAGCAAAAGAAAATCCCAATGAGGATAATTTTAAAGCAGTCCGTTTGCTTCTCAATGAGCGCACACGTATTGCAATGGAAGCAGGTCTGGAAGCCGACCCTGAAACTGGATTGGTTTACCTTGCAGGTTTCAATACTCCCGTTCCCGCAACACTGGTTGAAGTCGTGAAAGAATATCATGAGAACAACTATCCTCTGGAAGCCATTATCAACTTCTGGAAACTCCTGATGATTAACCCGGATGTCAGGGTACGTGAAAGTCTGTTTGACTTCATTACAACCCATGACTTTGTTCTGACTGACAACGGTTATATGGTTGTGTACAAGGCTGTTGATTACAAAAAGAAAGCCGATAACGACCTTCCGGCATTCGTGAGCAACCAGTACCTTCACGTTAAGAAAGACTGGAAATGCAGTCCTAACAAGTACGTGGTGTACAGGGAAGAAGATACCACAAACTATTTCATTACCAAAATCGAAACAGCCGAAAGTTGGGATGAAAAAGAAAAGGGTGTTGAAATCCTTGGCAAACTCGGAGACATGTTTATGTCAATCTTTAATGATGACAAAAACGAACCCGAAACCATTTACACTGACAAGCACACTAAGACCATGAGTATTGTACTCGGTCAGCCAGTAGTGATGCCTCGCCATGCATGTGACAGCGACCCTGCAAGGGATTGTTCATACGGTCTGCATGTTGGAGCAACAACTTATGTTGAAAGGTTTGCTTCCAGTGGAAATGCAGTACTGGTGTGCTACGTCAACCCTGCCAATGTTGTTGCAGTGCCGGATTATGACCACAGCAAAATGCGTGTGAGTGAATACTTCCCCTTCGCAGTTGCAACCTATACCAATGGTAAAATTGACATCATTGAACAAGCGTACTTCGAAAGCGATTATCAGGAATACGAGGAAGCAGAACTTGAAGAACTGATTGCCAAAGTTAAGGCAAATCAACTGCCAATTGAAACTGCAATGAAAGCGGAAGCTGAAAGCAGACCAATGTCCGAACTCCTGAAAATGATTGAGACAAGACTGGTGGATATCGAATAATTATTGTGTACTCTCTTAAATCCCTGTACTTCAATGTACAGGGATTTTTATTTCAAGTAAAACTGTAACATTTTGAAATGATTTACGTATAATAATCATGAGAAAAAACCCAAATGCACAGGACTATAAGAGGAAAATGGATGACCTCTTAAACGAGACAGAAAAGCTAAAGCAAATTGTCATCACCAGATTATACACACTTGCTTGCTTACATCCCGAAGCACCAATCAGCACAAATTCTGTAGATGTCTTCAAAGCCAAATCACTCATAGGTTCAAATAGAAGCAAAGAATACATTAAGTCCTTGGAATTCGAGAAGCAAATCGAATACATTCAAACCATTGAGAAATATGTTGAAGACCAACATCCTCACAAGCAATTGGAAATTAAGTATGATAAGCAAGACCCTATCTGTAATTGTGACGGTAGAGACATGCCAACATATGTTGAAGAAGGAAAACGTTGGTGTCCCCAATGTGGATATGAAGTAAAGTAATTTTAATTAAAAACACTACGACTATGGAAGCCAAGAAAAAATTCAAACTGAAAAGGCAAACAAAACTTCTGATGCAAATTGGATATGCTTGCCTGATATTCTTCGCTGTATTTCTGATAACCACAATTATTGTTAGAATTTATTCAGATGGTGATTGGACTAAACTATCAATTATCATACCTATTCTAACAGGATTATTAGGTTCATTAATGACAAGTGGAATACTCCTGATTGTTGCAGGTTGGTGTCAAAATGAACTACTCACATATAAAAGAAACATTCAGGTTTACCGTGCACGCAAATTCGCATTGAATACATTACAGCACCTGCAGAACAATGAATTACAACTGGCAATCAATGAATATATCAAATGTGAGTGGTATCCAGAGAAGTCCTTGGATGATTATGTGTACGGAATGCTAATCATGGCTTGCTATCACTCCGGGGATGAAAAATTACGTAAGCAAGGTATTAATAGAATCAATAAAATCAGAGAACAATTCGACCCAAAGACATTTGATTTTAATTAAAAATAGTAATAACCAATAAAAACAAACAAATGAAAAACAAAAATCTGTTCTCAGACATCGTGGTAAAACTCAAAGAGTTGGAAGCCATGAATGAAATCGAACCCACCTATGGTTCTTTTGGTAAAGTAAGTGATGACCCGAATAACTTCGACAACATCATGGAACGTCAGGAAACCCTGATGGATGAACTCAAAACCATCGCCCGTGCACATAACACACTCTTGGGACGCACAGTCAGATTCCCGCATGCAGATAGCTATGCAGTATATGTGGTTACCAAGGTCAATAAGACCTCTGTGAGACTTACATGGGTTAAGTTCTGTGACGCATGGCAGGATGACAGGATTGGATACGAAGCAAATATTGATATCAATTACGTGTCTCAGAAAATCAAAGGCGAAGATGCACTGGAAGAAATGTTTGCCAGAAACCGGGAAGCACAACTTAAAAAGCAAATGGCATGATGAAAATCACTTCACACACAGATTTGCCGAATGGCTTGGGATTGTCCATCATTGAGGTGGATAATCCCACTGTCGTTCAACACTTTGATAAGAGATTTCAAATCGCTGTGGTAGTAGATAATAAAAAAATATTACCAAAGTTGAAAAAGAAATTTTTAAAATTCAGAAGTAATAACTATGTTTACTCACTGAAATCTGAGAAGACAGGTGAGAATGTACGCATAAATGAAATACTGTATCATGAGAAACAATTATGCGACCGCTCTTGGGACGACTGTACTACTGAGTTGTTTAATTACATCTCAATGTACAACCAAGGACTGGATGTGAAAAAAGAACTCAGAAAAACATATAAATTTTAATTAAAAATGAAAAAAATCAAATATCTAAAAGGCGATGCTACTCGCCCACAGGGAGACGGCAACAAGATTATCTGTCACATATGTAACGATATCGGTGCATGGGGTGCTGGCTTCGTATTAGCATTGTCCAAACGTTGGAGCGAACCTGAAGAAGCATATAGAGAAATGTCTAAAGAAGAATTGATGCTTGGTAAAGTAATGCTCGTCCCGGTAGAAGATAATATCTCAGTGGCAAACATGATTGCGCAGCGTGGTGTTGGAATATCTCCCAATGGAGAACCACCAATAAGATACGGTGCTCTGCGTGCTTGTCTTGCTGCAGTAAATAATGTCGCCTATCGTACTGGAGCAAGTCTTCATATGCCGAGAATCGGTGCAGGTCTTGCAGGTGGAGACTGGAATACCATCGAACAAATTATCGAAGACTGCGCATCTGTAGATGTTTATGTCTACGACCTGAAGTAAGACTTTAATTAAAAACTATAACCCCGTGAGTAGAAAGACATTATATCAGGACGACAGATTAACTCTTGTAGGTGGTGACGACCATATGTTAGGAGTATTCCTGCAGCTATTCGATAAAGAAATGGTATCCGAGACCCCAGAAGGTGAAGGTCTGGTGTTTGATTGGAGTCAGGGTTTTGGAATCGAAACTAATTTCACGGGCATCCCGAATTCCGAAACCCCAGATAAAATTGTGAAACAATATATATTAGAAAATAGTATTAACTTTAATTAAAAATGCCTATGAGTATCTTCGATGACATGGAAAAAACCTTAGATGATGCATTCAAATCTATGAAGAAGGCTTTAAATAAAATCAGTATTGACAATGAGACCTTCGAAGTCCGTGGTAGAAATATCGTGGTGAGAAACGGTAAGGTAATTGTTGATGGTGATGTTATTAAAGAAAATCTTAATGGCAATGTACGCATCACATTCGAAGGCGACCTCGCAAATCTTGATTGTACAAGTGCTACCATTAACGGCAATGTACGTGGAGACGTTGATGGCACAAGCATTAATATCAATGGAGATGTAGGAGGTGATGTTGACGGTACTACAATTAACTGTGGTAATGTCAAGGGTAACGTTGATGGCGTAACCATCAGAAAAAAATAACAGCTATGTAACTTTTTAACACATGTTAAGTGAACAAATCCTAATCGATAATAATCTCATAACCCCAGACCATAAAAACGAACTAAGTAAGGCAGAAGAGATTATTGAAAAACTCAAAAACAGATTAAAAATAATTCAAACCCAAAAAAGAATAGATGATAAAACACATACTGAAACCTATGAAGAAATTATCAGAATTCTGGACTACGTTGGTAGACTATCACAGTCAGCATTCGATATGCAAGAAGGTCTTGAGAGATTGTACACCAAACAATATATCCATACACCGGAACTCGGAAAGAAACTCTGGCTCGACCACTACGATAAAATCCACCATCCTTATAGCTTGCTGAAGAACAGATGCTTCAGAATGCTCGAAGAACTGGATGCGGAATATATTAAAAGACATAAGAAATACCCACCAAACTGGAAGATATGAAAGTTGAACTCAAACAAAAACACTGGCTACTCAATTTACCAATGTTCATTCAGAGATTGTACACCAAAACATATTGTCCACAAGGCATGGTGCAATTCGATGAAAATGGTATGACTATCTGTGGTGATAGAATCAAATGGCTGGATGAATTCCAGATAACCGCATTGTCCAAAAAGTCAGGTGATAAACTGGCTTTCGATTATCTTAAAAACAAATACCCGGAATACAAAAATTATATTCAATTATTTTAAAATTTAAATTATGGAATTACTTGCACTATTAGGCTTCTTAGCATTAGCTTTTGTTTTATTAATGTACGGTAGCCTCTCATGGGGTTACGCATTGTACAAGTTCTGGTACTGGTTCGTAATACCAGTCTTCCCCGGTCTACCTGAAATAAATTTCTGGCATGCAGTGGGATTATTCTTATTCATTGGTTTCTTTCGTATTGGAGACGGACAGGTTATCAAGAAAGAATATAAAGATAATACCACAGGAGCAATTGTTAGCATAATCGCACCTTGGTTTACACTATTTGTTGGCTGGTTGATTTATAGTTTGTTCATGTAATCAATGTACAGCTTTTAATTAAAAACCCAGATAGCAATGTCCGGGTTTTTTATATGCACCATTGTACACTAATCCATACCTGTTATCTGGAATGCAATAACCAGAACTTGGAAATGCCACTTGGGTAATCCTAAACGTCTACGCAATTTATTCGTTGAATATAATTCCAGAAGATGTGATGATAATGTCCAGAGTCCAAAACCAATAATGTAAAATAATGCAATGGTCTTATCCAATGTCCACATCCAATCCCGTTGACCATAATTTCTATCAGACATATACAGAAAACCAAACACAGCAATAATTATTAATGCTGGTAAAAATGTGTTCCTGATAAACCATACTCCGGCTTTCTTCCAGAACTGAACGTACTTGGGTAAACGATACTTCTTCATCTCCCTTTCAAAATAATCAAGCTGCTCAAATGTGTAAGGCAACTCATTAATATTATCAAATCTTGGCATAATCTTTTATTTAAAATACTTTTTATTTTTATTGTCTATCATTTTATCTTCAGCACGCTTTATGTTGCTGCCAACCCAAAGCGCAAATACTGTAACCCAACTACATAATGATAAAATAAAACTTATCGTGAGGTCGCTTAATAATATCAGTCTGGTCTCTCTATCTCTCATGATATAGACTGATTCAATAAAGGCGACCAACACCCCTATTAAGTAAATCTGTAATACTAAATTCATTGTGCAACAATTTATTATTCACTGCAAATATAAATAGTTCTTAACCGGAAAGCAATAGTTTTATTTCCGTTTGTCAAAAACATATGTAAATTTATATGAATAATACAGTTTATGCACATCCTGAGTCCGGGGATATGAACTTTATTTAAAAATTATAAAAAATTATAAAATCGATTTTCTATAAAAAATAATCTGCTGGGAAGTTGCGTGTGCCGGGACTACATTTCGGCTGTTTTCATATGAATTTCTCCCACTATACCCCAAAAAGTCCCACCATAAACCACCAACATTTATTTGCCAGCGTATAACTACCTGATAATCAGTATCCCACAGGGATTATAAAAAGGTACAAAAAACTGTAAAAACATAAGTTTTAGGTACACATAAACCATAGTTATAGTACATATAAGGAATTACTGATGTCATGAAGCAATGCCAGTATAAGACTAAGTAACTGATTTACTTAAATTTACATAGCTTATTTTACTTTCCACTTTTCATATTCTTCATGCATTGTTTTCCATATTAAGAAATGGTTATTAAGACCCGCATTTTCTTTATCGAAGACCTGCATATATTTTTGATAAAGACGCATTGCTGCTTTAAATCCTGAAATAAAACTTCCTTTATCTCTGCCACGATACATACAAACTCCGGCATGATTAACTACTTCCAAGCCTTGTACCTCATGACTGATAATTACATCAGTACCAATTTTTCTTTCCTTATAGATTATTCTGTTATTGTCACCGTGAATGATAATAAGTTCCAGTAGTTCATAAACTGAATCATCTTCCCAATCGTGTGAATAGTATTTATCTCCTTTTTTAAGGTCAACCAGTTTTTTTATTTTAATATTTTTACTCATGGTTTTAAAACACTGCTATGCATCCATCACCGCTATAATTACTCACGGTAATTTTAGGTATACTTACGGCAATCATGCTTACGTTTTTACATTTAGGATTACAGCATTCCACAAGTATTTCTCCTGTGGGTTTAATATATAGTTCGTGCTTTTTTTCTCCACATGAACCACACCTGAATTGTTTTATTCCGGTTTCCATTATTTTAAGTATTCTTTAATTTCTTTAATTTTTCTATCTGTGCTACTTTCTTTTGACCTCAGAGAATAATGGTAATAGTTGTTTGATTCATTTAATTTTTTTAAATCATTACCATAGACATAATACACCCAATTGTTTTTAGCAAAATAAATACGGTCTCTGGTTATAACGGGTTTGTTGGTCATTAGTTCAGCGAGTTCTAATATTGCTTTCCGTCTGGCATTATATTTTATTAGTCTGGTGAATGCAGTTTTTGCTGCACGACTTACGCCTTCATGGTCATCACAACTACTTTCCCTTGTTATGTGTTGATTGTGTTTAAAGCACCAGCGTTCTGTTTTTGCTACTTCGTAGTGTGCTGCATGTTCTCTTGGTGTTTTTGGTCTATTGCTATGTATGCAAGACCCGCAGGAGTTTCCTAATTTGAGTTCCATATCTTTATTTCGATTTATGCTTTAAATTACTAACTATCCATGTCAGAACCACAGTCAAAATAATCCACAACGCTATTTTCGCATTTACATCCATCTGTTTTTATTTAAGAACAGTTTTTCCATGATATATTATAACCACCATTCCACAATTTTTTTACTGTATATCCTTCATTACGAAGTCTGGCAATAACATCTTCGTGCAGCCATTCTTCCCACAAATTGAATTCGCCCTGTGTGGTCAAGTAATTAATACTTGTCATAATTGTATGGTATTGCTCTTTTGGAACAACAGTACTTAAATAAGTTTTTGCCTTAATATTTGCTTCACTTGCTTTCATCATGTTTTTATTTAAGAATGAGTTCATATCTTTATCCCTGTCTTACAAGTTCTATCATGAGTTCATCAAAACTTTCTTTGGAATATTCACCAAATAGTTCGCTGATTTCTGCATAAGTCTGGCTTATTTCATAATGCTTTTGGAATTTATCAAAAGCCATTTGCACGAGTACTGATTGTTGATAATCAGCGTTCTTATATTGAACGGCAAAAAATATCAGGTCTGCATTGAACCAATCTTTGGCTATTTCGGGTGTTCTATTCGATAACAAAGAATTTTCTTCTGTATATTTCTTTGTTGGTTCTAAGAATTTCTGTCTGTCTATCATGATAGTTCGTTTAAGAGTTTTTTGACTTTTGAAAATACATTTTGTCAAAATACGGCATTAAGTAACCATCTTGTATTTCGGAATTAAACAATCCTGCAAACATACGATAGTCCTGACCATCATTATAATTATGGTAATCAATTTTTGCCATGCATGATATGAAATTCTCCGGGTATGAAACATGTGGTTGTTCAATATAAAAATCACGAATCCAACCAGCAACTTCTACTTGGCTACCTGAACCACACCTGTCAAGTCTGAACATATTAGAAAAGTCGAGAGTGTCGTTACGTAATGAATATATTTTAAGTCTTACCGCAGTCAGATAGGTTTCAAATTCCGGTATGATTTTAGCAATTGCCGTGGTATTATCACAGAATTTTTCCCAATCTTCATCAGTGCCAAGCACTTTGACCTTTGGTATGCCACAGAGATACATGGAATAATTATAATATGGACTTACCATATCAAGAAAAGCCGTGTAGTTTGCAATCTTGGAGTTCTGTGTATCTGTTGAATATCCGACAACGAAGCATGGTACAACAATATCAGTGGGTATTCTACCCATAACACCTTCAACCAGTAGTTTGACATCAATAAGATTACCGCCTTGTTTTATACAGATTTCTTGTTTTTCATCGGAGTCCGTAAAGTATTTACGAAACACATCTGGTGTCTGGTTAACTTTATATGCAAGGTTATTTAACACCATATTCCAAAGAATTGTTGGACTTACGATAACGCCATAATGACGTTTCCAACATAGGGTCAGGTAGTCCAAATAATTCCGGTGTACTATTTTGGTGTTCATGGTGGTTACAGCCTCATAACCTTGGTTATCTTTGAAGAAGTACTTGGCATCAAATTCATTAAAATCTCTGCCATCAATTGTCAGGGTGTTGTCAAGAATAATCTCTTTCATTTTATCTATTTTTATATTACCAACTTACAAACCATTTAATATTTTTTTCGGGATAGTGTTTGAGAAATATTTTGATATTCTCATTATATTTTTCATCTTGGGTTTCTTCCGGCAGTACCATATATGTGTCATTGCCTCTGAGAATATCGTAATTACAGATATAATTCCAAATCACGTCTTCATTAAATTCCGGTTCTTGGTTCTTTATCCATTTGACGGCACAAAGATAGTTACCCTCGTGATTTTCTATTTTGGGTTTACATGGTAGGCAATGAAAACACTGAGCGGTGTAATAAATTTCAAGTTTATTACCACAGTGTTCACAAACCAATTCATTTTTACGTGATAATTCGTTTTCGAAGAACTGCAATAGTTGTTTATTCCAGTTTTCATGCAATTCGGTTTTACTTTCGTCAGCAATAACTCTGAGTCCCACTGCAATTAAGTTCATTGAATTCGGGTCATTTTTAAAAACTTCACGCATTTCTGCTTTCCAGTCTTCAAACATCTGTGGTGTTATATCAGATTTTTTCATAATTTATTTTTCATTTATTCTTCTGAATGACCAATTAAAAGGATTATTTTGACCACCACCAGTTCTTTTTGTAAGTAGTTCATCACAATGACTGCAGAATAGACCACCTTGAATTACTGTATGGGGTTTATCCATGACGTTTCCACACTCAGGACAAGTCCACTCAATATTAAGAAGACTTTCAAATATTTCCCATTTTTGTTTATCTGGAAGTCCTTGAAATTGACTCAATGAAATATGTGCTTCTGGTATCCAATCTGTGAATAATTCTCCACCACCATCAATAATATCAGCCAGAACATCTTCTTTATGTTCCCAACCTTTGATAAATAATTTTGGTGTTTTATATTGAGCATCCATTTCAATACCCACAACATAGACTTCAAATTTTGTTTCTTCGAGTTTATCTGCAAGTTGACGTAAGTGTTCTATGAGCCACGAACGGTCATTCCACTTTTCATCATGTCCTGAATTAAGTGGTATTTCATAAACTGTGTGAATTCCGTCACTATGTATTCCTAATCCCATAGTTATAGTTTTTTCGTTATACGTAAATCAAGTAAAAAGGTTACAAAAAAGAATTCAATTATCTTTCACGTAATACAAATGAAAACAAATAACGTATTCGAAGTTTTCTCCGAAGTCTTCGTCATCCAGATATTCGTGTTGTGGATTGAGTTCACCGATATAAGTTCCCCATTTATGCCAACGCCATCCACCGCCTTTGCCTCGGTTTTCTCTGTCCTGCCACACAGGAGACAGTGCTATGCAGAATTTCTCTTTTTTACTTTTGATTTGTTTCTTATAGAACTTCTTAATCTGTTCTATATTATCAGCGACACCGTATTGGCTTACCCAATTCTTATAGGTTCGGGCATAGCATTGTAAATCGGTTTCATCTGGCTTTTTCTTGCTTTCGTTGTAATGCCAGCCATCGAGTTCTTCAATAAATTCTTCCTTGGGGAAGTTAAATGGAAAACTGCTTTGGTATATTCCGGTTTCCTGTAACCACTTGGGGTCGGATTGTGGAATATATTCGAAATTATGTTCAGCAGCAATTGCTTTGCGCCTTTCGATTTCTTCTTGGTTTGGGGTTAGGTTTATTAACATTGATTTAAATTCTTTCTTTGATTTCGATATCCACTGCTTCTCTATTTTTCAAAATAATCTGGTTTTGGAAATCTATCTGTGAACGTAATTTCATCCCGGTCTTCTGCATCAATATCAAATGCATCGTCCCAATACTTTAACAGGTCTTCGTCTTTAGGTAGATAGGCTATAATTACGGCAAATTCGCCATTATTATCTTCACCACTTCCACTACACCACCAAGGATATTTGGGGTTGAATACCAGAGGTCTGTTGTCCTCTACAGCATAGGTTTTAAATCTGTATCTTTTCCACATGTTTTTTAATTAAAAGAGTTCGTATCTTTTTGTGCCATCGGGATTAACTACTGTATTGCATTGAATCAATCCACAGAGTTTATGAATTGCTCTTTCAATTGGCAGTTCTTCATCGCAACTGATTCCCTTGTAGAATGCAGCTTCGAAGATTTCTTTAAGTTGTGCATTTTCGCTGCTCCACTGGTCTTTGATTTTCAAGTATGTGTCTAAGAGTTTATTAAAAATACAATTGAGATAATCACGATAGTTATTATCTGTATCTGGATTCCAGCCATATATTTCAATAAATAATGGTTTGAGGGTTTCGTGCCATCTGCCTTTGAATGGATATTTTTCTTGTAGCTGTCCTTTGCAGAGCAGAATCCATTTTTTTTCGTATTTCTCTAAGACAATCATTTTTTCCGTTTTTTCGTTATACGTAGAATATCTGAAAATGTTACAATTTATCAGACATAAATTTCGTTCATGTAATCAATAATTTCTTCGACTTCCTCCATACTAAGATTAAGTTCAGTTGAGATATTCTCAAGACATACGCTATTAAGATACATTGCGTAGCATTTATTTCTTATTTTTCTCTTAATAAACATTTAATAAGGAAGCCACGATGCGGAATTCATTACTGGATAATAATAATCACTGTCTTCCGGTGCAGGTTTGTTATTAATGAAGTAAAAAGAATGACTGTTAACCCAATCGGGATTCTGCATGCCATTAAACTTTAATTTTGACCTCTGTTCATCTGTTAACTCAGTACCTTTAATTAATACTGGTTTGTCATCAGTACCTAAATTTTGCTTTGTATTCATGCTATTAAATTTATTATTCACCCAATACCCATTTAAGCGCATTAATTTCACCCTTGGTATTATTAATTACTATCTGTGTTTGATTTCCGGTACTACTTAACATGTCGATTTGTGACAGGTTTTTGTAGGTTTCAATATCTACTAATAGTTTTTCTTCGAGACCATTAATACGGTCTTTTATTTCCGCTTTGCTTTTGAAACTACGTTCTCGTTTCTTTGTTATTTCATCGAAGTCTGAAACATCATAACCCCAAGTAGCCAGTAGATGTTTTATTTTATCGTAATCAATTCTGACGTACTTCTTTCTTTTGATTTGAATCACAGCCTGATTAATATCAGTACATGTAATAAAAAGGGGGTCGAATTTAATTTCAAAACCCTTTTGTCTTAGATAAATCAAAAGTTTTTGTTTTCTCATTGTTTTATTCTTGTTCAGGTTCAATTAGTTGTTTCTTTTCAGTAATTTTTTTTCTTAACTTTCTTACTATCTTTATTTCTTTGGCTATGTCATATTCGTCACCCTGAAAGATATAAGTTTCCTCGAAGATTTGATTATTGTATTTTGCTACAACCCTAATTGTGATTTCATCCGGTGAATTAGCATTCACACCTTCTTTAAACGGTCTAACATAAGCATACCTCTCTACCTGTATTGCGGGATACTCAGCCATGACTTCTGCCCATTTCGGAATTCTATCTGTATGAAGTTTCATTTAATCAATTGAGTTTTTCTTCTCTGGAGTTCTTCACGGAGACTATTAATAATCTTATCCCACTGTTCATCGCTACTACATAACATCTCAGTATGGTGAACATTAAAGTCACTATTATAATCATTATAACCCAAGAATGAATCTCCATTGAATCGCATTTCAACTTCAATGCAATCCGCAACACGTTTTGCTCTTCTTTCTTCGTGTGTCATTACTTCAAGTATTTTGCTTCTTTTACGGAAGGATGGTAATACCATTTGTTGTTGTACCATTTTTGACCTTTGGTCTTCCATGTGGTAATTTTCTGATTACAGGAATTAATTTCTTCGATAATTGCTGTTCTCTCCAACACGCTAAACTCCTGTTGATTTATCCGGTTCTCGTCAATGGTTTCCTGCAGAATCTTCACGTATTCAGCATTTGTTTTGCTATCAATTCTACTGATTGGAATTGCGATTATCCAGATTGCCATAAGTGCGAATGCAACTATAGAAGCTAATTTCCATTCTTCTTCGTTATAGTCATCAAGAAATGATATTGCAAAGAATAATATTCCAAGCATACCAAAAATTACTAAAAATAATCCTGTCATGATTTCTGTTTTTAAGTTAATATTATATTTCTTCAAGCATTTCTTTTGTCAAGTCGTCAGCTATTTTTTGTTCAATGACTGACTTATGTCTTGTTTCAAAGGGATAACCATCATTGATGAAGTCCTCGCCTTTTTTAGCATTGGGACTGGTTGCATCACCATATCTATAACCAAAGAATTTCTTTCCCTTTCCGTTCTTACCTCTGGATTTACGGGGAAACTCTTCTCCGGTTCTTTCGTTTATAACTGTTGTTCTTGACATAATATTTATTATTTAGCCACAAATTGGACAACTCATCTGTCCACAATCACAACCATTCGACTCCCATTCAACAGCACTGACAATTGCATCATAAGTTGTTTTCCTTATGAATTCTTTATCTTCATCATTGAGTTCAAATTTTCTGTCTTTAAGATATTTGAGAATATCTTCCGATGTTTGGGTTGTGTGTGAGAGTGCCATTATTATTCGTTTATGATTTTACATCTCCTGCATTCAACATATGAATCGTCTTCATTGAAAACATATGCGGGTTCATCAATGAATTCGTGCATGACCACATCTTTAATTGTGTTGGTTTGAAAACCGGATTTAAATGGTTTATGATTTTTTTCTTGTTCACCTATGCTACATTTCATAACCTTCTTGCCGATGTTCTGCAGGTACTGTTCAAGCATTTTATATTTATTGTAATACTTTTTCAATACCTCATATGTGGTATCAGAAATCTGGATAAAGTTCCAGAACAGCATATCAAGATGACCTTCACCTATTTCATAAAAATCGGTTTGGCGCATAGATTTATGAAAATCGTAGAAGCAAGAATCGAAATCTTCATCTTTATAGATGAAATAATTTTCAAACTTGCAATTGAAATTTTCTTCACCAATCAATTCAATGAAATGTTTCACCATTGATAGTTCGTATGGTTTTTCATTGTTCACAGTGGTCTTACTGGCTTCCTCACACATTTTTACGATTTCGTTGGAATGGTTCATGTTATTCGATGTTATATTTAGTTACAACCTGTTCGGCTACAGGACTTACTATCTTACCCTTAATAACAAGGATGTTTTCACCCCAATAGTTGGTATCACTTTCTTTCGGTAGTCCTTCTAAAACACCCCTGTCTCTACCATAATATCCTTCTTCTATTCTTTCAAGAAGAGTTTCTTTGTCAACGGCTTCAACATGTGTGTCACCATCTGAATTACTGATAATAAAATACTGTTCTTTCATAAGACAAATATAATAAAAAATTAGATATTACAATACTTCAACAACTTTTCCAAAGATTTGTTTACTCCAACCATTAATTCCACCCTTATTATTACCAATTAAACAACCTTTGTCACTCTTAGCTTTAACAAAATGTGTATAATACTTCCCTCTTACCTTACAAAAAACGATATCACCAACTTTTACTTCTTCAATCTTAACCGGAGCAAGTTTATGGTCTTGTCCTGATTTGATGATGGGTGTCATTGAATTACCCTTTTCTGATGTGATAAAGGTTTCACCTGCCTTTAGCTTTGTCTCTTTCCAATTCATTCCTTCTTTTTTATTCTCCATGTGTGACCACCATAACCACTAAAGGTCAACCAACCTTTTTCCCCACCTACAATGCCACCATACTGCACATCAAAACCACAATCAAAGTCTTTACCCCTTACACTAAAGAATGCAGAATCATCACCATTTGGTTTCAATTCAATACCTGTGATTGTTGTAGTCATTGGATTAAAACCCATGCTCCTGTCCATGTTATCACCAGTGTCTTCAAGAGTTCCACCAATAAATTCCTGTTGTTTTTCAACAAACTGTCCCCAAAGAGAGTAAAATTTTCCGTTAACTTCCATAATTATTCTTTAATTGTTTTTAAATATTCCGACCATGCTTTATCAGCATATTCGTTGATAAGTTTTTTTGCTTCCTCAAAATCATATTCTTTCCGGGGTTCAAGTACTTTATTTGCCTCATGCCCATATGGTGTGGCGAATACTCCGGTGAATGGTTCATCTATTTTTCTGTAGTGAACATAATTTCTTACGTGATGAACACTGCAATCAAGTATTTCTGCAGCTTCTTTAATTGTTTTAGCACAGAACCTCACATCGAGACTTCTACCTCTGTAGATTATATTTGCGTGAAAGACTTTCATTTTTTATTTTTAAGATTTTCAATTTCTCTTTGTGTTGCTATTTCAAATAAACGGGTATACTGTTCAAGATTCAGGTCATGGAGTTTCATTACACCGAAATTTTCAACCAGTGTTTTCCAACCATCCCTATCGTTGAAATCCAGTAAGAAGTAATAACTTCTTGAACTTACCTCTGTTCCGTCTTTTAAAGTTTTCATTTAATTTGTTTTAGTTTTTCCAATTCTCTTTCCAATGACAATATTTGTCTTTCGATTTCCAAAATTCGTCTTTCTATTTCGAGACTGTTGAGATTAATTATTGATTCCTGTGTTACTGTACTTGCTTCCTGTGTCTCAATAGGTTCGGCTGTCAAATCACCCCACCACATACTGTTCGACAAAACAAACCTTTCTTTTCTTATATATTCGAAAAACAAGGTGTCACCAACATTTCTTTCTTTCCACTTTTCGTCAGTTATAATTCCACAGCCACAACCTCTGTCATCAATTTCTGCGGTCATAATACTGTCACCTTCAACAACAACTCTTTGAACCACCCATGTTCGAACATTTTTGGTATTGCCTTCAATAACCATTTCTTTTTGGGTTTTATCTATGAGCAGGAATTTTTCGTTCACATAATACGTTTCAGTATTAATGATATTACAACAACTGACAACGAATGTCACTAACAGTAATGTAAATAGTTTTTTCATAATTATAGAATTGTTACTTTAACGATTTTTTCTACGGTTTCTGTTTGTGTATTTAAAAGTAATAGTCTTTCAGTTTTTACTTTCTTTTCGTAATAACTGGCAATTGCGGTAATATCCTTATCGTGCTTATGTGTGTAAAAGGATTCGCCTGACTTTAGTGTTGTCAGTGCTATGCTTTCTACACTTGTTTTTTTTCTCGGCTTTCTCATTATTGTCATTTTTCTATTATACGGAAATAAATTGAAAATGTTACAAAATATTACCATTAATTAATGCCATGAAATTCCATGCTCAACTGCATCTTCACAACCCTGACAAAGAGTAGGTTTTCCCCACTTGCTTTTATCTCTGATTGGTTCGAGACATGATTTACAGATATAGCCTAATTTTATATCTTCTTCCCTCTTTTGTTTCTTTTCTTCTTTCATATCTTATCCTCTATTGCAAGTCCTTGATTAATTAAATTCAAGTTATCGTCAGATTTAAAAATTATTGGCTTGACGTTTACACCGAAATCACTGAGATAGAACGCTTTGGCTCTTCGTGCTCCAATTCTGAATTTAAACATCTTCCCATTGGGATTGAATGACACATCTCTTATTTTTCCGGTACGCCAAACCAAATGGTTTTGTTTTATTTCATCAGGAATAATCCAGTGTTCTTCTGGTGGTGAAAACATGTGATTTCCCAAGTGACCTACGTTCAAATTACTTGGATTACCTTTTAATTCTTCGACTGCAGCACGATGGTCATAACTCAGGTACTTGAACTTAACACCTGACACAATAAGATTTACAATATATTCGTAAGGCATCATTTGAATTCTGTATCATTTATTGCTTCATAAACTTTCTTGAGGTCTTCCAGATTTTTAAGATACTTAATAAACCAAGTATCGCCCTTAACTTCACAATGATGTGATAGGACTGCCATTCCCTTAGTAAAGGTTATCTGGAAGTCGAATTGGTGGTCATACCAAACATTTTCTCCATATTTAAAGAACGTATTCTGATTTTTTAATTCCTCTTCTTTCATTTTTATTTAAAATTTAAGGTCATCAAAAGGACTCCAACATGCAATACTCCATTCCACTACCAGTTCTTTTCTAACTCTTTTCTTTTTCTTTCTTGGGTAATTTTTGCTGTTCTCCCATTCAGCACGAATCCTATCCTTCCAGTTTTCAGAGCGAGTTTCCATCTCATTCATGAAATGCATGCCAATGGCGATAATACTGCTTATCTTACTGTTCATGTCTTCAATTTATTTGTTATACCAAACCATATGTGTCGCATCTAATGGTTCAGAGTTAAAAACTTCATCCCTGCAAGCCAAATTATTCTTAACCCAATACCCACTACCGTCTTCATTTTCAAAATAACCATCTTCAACAGCATTTTGCCACTCTTCAACGGTCATGATATGGTCATCCACCATATCCAAGGTTCTATCATAAACCCTCTGCTGTGTTGCATCATGTTCCTTTTGAATCTCTTTGAGTTTACTGCGAAGTTCTTTAATTTCTTCTCTAAGTGGAGTCAAATATGACTCTACGAATTCATGTAGATGCTGTTCTTCCGGTGTTCTTTTCATATTTTTTCTAATTTTTTCTTATTTTGAATAGTATTTGACTATACTTTCTGCGGTACTCAGGTGTCGATATGTGAAGAAACGCTTTCCCCAACTTCTTCCACTTCTTTCTTTAATTATTTCATTAAGAACCTTCAATGTATCTGGATGCTGTGGAACAAGTCCGGTTTTCTTACAGGCTTCCTTTATGAGTTCCTGATAAAATTTTTCGGTCTCGCTTTTTTTGGCAATCTGACCATCTTTTTGTATTTCGGAAAGTTCTTTACGGAATTTTGGATGAAGTCTAATTTGTTCTTCACTCATTCCGGTTCTCGACATAATTCTTCTCAACGCTTTGGCTTCGTCTTTATTTGAAATATGTTTCAGTGGATTGTAAGCAATCTTACGACCCTTTTTGCTTTGATACCTATCATATACTGTGAACTTATCCATTTTGATTTGTATTTACGTTACGAAAATAAGTAATTATTTTATAATCTCCAAATTTATTTTTAAGTCACACATTTATAGTGACCAAATTAAACCTATTGCAATTAGTACTATCCAAAACTGTGGAATAGAAAAAATCACAATCCCGCATAAAATGAGTTTTACCCAATACCTGTAATCGGTAAAATATCTTTTCATTGTTTCAGTAAATTTTTTCATGATTCTATTTCTTTAAATCGTGAATTAAAAAAACCGTAATTTTCTCCAATAAATTTCTTGTCTTCAACTGGTAGATTTAAAAAATCTGGACTACCTTTTAATGTTGCCAATTTTTTTCTGGTGGGAATAACCTTCTTCATTTGATTAATCCATTCTGGATTCAAAATAACATCAACCCTTCTATCGTTTTTCCTTCTGAAAATCTTAAAATCTTTGAGGTTTGCAACACCAATTTCCCAATCACCAGATTCAAATATGCTCATCATTAACTGACCCTTGCCTTCACGTGTCCATTCACAGCTTGCAACAGCACCCCAATGGTTTGAAAACCTATAAACATTATCGTTATCATCAATGAAGTACTGGCTACCAGTTTTACTTGTATGTTCGTAGGTAAGAACACTTTCGTGCTTTAATCTACCCCAAGTTTCGTGAATACTTTTGTGCTCCGGTTTCATTTCAATTGCTTTGAAATCTACTTTAGTACAGACCTGAAAGTTACTTCTGTCGATATTCTTATAAAGGTCACGATAGTGAATAAATTTAGTGCTCTCAAGTTTTTCAACAAAACTTTTTTGACTTTCAATATGTTGTCGTGGTATTTTCATATGTGATTATACGTAAACCAAGTAGAAATGTTACAAAAAAACCCCACTTTTTGGGTGGGGTTTGGTTTATTTCAGGGTGTGATTACCCGAACATGATGGCATATGTTATTCCAAATGAACCGATATAGAGCAATAGGAACAGTACTTTGGTGAACTGATATCCATCCCAACCATCGTCAGGAGTCTTCACTTCATATTTTTTTGGATATTTAAGAAAACCCGGATTTTCAACTAATATTCGTTTAGGTACAAACATGTTCTGGTAAATCCTGTATGTTAGAAATGTATATGCAATTATAAATAATAGTCCCAAAACAATTCTCACAAAATCTTTTCCCACGACTTTCCATGCAACCAAAACCATTGTAAACTTGCCGACATTTGTTTCACTGAATTTATCTGCAACATCAACAACAGCAGTCAAACCTTCTTTAATTGCATTTCCCACTTCTCCACCAACACCTACCCAATTTCCATAGGTTTCGAGTTTCTTTTCGAGTTCAGCAACTTTGATGTCACTGTAATACTTTGCCAGTTGGTCTGCAGTCATATAAGACGTAGGGTCGCCAACCTGTTTGGGGGTCTGTGCCTGTGTAGGTACTACAACCAACATCAAGGCAAAAATCGAGAGTAATCCAATAATTCTTTTCATTTTTTTGTTTTTAGTTACACATATTTTGTCGATTATACGTAATATATTTTAAAATGTTACAAAAAATATTAAGTATTTTCGTATTTTAGACAGCACTGTTTATATTTTTTACCTGAATCACAGGGACATAAGTCATTTCTTCCAATTTTAGAGTGTGCTAAATTATAGTTAATATCTACAATTATTTCGGGAACTCCATTGAGATGATTAATTTCATGTTGCCAAATTTGTCCTGAGAATCCACCATATACTTCATCGCTATGTAGATTTCCTTCAATATCGTAATATTTAACCTTAACTGCACGATATCTATCTGCAAGAACTACCCTGCCAAACCACGTCAAACAACCCTCTAATTTCTTCTCATTTATCCCGATGTATTCTGTTATTACCGGGTCAATAATAAGTCGCCACGTGCCTTCCTTTACGTTTCTGAGAGCAAATATTCGATGATTAAACCTCTTGCCATTCAAATTACATTGGTTTGCAGCTAAACCCACAGCATTATACTGTTTTTCTGCAAACTCAAGGAATTCCCGATACAAGTCACCGTGTTCTTTAATTGAAGGTTCTTCAATTACCAATGGAGTCTGTTCATCTGGAATTATTTCAAACTGATTTTTCATATTTCAACGCCTTTGATGCAAACGCCTCTTATTGCTTGGAAACCCCCCATCGGGTCATAAATCTGTGGAGTTAGCATGATTGAATACACATATACTCTTTCTCTTTTCCTGTTTCTAACGCCCATACAGATTTCAGCAAAAATTTTTTCACGATATTCTTCCAATGTTTTAGGACTGTAATACGTTGAAGTACCACCGCTAAAACTTTGCATATGAACTTCATGAACGCCATTTAACTCCCAAAATGTTTGAAAATTTGCAACTTTATGTGCTCTACATTCGTACAGACGACCAACTTTTGTTTCAAATATCGGAGAATAGACTCTCTCCCACTTAAAGCCAACGTTGTTGTTTTTCAAGTATTTAAAAAATGCTTCCGTCCATTCCTTTTGTTCGGCATCCAGCATATCCAATGAGCCACTGAGTGACTTAACTGTGGTTTTTTCGTCAATTTTTAACGTACTCTCAGTACCACTCGACCTATCAAGTGCTTTGAGGATGCTTGGTGACATCAATGAAACTGCAAATAATCCACCAAGATTTCTTAAAAAATTTCTTCTTTCCATTTTATACTATTTTAACTTCCTGCCAATCAATACCTTTGCTTGTAATAATGGTCATATTACCTGCCATAACGCTATCATAACCATCATACAGTCTCTTTAAATATGTTTCAGATTTTGGTTTAAACTTAAAACTACCATATTTTTCAATTTCTGAATATTTTTTTGTTTCAGCATACCAACTGATACTTTCTGTAGTTATAAGCAATTCCTCATTGATTTCATTGCAGACTTCTTGTAATTTTTTATAATCAAGTGTGATATCTAAATCACCCCACCAGATAAGATGTTTTTTTGGTGTAAAAATTCTGGCGTTAAAAATTACTTCATTCTCAGGATGTCTATGACGGTATCCAGATTTTGAACCGCTTATCATTCTTCCGGTATTAAAGCGATGCTTTATAAATATTTCTTCAATCTTATTCATATTACCATGTATTATAATCTGTTATGTCTTTTTCCTTATCACCAACTTTTATTTTTACGCCAACACCGATTCCGTTTCCAAACGAAAAAATCATTTGTTTTGGCATACTACGGTATTTTTTTGGAAGACCCTTTACGAATTTTTCATAGGCTTCCACTTCTTTTGGAGATAGTTCAAATTTCGTCATTTCGTTCGTCACGTTTAATATGCATGAACAATTCTTCTTCCGTAGAAGGAAAAAATTCCGGTTCTTCGTTTATATGAACTACTTTTAATTCCGGTTGATTTGTAGGAATTTTAAAATCCGGGTTGGCTTCTTCAATCAAAGCCTTAATTGCATTAAACAATCGGCTTTCCCTTTTTATTTTCTTACTAAACAAGTTCATTTTTTATTATTTTTTGTGTACTCCAGTGTCCGTGATTATTCTGTACGTGATTCTTGCGTACATATTTTCCACAAACATTTCTAAATTCGCTATAATGATATTCTCTTGTAAGTCTAACAACATAACCCTCAACAATATTTGGACTTCCTTCCATTCTTTTATTAAGTTCTTCAATAACACTCATATCCCAAATACCTTTATAAAAAACAGGTACAAGTGTAAGTCCGAGAAGTTCTGCCCATTCTTCAGTTTCGTCCCAAGATAAGCAAAAATTCTTTTCGTTCCAAATACTAAACATATAAAAATACGTTTGTAGTGCATTTTTATTTTCTTTGGTATAATGAATTGCATGCTTGGCATACATATTTTCGCCACAAACACGCCAACCTTCGGGAATTTCGTAACCATGTTGTGCCCAGAGGTTCTTAACCCAAGTACGGCTGGGATGACTATCACTATCTAAAGACCTTGCATGCATATAATCCCGATACCATGTGGTGTTTTCGCCATCAAGTTTCTCACAAATCATGACTTGTTGACCCTCAAATATTGATACGTCAGTCATTTGTCTATCATCCCTATTCATTCCGGGAGACCAAGGTAGATGAAAAGTTCGGGGATATTTAACCCTGTCAGCAAAAAGATTTAAAACATTTCCTTGTTTTAATATTTTTTGTACTGACGGGTCATCAAATAAATCGCCTTTGATTCTTGTGCCATTTCGAAGAATTTCATTCCCCCATTTATCATATTCAACGTCCGAATAGAAGTGTTCGGGGAGAACGACTGTTTCGATTTTTGCTGCTTTTCTGATTTCATCACAAGTAAGTGTTGTTTGTTCTGCAAGAATATGGTGCTTTTCACAGAGACTTGCACCATTATTAATAAAGTAACCACCATTAGAAAAGAGTCTGCGTTCTATTATGTGGTGAGCGTCTTTCGCAGGTTCACCACAGATAACGCAAAGATGCCCGTCTCTTTCGAAGACGGACTCACGGAAAGTGTCTCTATCTAATAGTGTTTCCATTTATAAAATCAAAATGTTATTATTTTTTCAGCCAAATTATGAAATAATTTAATTGTTTCTTAATCCAGAGGATAAAAAGGCTTAATGTTTTCTTAAACCAAGGAACAACAATTTTTCTATTTAGAACTCCGACAATAATAAATGTTATTGTAAGTCCAATTAATTGTGGAGTCCACCACGATGCATCGGCTTTAAATTTTTCCAAAAATAATGGAAATAATATTAATTGAATTAACATTCCAAACATCCAACCAATCGGGAATCCAATTCCTCTTAAATTTTCAAATATCCAAATGAGTGTATTCATAATTTAATTTTTTTCGTAGGTTTCTTTATCAATTTTGACCATGTTCAAAATGAACACTTCACCACCAAAAGCAGCTTTGGCTTCACTCTGTGAAAAATATCTATGTTCTTGTTTAATGAATGCATTTAATTTACCCTCGCCATTTTTCCTTTCAACAACAACAAACCAATACGATACATTTTCGCTGGTTGTTTCTTGGGTTGTGGGAGTATCATGATGTTCGTAAACTTTAAGAAAATCATCCTTTTCTTTAACCACAGGTTTTTCGTTTGTTGTACATGATAATACAAGAAAGAAAATTGATAATAACACTAATAACTTTTTCATGATTTTTTCAATTTAATTATTGTTCCAGCAATTGAACTTCTTATTATTATATTGACGTAACTATACGCATCATTGGATTTTTCTGGATTGAATTTGATTGCATGTTTTGTGCATGCTTCATAAGCATTTAAAACACAATCATATTTCCGGTCATCGTTAAGAAATTTATATCTATCGGATTCAACAGTTCTTCTACATATCACATAAAATAAAGATTTGAGCGCATCACTCAGCACATTACTTTGCTTGGCTTCCGGTAATTCTACCAATAATAATTCATTAATTTCTTCCCTGCTCATCACAAATATCGCATGCTTTCATAAAAAAATTATACAGAAATAAATTGAAAATGTTACAAAATATAATAAAAAAAGTCGCTTAGTGATAGGTTTATATAGTCGAGGTCAAAACCAACGTCAAGAGCAAAGACCTTCTCCAGCTACAAGGTCAAAGGCAAAATCCATGTCTTGTTTTGTGGACTAATTATCTACCCGAAGGTGTGTGTAACTTATTCCACGTCTTGGTCTTCTTATGTAGGAAGCCAAAAAGACTATTGGGTTTGCTGGAGAAGCGGTTTACCAAGGAGTCGTCATACCCCGAAGGATACAACAACGAATGTTAGTTTATATAACTTTCATATATATGTAAAAGAACCTATCACTAAGCGTAAAAAGGGACAGACTCGGCTTGTGCTCTATCTGTCCCTTACCTTAGTTTTTATTCCTGACTGTCAGGGAGTTTTGTTAGAAACTCATCAATGGTTGCCTGAAAGCGTGGGTCAATTGAGATACGCATTGCTGCGATTTCTGCGATTTTCGCCTGACGAGTTTTTTCAAACTCAGCACGAATATCGTTGACCTGCTCATTAGCCTTCTTCGTTTGGGTTTCGTATGTAACCTGCAAATCATTGTTGGTTTTTGCAGCAGCATTCTGAATGTCAGCATTATGCTTTGCAATACGTGCATTCTCGGCAGTGGTAAGGTTTTTCACCTTTGCTTTGAAGTAGTTCACACGCTGCTCATACTCACGGTGAGCCTGTGCAAGTTCATTGTGAATCTCAAGCAGTTTGATTGATTCATGATGCACTGTGATGTCAACAGGAGTCTTCACACCATCCTTAATCACCATCCACTCAATGGCAGGGATGTTAGGAAGTTCGTTCCTCAATCCAGTCAGAATACCATCCTTGTGAATGAACTGACCAATGTGAGCAGCAAATGCTTCGGCTTCCATGAACTCATTGAGTTCAGCAGCACTAAGTTGCTCCCAACCCCAATTCTCGTCAACATCTGCCAGAGAACCTACAACCGGGTCAACGAATTTAGGTCTTTCAGGATATATAATGGCTGATACATCGGCACTTTCAGTACGTGCCTTTTTCAGCATAGCATCCTTTGCTTTAATGTTTTCCATCAGGAATGCCTGACAAGCATGAAGACCTGCCTTTTTCTTTAACAGAACAACCACGTCAGCAGGGAGTGGTTTAGGGGTAACAAGTACCTTATCCTCGCCTTCAACCTTTACGGTTTTCTTGAGGTTGTTTACAACAATAAGTTGAGCAGCAATCTCAAGTGCACTCTGGTGACAGAGGTTAGAAATTGACTGTGCTTGTGAAAGGCTAAGACCTTTATTCGGGGTTAAAGAATTCTTCTTCATAACTACAGGTTTTAAGTTAAACAATTAATTAGAGACTGCAAATATAATTCAATTTATTTAATATACAAATATTTTTATTATTTTTTTACTTTAAATGTAAAAGTAGAAGGATAATTTTCATTAAACCCCGGTTTGTCATATTTAACATTCCAGCCTTCTTTTTCGAAAATAGGTTCGAAATTTAAGAAACGATTCTCAAAAAGTATTTCACGATTACTTTGAGAATTTGGTTTATCTATTATCACAAAATATCGTTCAATAAGTTCATCCTGTTTAAATGTTGCCTCATGACCATCCCAATGTTTAACAATCATTTCATTAACAGCCTGAATCATTTCATTGGGAATCGCTGCCAATTTTTTTTCTACAACCTCTGAAGGTTTTATTGGATTAATTTCTCCTATCATAATTATTTGTTTTTATAGGTAATTTTAGTACCACCACTATATGCACCAACACCCAAAAGAAAACCGAAGTAATACCAACCACCACTTCCTTTGAGATTGGTGGCAAATACAGCGATGTCATGATTAAACAAGTGTCCGATAAACGTGAACGGTGCAATTATGCCGTGCCAGAGTCCGTTCCAAAACCCATATTCTTTTGTGCCTTCAACGCAAGTGCTGACATCAACAACATGCGCACAGCTTGAAATTAATAACACAATGATTGCAAATACTGCGAATAATAAAAAATTACGTTTCATAGTTTTAAATTTATTTACTTTTCTTTCTTGCCAAACCACTTTTAGGTCTTTTGACAAAACTTGTTTGTACTTTAACACTTTTCTTTGCACCAGATTTACTGGTGGTTGTACGCCAGTGAGATTTTCTAATAGTCATTATCTAATGGATTTATTAATTTAAAGCCTTCAAATAGTTTCTTAATAGTATCTTTATTCCTCTCACGTGTGAGTCTAACCAATTCCATTGGTGATTCGGTTAGGAGTTCTTCAAGACTAAAACGTGGTGCATCCTTATTTGCTTCATCATATTCCAATTGGTTCTTAGAAACCCACATTGGTGAATATGGTTTATCAACATCTCCAAGTTCTTTATCCATATTATTTATAACCTTTTCACCATATTGAATATGCTCCGCATTTAATTTAATCCAGAGTTCCCTCTCACTATCCGTTTTAAAAAAATTTCCCATGTTAGTTTCTAATTAAAATCATGTCATCGGTTCTATATTCAATAAATCCAAATTTTTCTAAAAATGGTTTTAATCTTGGATTAAGTATTGATTCAACAAAAATGTTTGTTTTGGGATAGTCAGATAATATTTTCGTCAATATTTTTGTAAAAATTCCAGTTCCCTGTACTTCAGCTTCCATTGAAGCGATATCGAGACAGTCAACGAATTTATTGTCGTAAAATCTTTTGGATTTCCTCACATACATTTTGAAACCATCAACAACAATCCACTCATTTCTTAATTTTCCTTTCATAAAAAGATTAAGTCTGTCAAAAAATTGTATGATGGTTTCGTTTTGCATTAATTTTTACTCCAATTAAAGAAATTAGAAAATGTGCTACCCATTGCTTTTGCTGCTTCATCACTAAATTTTTCACCAACCTTAAAATTTTCACAATCAACCTCATATGCAATTAATTCTTCGCTTTCAGGTGTGCTGAATATCATAACAATAATATCAATTTTGTCTTTAAGTTCAGATATTTTAACGCTGCCGTTTAAAACGAGTTTTGTCATTTCACTATCTGCATCCATTCTTGCACCATTGGCTTCAATAATAAGACCTGCAGCAAGAACATTTGGTTGGGCACAAAAACTCTTAATCATTTGAGCAAGCATTGCTTTTCCTTCAGGTGTTGATATATATTCAGGAGGTACTACACTCATAATTGGTCTATCGTCTTTAAAAAAGAAGACAATAGGGGCAACATATCCGTCTTTTTCAAAATTTGCAATCATTCCGTTCCTCAGAACTTCTTTAAAATCATTTAATTTTTCGCTTTTCATTGTTTATCGTTTTTTTATTATACGGAAACTAAATAAAAATGTTACAAATTTTTATAGATATTTTCATGCAAACCATTGAATATATTCGCCATCAATACCCATAACAACCTCACCACACAAGTTCATCTCACCACCAATCATGTTGGGGTCGTCATAGTATATATACCTTCCGATTCTAATATACATATCATTTCTTTTAAAGTTTCCTTACCAGTTTCAGCGATAACATCCGATATTCTTTTACTACATTCGGGGCAACGATTTATTAAATCGGCAATTGAAAGATAAATATCGATTTCCGCATATCTCTCATCATGTGATAAATGAGAAAGGTCGGGTTGTTCATACGGAGAATTGTGATTATATCCACGTGCAAGCATTTCTTCAACAAGTGCATCATGTCTTGCCATCATATTTTCTGGTTCAATTTGAACAACAGGAGCGATACGTTTGGCAATGCTATGATGCTTTACGAAATTATGCCTGTGTTTGTGAATTTCATTGTGTTCACCAAGCAAGTGTTGCCGACAAAGTAACTTAGGATTTATCCCCCACATTCTCATTTGTTTCTGTTTTTCTACATTATACGATACAAATAGAAATATGTTACAAATTTATAGACTTTTTTATTATTTTCTTTGCTTGTTGTCTTGCAGATTTCTTACTCTTAACCGTATGCCATTCAGCTTCCCACCAGTTAATCCAACCTTTCTTTGGATGATTATCCGGTAAATTAATCCTTAGTTTGCTGCGAAGTCCGTAGGCTTTCATTTGCTAAAATGTCAATTATGTCTGCAATCGCTTCTTGTGTTCTTTGCTGTTCTTCCTCATTTTCATCACCAATTTCACAAACCGGAAACCGATACTTATCCCTCACTGCTTTAATGTTTGGGAAGTTACAATCTCCCATGAAACCTTCCCATCTACATTTACCACTGTAACACATGATTATTTAATTTTTTTAACGCCATTAACCATGACAGGTTTTAAACCCTCAAACTTAATGGTATATTCAAACATCGTGGCATATTTTTTATCAACACGGGATAGTTCTTCTTCATGATATGCTTGTTTCCAAATTGGTGAATCATTGAGGTTTTTACGAATTTCTTTGTCTTCGATAGGTGAGAATACTTTTACTGCTTCCATAATTATAAATTTAGATAACAAATATAATATTTTTAAATTTAAATACAAATACTTATAAAAAAAAACCCGAATTTCTTCGGGTTTAATTTTATGTCCTTAACCAAATCTGAAATTTTCTCCAGAGACTTGCTGTGAACGATTCTTGTTTTACAATTGGTTCACACATAACACCGGAGTGTTTCTTCTTGTCTTTCGACTTCTTTTTTTTCTTGTTTTTAGATTTTTTCTTATCTTTCATAATGATAAGTTTAAAAAAGGGGGAATAAATTTTCCCCCTTTAATTATTTGAGTGGTTGTCCTGCAAAGGCTAACACTATTTCGGTTATCATTGTGAATAACTTACTGGAAACAATGGTTATCATTCCTATTGTGAACAAACCCATAATACCTATTGCAACTAATGCTTCAATTGGTTCAACCAATCTGAGTTTTTCCATTAGGATACTCCAGAGTTCTTTCATGACTATTTCTTTTTAGTCTCAAGTTGATTCACAACATCGAGCATCATTTTTAAACCAACAGCTTCCATTGCATTATTGTTTGCGCCAGAACCACTACCACCAATCATTATTTGTGGTACAAATGCGTTTGGCTGTGCTTTTGCCATTTCTGCTGCAACACCAACGGTTGTTTTATAATGCCATTCGGCAGCTTCCTGTGGAGAAAGACCTGCTGCAACCTTTAAACGGTTTGCTTCGGCTTCTGCCTGACCTTTGAAGATTGTGGCTTTCTTATTTTCTTCTTCTTTCTTAGCAGCGAGTGCAGCTACTTCATATTCTTTCTGAGCGATAGTCACAGCTTCAACCTTAACAACTTCTTGTTTGTATTTAGCGGTTGCTACGTTTGCCAAACCCTGCTGTTCTGCGGTAAGAGCATCCTGTTTTGCACGGATTGCTGACTGCTTGGCAAGTTCGGTTTTCATGGCTTCATCTTTGCGGAGTGAAATCATTTCTTCAACCTTAGAATCAAATTGTGGGACATCAATAACACATTCAAGTACTTCACAACCCAACTGTTGAAGTCTATTTGGTGTTCTCAGTGGTTGACCGTCATCACCGTAAACAAGTACAGTTACACGCTGTTCTTCAGTATCACCAGTGGATGTGGTTTTTTCTACTTTATCGGACTTCGTTACATATATACCATGTTTTAATTGGTCTTCAACTGCCTGTTGGAAAAGAGCCAGTGTGGTATATGCATCCTGTGCACTACGTAGGTTCGCTGAGAGTTTAATGGCATTGTTTACAATAGGTACGACACCAGATTGAATAAAATGTTCAAAACCCTGAGAATATTCGTTTTTCAAATTAAGAGCACCTTCAACGCTATATGGTAATTTTATTCGAATAAGTCCTGAAATCTTGGCTTTAGAACCATCATTAAAAATTACATCAACAGCTTCAATATCAGCAGTACCTTCACCAATGTGATGTTCACCGATACCAACAGTTGCTACGTTTTTATAGTCGCTGATTGTGCCGAAATTCTGGAAATAAGTACCGGGATTGAACCTTACACTCATCTTACCAGTAATAGCAGCCTGTTTAATCTGGAAATAACCTGCTCTGTTTGTTTCCAAAATACTACCCATCATGATTAACATGATAATGGCGAGAACACCAAATGCAATTGCAAAAATTTTCTTGTTTTTTATAAAAATTTGTTTTTAATTGTTAATAAAATTGTTTGTTAATAAATTACTTAATTACTTCCTTTTTAAACCAATAGTAAAAGGGAATGAGAGCACGACCTATTGAAATGTCTGCGGATTGAAAAACCTGCGTTCCCAATAGGTGAATAGCAACAGTCACATAGTAAATGAATACTAAGAAGACCAAAAGATAAAAAACGATTTGAATAATCATATTATTTAATTTAAATTAATATTCGTGCAAATGTAGTCAATTGTTTATTAATTCCAAATCTTTTTCAAAAAAATCCACAACTTCTCCAACATCATTAAATCCGTTGGATTTTGTGATTCTGACATTATAGCGACTTCCCCACAATAAATCAAGATATTCAACAACCTCACCTTCTTCATTAAATGGGAGATTTACTTTATCTCTGGGTTTAAATTTTTCGTGTTTTATTTTTAGTTCTTGTGCTAATTTTAACGCAATTTCTGCTGACCATGTTTGATGTTTCAATATCTTTACCTGTTTTTCCTTGCGTTTAATAAAACTCTCAAGTGCCTCTTCCTTGGTTGGATAGGCGTATCGTTTTCTACCAGTTTTACTAACCCATCTTGCATTAGCACGTAAATTATCAGGACAATGAAACCCATGCCCAATCCAATATCCTTTTGGAGTTTCTTTATGTAGATTAAAAGTCATAAGACTTACCTTTGGGTCTGGTACAATTTTATGTATTGGGTCTCCAAATTCATCAGTCCCAGCACTATATTCACGTGCTTCGTAACGATAGAATTGTATTTCGGTTCTCGGTATTTTCATTCTTCCCTTGGTTTTAGTAGTTCTTGAACAATTTCTTTTGGTGAAAGGTCTTTACTGATTTCATTACACCTGCTCCATTTATCAAATTCTTCAAAGTAATCGAACAACACGCTATCACAACCACAAGAATATCCCATGAAATTATTTCTTCCTGAACTGAAACCAATCTTCATTCCGTGACCATAAGCAATGGCAGTCTGTCCTTCTTCCTCACTGGCTTCAATAAATTTTCCGGTGTATGCAGCAGCAGTACTTATCATGTTGGATAAAAAGTTTGTATTGCCCTGACTCACACCAACAATAAATCCGTTCGCACGAAGTTCTTCCGTAAGTTCCTGCGCCCATTGGTCATTGTCAAAATTCCTTGTATATTTTATGAGATTAATTTCATATTTAGGGTCGAAATTATTTTCTTTTCTTATTTTAAATCGATAACTCATATCAATTTTTTTGCCAGCAAAATACCAGTCATGAGTGAAATCCACAATAGTTCCAACCGGAATGTTTCTACATTTCAGTGTTCTACGAATGCAAGATTTTAAACTAATATCTTTATTCCATCTTGAACGTGTCCAATAGAGATAACAGTCTTTATAGTAGTTGTGTTTACTATCTAAATATCTTCCATCAGTATAGTAACATGCTTCCCCATTATAGAGTTTACGTTCTTCTTCAACACAATTATAAACAAAGTTATGACTTTGACAATAATGATAGTCACCTCTAATCACAATATAGTTAAAATAACGATTATATCTCCAACGTTTTGGTGCTTGATGTCCCAATTTATTGTTTTCTTTTCTCATTTTATTCTGTTATAAAATAATAATGAAAATCTCCTTTAAATCCAAACTTTTCTTCTACTGAGGATTCAACTTCCTTCTGTTCAACCTCATTTAATTCAGGAACACGTACTGGACTATTATAACTATTTAATTTGATTTTCTTGCCAATGATGAGAAATTTTTCATCCCGACTACGAAATGAACAAAAGATATCACCATATATACCAACAGGAAATTTTCTACCAGTCCCTTCTTCCCATTCTTTATATCTATTAAATGGAACTAATATTCCGTACATGAAATATGTATCACGTTTCGGTTCATTTCCGGGATAAAAATCCCCTTCGTCAAAACTGCTGAAAAAAAATGGCATATCTTTATTTTTTAATAAATTAAATTATATGAAACATACATTAAAACCAGATGAAGTGTATTATCTGTCACTGTATAAACAATTGAAGTAAATCCACCCTCAAGCATATCGTAACGATTAAGCACGTGCTTTGGTAGTTTAGGTGGATATAATAATCCCTGAGTTTCTATATCTCGAAGGTCTTTCAAAACATAGTCTTTCATTCCCTTACCTTTAATGAAATGCATATACTTTTCAGCCAGACTGAATTTGTCAATTGGAAAGTGTGATAAAAATACAACCGCAATCCAAATAAAGTCAAAGTTCTGTATGAATAAACATACAGCTAAAGTATATAATACACAATGAATTAATGCTGATAGCCAACCAATCCAAGTGTTTTTGGATTTATTCATTGCCATCCATTCATTTTGGAGAAGATAGTCTCCAACAAGGTGTCCGAGTAGTAGTTCAAACATCATAATTGATTTACAAAATAAAATGCAGTCCAAATAACCAACACACAAATCCATAAAAAGCCGTCAAATGTTGAAAGTATTCCTGTCGTATATAATACATCGAGTTCATCGGCATCTTTTTTATTATGCAGTATGATTTTCTCAATCACATCTTCAATAAATGCAAACGTTAACCACATTGCGAGAAAAAATATTATTACTTTTATTGCTATCATTTACACATTTCTTTAAGTTCTACCCAAGTTGGTTTTGTACCAGCAGGTACATATAGTTTAATACCCATGTCTTCAAAATTACCGTAACATAATTCAGAAACACCTGCTTCATCTGTTACAATATATGCTTCATCATAGTCAGCACCATCCATAAAGAAATGGTCAACACTTGATGAACCTGTGAAATGAAATTCGGTTTCACTGAGTTCGGTTATAATAAACTTTATAAGGTCAAACCAATCTTTAATAAAGTTTCCTGAATTGAAAATCTTTTTCTGATTTTCACCGTAGGAAACTTGAACCGACTCGTAACCCAAGTCTTTCTTATTTCCTTCATCATAATTTATTCCGTAGACTGCCATGACTTATTTTTTTATATTTTTTCTCAGTTCTTTTAAAAACTCTAAAACTTCCTCGTGTCTTTTTTCAATTTTTTCTTGTTCTTCCTTAGAACGAACCTCTTTAGAAGTCTCAGATTCTTTCAGTTCCTCAAAAGTAGAATATTTTTTCAGTTTTCCCATTTATATTTCATCTTTTATGTGCATGATTTCAAACTGTTCAAATTGTGGACTACCACCCACACCAACAGCAACTGCATCAAAAGGTTTTAACCACTTCACAATATCATCCTGTTCCCCTTCAATTACCACGTTATCACCAGTTAGAATCATTGGATTTTCTTTGGGGTCAAGTGCGGAGAACCTCACATCTATTCTTCCAAAATCAACTAAAATAACTACTGATTGTGGTAGTGTTGCCCTTATTTCCGGTGTAAGTAGTATATTGAGTCTCATAGCTTCCAGAGTTCAGCGTAATCAATTAAATTATCGTATGCACCAACGCATGTGCAATCATCCAGACCATCTTCCGGTCTAACCTTCTGCTCGTCCCAAATCTCTTTGAGTTGTTTATCTGAAAAGAATCCAAAAGGAAACAATTTCATTGATATCACATTGATATCCACCAATGTGTTTGCAGGGAGTTTATGATGTAAATAAAACACATGCATTACCGCAGAACCAGCAGAATTCAAATGTTGTGCAATCATTATAAATGCACCCAATGTAATTCTAAGACTGGTCATATGTTTGAGTCTTGAAAGAAAGACCTGCATTTGAAATGCTTCAATAAGTGGTTTGAAGTGCTTGTAAAGTTCTGTGGTTTTATCAAGTTCTTCGATTGGGGTTTGAAATTCCTGTTCTTTTGATAACATGAGATTCATTGCAATCCTTGTTTCTTCCTCACTCATTTGAGTGCCGGGATTGTGTTTCTTGAAAATTTCAACCAGTCTGTTCATAATTATTATTATTTTTTGATTATACGAAAAGTGTTTAAAAATGTTACAAAAATTATGACTTATTTTTTTCCTCAAATTCAATTAAAACTTCTTCGAAATTTTCTTTCTCACTAAAGAAAACCCCCATCCTTTCAACACTTGGTTGTTTGAATGCTTCATCGAAATCTTTTTGTGTGACCTTGCCGAAATCAATACTCTTGCCAAAGAAAAAAATAACGTTGCGTTCCCTGTCTACGTGCCATCTGCCACCACCAACTGTTTTGCTTTTATCCCTTCCTTTACACACTAAATCTTCATGAAATTCAACATCACCAAGGATAAGGTAGCCATCATTTATTATAAATTTATGTGCCATTATTTTTTCCTTTTAATTGTTTTCCAATTCTTTATATAATATTTCAAATATCCCAACATTGCAATTCTTTTTTCTTTATTCTTTAATTCTTCCTGCACTCCATCACGATATCTAAAACTAAAATCGGGAAATAGTTGGAAAAATAATGGAAGTCTTTCAACTATAATTTTATGACCAAATTTATTTGCATCTTCTTCGGTATGTTTTCCCATGTTTTTAATGGCAAAATGATGACCTATTTCATGAAAATATGTGCTATAATAGCTATTCAATCCGAATTTCATTAGTTTTTCTTTACACAACAGAATTTTTGGAAGTGCAAAATCTTCCGCACTATGGGTAGTTTCTATACCTTGAAGTTTACAAATTTCCTTATATGGAATGCCGTGTTTATGCTCCAAATCTTTTACCTCAAGATATGTTTGTTTTAGTTTAATTCTGTGGTCTTCATCCAACGTATAGACATACATACCCAATGCTTTTTCCCTATCATCCTCAATATTCACATTAATTTCTTCGTAAGTTTTATGTAAAACAGTAATATCTTCTTCCTTACATATGTTTGTCAGAACATCATCAACCATTGCTTTTAAGACCGGATGTCTTTCAATGTTAAGTGTCATGAAATACAAATCAAGAGATATTGGTGTTATCATTGTTATAATGAATGACAAGATAAGCACTGTTACTGATATTGCAATTATTGTTTCCATAATTATGTTTCGTATTCAAAAATTTGTTTCTGAAAATAGTAGTCTGCTGCATCATCGAGATTGGTAAACCACATAACATCTTCAACATCTTCATTGCAAGCAAGAATAACAATCCCTCTCTTGCTTTTTTTAACATATTGCTTGAGCAATTCTACGTTATTGAAAGTTCTGTTTTCACCAAGGTATATGGTCATTAGGTTTTGTGGCTTATTTATTTCAATTACTGGAGCGTTTTTTCTTTTCTTTTTTGGTTGCAAGGTTTGATACTCTGGATTAATCAGATTATTATCTACATCATATGTAAATGAAGTATCAAAAACAAATCT